TACATGCTTTCTTAGCCTTATCATACCGTCCAATATATAAATTAAAATTAATTACAGATGAAAGACATGCACTACCACACATTAATCCTTTTGAATATTTCTCCAATAAATTTAAATCAATACGAGGATCAAAATAAAACCCATCTGTCCAAGATCTTTGTGATAGGGTACAAAGATTCTGATATCCTTCCCAGTTCATAGCATATAGATTAAGATGCCTATTGCCTTTTCTCCCGTCTGGTTGACTTTTTTTAGGTTTTCCTTGTTTATGAGATTTCTTGTCATATTGACCAATTTCCATTTTCCTGGACAGATAAAATTCCGCTCCCAAAATAGGTTTAATTGTGTTATAAGGAATAGGCTCATCTTTTTTATTCTTTGTAGATGTGCATGCCTCAATAAACTTAATCAACCCCATTATATTACCATGGTCAGTTAATGCCAAAGCAGGAAAACCCATCTTCCTAGCTTCCATAACCAACTCATTTAAATTAGCTAGCCCATCAAATTTGGAATAGAAAGAGTGACAATGCAGGTGAACAAAATCTTTATTTTCAAATTTTCCCATTCTTCAACCCTTTTTCAGGAATATCTATGACTCTATAATTTGTACTATCTACAAAACTAACTTTAATATCTTTTTCTTCTTTCGCTAAATATTCCAATTCAACAATATCTGAATAAGAAATATTTGTTTTCTTTACAAATGATCCGGATTTTTTTGTCATAACATAAAAATAATTATCATCTACAGGATAAACTAAACAATCAGAATAAAACAACTTAGAACATTCATATTCGCTTGTTTTTTCTCGTAGAGTTAAAGAACAGTAAGATTTGTATTGGTGTATAGTCTCAATTATAGACCGGACTATTGTTAAATCTTCAATATTATCATCACATATTGTTGTTATTATATGTTCTTTTTTAATATATCTCATCAGCAATGTTTCTCATCTTTAATATTATATCTTTAAAAATATTAATTATGTTTCGTAGGGTCATAAATTTCGCGATGCCCATCTTGAAATTTAACATATTTAGGTTTCATTCTCCTGCAATAATCAGAGTCAGCTTCGAATACTTCCTTATTACCTTTCCCCCCAGAAAAGTTTGTTGAAATTTCCAATCTTTTACATAGTACACCATCTTTAGCACGAAATTTTTTATTACGATCTTTTACAGACCTAATAACCTCAAATATTTCTCCTGTAACAGGATGCTCATATTCATATATCATAATATATTATGGCAAGGAAACTCTGTGGCTTTAGCATAGAGAGGAATTGCCATTTCTCCTTTCTAAAAAAGTTTTTAAAATAATTAAAGGATTTAACAAATTTATGTCGAATATATGAATATGAAGCTTGTAAAAACTATAAAACTTTGTCTGAAAGAAAATCCAGATATCTTTCAACCAACTATAAGTGCTTACACTAAAGCTTTTAATTACACTTGTCAAACAGGTTGGAATGATAAAGATTTTAATGGAGTCTCTCTTCATCATAAAGTTTATAAAACTACCAGTAAATACCTTCCTTCTCAACTGGCTATTTCTGCCAGAATGAAAGCAACAGAAGCTCTTAAATCTGTTAAAAAGAAACTTAAAAAGAATAAAAAAGTTTCTTGTCCTCAGTCTAAACAAACAAGTATTCGTTACGATGCCAGATCTTTTACTATTTGGTGGAATAGAAGTGAAGCTTCTTTTTCTACTATCAGTGGAAGAAAAACTGTTAAAATTAACATTCCTGAATATTTTAAACAATATCTTTCTTGGAAAAGGTGTTCTGCAGATCTTTTTATTCGTAATAATAAAGTTTTTCTTAATATTGTTATGACAAAAGAAACTAATGATCCTATTCCAAATGGTAAGTTTATTGGAATTGATAGAGGTATTAAGAAGATTGCTGTTACTTCTGATAAAAGGTTTTTTGGTGGAGGAAAAGTTAAACAAATTTCTCGTAAGTATCAAAGATTGAGGTCTGAGATTCAGTCCAAAGGTCATTCTGGAAAAAGGCACTTTAATAAAATTTCTATTAAAGAGAACCGTTTTAGACGTGATGTTAATCACGTTGTTTCTAAAAGAATTCTTGATGGACTGGAAGAAGGAACTACTATTGTTCTTGAAAAATTGAAAGGCATCAAAGAAAAAACAACTAGAAAAAGAAGAAAAAAAGACAGATTTGAACATAATAGTTGGTCGTACTATCAATTGGAACAATTTCTTACGTACAAAGCTGCTGATAGAGGTATTCTTGTTGACTATGTTGATGCTAGATATACCAGTAGAGGTTGTAGTCGTTGCGGTCATATTGCTAGATCCAATAGAATTAGTCAAAGCAGGTTTAAATGTAAACAATGTAGTTATCAAGTTAATGCTGACCTCAATGCAAGTTTTAATATAGTTTTAAATTACCAGGATACTATACGTTCCCCTGGTAGGGCTGTTGTCAATCAGCCTATTGCTCCCGTCTTGGTTGAGCAAGCCCACATACTTTAGCTGTGGATAATTGACATATGGGACTCATTTTTGATCCTTAAAAATCAATTAAACCCAATCTTCCAGATTTTTCATCTAGTTTTTGATTATTATTTAATTTTTGTATTTTTATATTTTCCAAATATATCTCAACAAATCTCTCAACTTTATCGAATAAAATTTGTCTAATAACCAACTCAATGTGTTTTTTATATGATTTAAACTTTTTCTTATCAAATACTACACTATTATTATTCACTTCAAAAAACTTTTCTTTTTTATTTAAATATTTTAATTCTTCTGCAAGAACATCTATACCAAGAGAAGAAAAAAAGAATGGCAGGTATTTATCTATGACATCTTCTATTGTTTTATTTTCTCTAAAAATATATTCCAAACTCATCCCGTAAGCAAATTCTTCTTCTAAAACCCGACTAGAATTTGACATTCCTTCATTAAAATAACAATAATGAAGTATTTCATGTACCATAATTTCATCAATTTTCATTGATCCTTGTACTATTAATTGCCCGTCTTTTTCCAAAAATATTTTTTCCTTTGTTACTCTATCATTTGCAACAACAATAGATTTACTAGGTATATTATAAAAACCAGCAACAACATAAGGCAACTTCTTCTCCCCGTAGCCCATACGTTTATATACTTCCTGGTAAATGTTTCTTATTTTAGAACAAGAGAGAGACAATATTGACAATTCTTTAATATTTTTATCGGGGAAAAGACTATCAACATAATCAAAAGGCAATGGCATATCTTCATAGGTTATATGATTGCATTTTTTATTTACCTCTTTAAGAACATCACAAACATATTGACTAGCCTTCCGTCCTTCAATTATTCTGGCATAGTCAGCTTGTTCTGCTTCTCTTTGCCACGTTTTATATTTCCAATTCACTGGGAAAAACCCTCACACTGTATGACTATATAAATATTACGTCCTTTTGCAATAACTTTCATTTCTCTTTTTATACCCAAAATACTAACCTTACGATTTTCTACAGGATTAGTACAATCACGAGTAGTACACTTATCACATAAACCCTCGATCAATCCTTTCGTGCTAAGAGGTACTTTTAAAATAGAAATTGTTTTACAATTATATTTCACTCGTCTACTCGTTTTATTGATTTGGCATCAGTATCTTTCATTGATTTTCTTAATTGAGCCGATTGTTCTGCACTCATATTACCATCAAATACCTCTCTTTTAATTTTAGGCGTATCTTCTTTATCTTCACCCGGAACCTTAACATCTAAATTTATTTCAGGGGCACTAGAAAAAGTCTCAAAAGGTTCATCATTAGATAAGTTAGATACTTCTGGAGGTGTTTCTACTGTTGAAAGAGGCTCTACTTTTTCTGGTGATAAATCTTCTAAAATAGATCTATTAGAATAACTAGTTGGTGAACCATCTCCTTTTGTAATTACTGGGAGAGGTAAACTAGATTGTTTATTTGAAGAAACTGTCCTTGGTACTGGTTTATTATTTTTAATAAATCCGTTTTCACGTAAAAAATCTGCTATTTCACAAATCATATTAGCATCAACTAGTTTTTCACGATTAGAACCTGCATCTATATAAACATTGTTTTCTTTTCTACGAAACTCTAATTCAACAGTATATCCATTCCCTTCTTCATCTGGTCCATGTCTATATTCAAAATTAACTATCTCTGGAATTTTTTCATATTTTATTGTCATCTTTATTTTCCTTTAACTTATATTTAATTAAATTTCTCACCATAGATGCTAATGTCTTATTACGTTTTCTAATATGATTTGACAGCCCGAAAACATCATGAGGTGGAAGTTCTGCTCCACAATCTTTACAATGTAGCAAATAAGAATCTCTATAAAAACTATGTTTTCTACCGCACTCTGTACAAATTAATCGATTTTTCATAATTCGTGCTCCCTTTTTCCAAAAATATTATCAAGGTAATCTGAATCAATTATCAATGTTTCCCAAAAATGTTTCCAAAATTCTAAACCAGATTTAACCAAAAACTCTTTAGGTCGTGGAGCATTCCATCCAGCACTTTTTGCCCATTCTGTCAAACATCTTAAATCGGGATTATAAAAAACATCACCAATAGAAGGTATATAATTTATGATATAAATATTTTTATCGTTATAAAAATTTAATTCCATCTGACAAACTCCAAATGGAGTAGTTATAATAATTCCTGTGTTAAGCATCCAAGTTTCTGTAAAGGGAAATTCGGAAACCATAAGTTTATTGGTCAACTTATAATTACCATCCGTCTCTTTTAGAGTATGGTCTGTAAAATTAATTTCAAATTCAATATCACCTTGCATTTTATTTCTCTAAACATATGTTCTTAAATTCTCTAATGAAATCTTCCGCCAATTTTTAAGTATAAGAAATACTTTGCTAACTAATTTTATCTTTGAATTCTCTTATAAATTCTTCTGATAAAATTTGATTTGTAAAAATACCTTCCCAATTAACTTTATTTTGAAATTCTCTAATAAATTCTTCTGATAATTTTTGAGATATAGAAATCCAAGGCCAACCAACTTTATCTTGAAATTCACGAATAAATTCTTCCGATAATTTTTGATGAGTAGAAATAATGTCCCAATTTACTTTAAATTCGCTTAAAAATTCTCTTATAAATTCCTCAGATAATTCTTCCCAATGAAAAATACTTATCCAATCAACTTTATTTTTAAATTGTTCTACAGTACAATTTAATTCTAATTTATCAATTAATTGTTCTATTTCTTTTTTAACTGAGTCTTTCATTTTTAAATCTCCATTAGTTCAAATCTATTTTTACACATATATTCTATTTCATTATTAACATAATCAATAGAAGGAATATTGAATTCAACTTCTTTTAATAATACTTTTATAAAATTATCTTTGCTTTTTATTTTTGTCCCATTTATTAAGCCTGTCCCATTTATTAAGCCTATTGTTAAATCTTTCCAATCAAATTTGTTCATATGTTTTATAATAAAATCATAACTTAATTCTTGGGAATATCTTATCATGTTCCAATTAACATAATCTTGAAATTCTCTAATGAAGTTTTCTGATAATTTTTGACGAACAGAAACACTTAGCCAATCAACTAAATCTTTAAATTCACGAATAAAATCTTCTGATAAGATTTGGTGAAAAGAAATATATTCCCAATAAACTTTGTCCTGGAATTCTCTTATAAATTCTTCCGAGAATTTTTGAGAATAAGAAATGTATTTCCAATTAACTTTATTAGGAAATTCTTCTACAGAACAATTTAATTCTAATTCTTCAATTGCTTGTTTAATTTCTTTTTTAATTGCCATTTCCATCATATATTCCCAAACTTCTCATAAATATAATTTCTTTTTCTTTTTCCCTGTTAAATGCTTTCAACCGTTTTACAATTCCTTTTTCACAAAAATATCTATACATCATTTCCATAGATTTTAAATCCATAGCATGTAATCTATTATCAAACCTCTTACATACTTCTTCGACAAATTTTACTTCCTTTTTGTCAAAATCAACCTGACAAAGATAATTATAACAACCTCTACGTAATAAAATAATTAATTCCTCTGGAGTATAACCCTGATCAGATAAATTCTCACTAATATCTAATTCTATGTCTTCACTTGTATTTTCACCCTCAAAATTTTTATCTTTTAATAATTTAGATATTACTGTCTGAATAGATAATTTTTCTATTTTAGCCTGTAAGTATAAAACATTTCCCCAAAAACCACAGCCAAAACACTTACATGTTTGATGCTCTCCATTTAAAAAAACATAAAATGAAGGGTCTGTATCGTCATGAATAGGACAAATATAATTATATTTATCACCACTAATCCTAACGGGATTAATCCCCTTAGAACTTAAATAATTCACAATAGAAATACTGTCCAAAAGATATTTTACATGAGGAGGAATCATCCGTCTAATCCAATATATTATCTAACCCAGTAATATCATCTAATCCACTACTCATTTCACTAAGAGAAGTAGCAAAAGAATCATCTACCTTCTTAAGCACATCTTCAGGGTTATTTTGACAAAAATAATCTTCCCTAGATTTAATAAGCCCTATTTGAGGTTTTATTTCTAATATTGCTTTTGTTTTCCCACCTTCAAATACTCCTCTCCCCTGACGAGTCTTTACCACAAAAATTTGTAAATAAGCCGTAGGTTGAGCCGGATCTTTCATCATAGCAAAAATATTATCAGAATCAGCACTGTATTCATGACTGCCCCTGATGTCCTCCGAATTAAAAGATGCTTTTTCCTGATTTTTCCTTATTCGTTTTAATGCCTCTCTCCCTACTTGTGCCCCCGATATAATAGCAAAACCCATAGCATCCCCCATTCTTCGTAACGCCTTTATTATGTCTCCAATTTCAAGATCGTTACGACCATCTCTAAATTTATCTGGCTCCATAATTGCTAGATAGTCAATCACAACTAATTTAGGTTTAAATATGTCATAATGTTTTTCTATTTGTCTCTTAAGCTCCTTTACACTGGTGGGAGCCGTTTCTTTTTTCATCATAAAAAATAGATTATCATCAGTTTTAAATTTTTTATTTATTTCTTTTATTATGCCTATTTGTTCATTATCTAAAGATTTATAATTGGAGAATAATTTCGTATTAATTCCTGTTTCTCTACTAACGGCTCTATTCCACATCTGTTCCTTGGGCATTTCTAATGGTAAAAACAGAACATTATTTCCCTGTTTCCAGACATTTAATGCTATATTTAACATAATAGTGGACTTATATGAACCCGTATCCGCACAAAATAAGGTAAATGTTCCCGGAGCAAAACCAGTAACCATCACCTCATCAATTTCATGTATCCCACAAAGTAATTTTGGTTCTTCTTGTTTCTTACCTGACCTTACATCCTCCCAATATTGAATAATATCATTTCCTGTGCCAAATATATTGTCATAAATATTTTTACCAATATCTCTATTGTCACTAACTAATCTTTCAAATTTATCAGTTATTTTAACTATAGATGGTTGAATGCCATTCGTCTTTGATTCATTGTTAAATTCTTTAACTATTTTGGTTGATTCTCTGGACAAATAGGCTTCATACACCTTATTGCAAAGAGTCGGAAAATCATTCTCATTTACATCGAGAGACCAAATTGTATTAAATAATAATTCCTGAGTAGTTTGTTCTTTTCTGGAAATAATATATTTTTTAAGATAGTTTATAAAAGAAATTCTAGTTAAAAGCACACTATCATAATGTGATATTATAATCGCTTTTAATATAACATGATGTCTACTATCAAAGCATTCACTACTAAGAGGACTGTCAAAATATTTCTCAACAGACTTATTAGATGTAATAAGCAAATTTATTAATTGTTGTTCCCAGTCTATATAATTTGTCATTTTTTATGTGCAATACAAATGTGGTGTGATTTGTCACTAAAAACAATTTGTTTCATAGCCTTCCCAAATAATTTTTCAAAACCTTCCTTATAGGGAGAAAGAGTGATATCTATTCTAAAGATTAATATAGTACTCCGTTTTTGATAAATTCTGTCATAAAAAAATGTATCAATAACATCTTTTGTAAATGTTTCCTGACCTGGTGAACTATAATACATACTGTCAATATTATCTACAACTAACCAATCTGCTATTTTATACTCAAAAGCCTCTTGAGATTCTGTACTATCACTTTTCCCACGTAACAAATTTTTTAATACAGGGAATTCCACCCATCCATAACTATCTAAATAACGAGCAGGATCAACCCTTTGACGTATAGCTGATTTCATAATTAACGCAGCAATTATACTACGACCAATTTTTTCTTTTGATCCTCCATAAATTGCTACATTTTCTCCATTTTCTCGTCTGTCTCCTATAACACAACAAGCATCTAATTCTCTTGGTGTTAAATTGATAATTTCTTTTACTGTTTTATTCCAACATAATTTTGTAATTTTATTTTTTATACTTAGGGCTTCCTGACTACTTAAAACTACATCACCCCCTTTAGTTACACCATCAAAATTATGCAAAGAACAAGAATGAAACTCTGGAGGGATTATGCCTTCTATATAGGCAGAAATTTCTGCTGCCAGACTACAACTACATGGAGATTTTTTACATTGAGAAATATCATCTAATCCACAATACTTAGATGCATATTTTGCTTTGTATTTATTTACTATAGGGGTAATATCTTTCATTAAATATCCAGTTGTCTCGTTGTTCTTATATTGAGGGTCGATGATTTTGTATCGTCAGGAGAATTTGCCATTAAACAACGAGAAGATGCCCATTCTGTCATTGCATCAAATTCTTCTTTTCTCATTTCGTACAGAGGCTTAAATGTTTTTAAGGAAAAAACAATATCTTCACTAGTTATTTTCCTTTTTTTATCCATAAAAGCTATAAGCATAGCTTCGTCTATAGATTTTTCCATTTCTGCCCCACTATAATTTATAGAATTATTAGCAAGAAATTCTAAATCAAAGTTATTAGGATCGTATTTTTTTCTAGTTAAAAGAACCCTATAGACATCCATTCTTTCAATATACGAAGGAAAATTCACAAAGAAAACTTCATCAAATCTTCCTGCCCTTTGAAATTCAGGAGGAATTGCACTATGATCATTAGCTGTAGCCACTACAAAAACAGGAGCCACCTTTTCTTGCATCCATGTTAAAAATGTACTCAAAACACGAGAAGTAGTACCACTATCACTAGCACCACTACTTTGTAAACCTGACAAACCCTTTTCAATTTCATCAACCCAAAGACAACAATTATGACTAACCACTCCATTTGCTATATAATTATGAGGATTATCACAACAAGGATCATAAACATATTCTATGTTGTCCAACTCTTCTATTTTTACTATTTTTTTAATTTGCATCATTACCACCTTTTTTTATATGTTTTAAAAAATGACATCTTCTACACAATGTTTCCCCATTATTTATATTAAAAAAAACAGGATCATTATAAATCTTGTTTTTATCAAAACTATGTTCCATTACAAAATTATACATAGATTTACCCATATGATGTACTGTTATTTTTTTTATAGAACCACACATCTTACAAATATATTTATCTCTTTCAAGACATTTTTTTTTCCATTCATAATATTTTTCAGTATGTCTTATACTTCTTATAAATTTTTGATATTTAAGATTATAGTTGTTATTCTCTGTTAATTTTCCAATCAACCCATATTTTAAACGACATTCATTAGAACAATAAAAATTTTTATAGTATTTTTTTCTAGAGGGATATATTATCATATCTTTATTACATCCCGAACACTTCACAAACACTTTGGGACATCTTGTATTATAACATTTCTTAGAACAATAGAATTTTTTACTTCTATTAAACTGCCATTTCTTTTTTATAAACTTCTTTTTACATATCTCACACACTTTTTCCGTATCTGAATCATTAAATTTCTTTTTACATTCATAAGAACAAAACCTAGATTTATCTTTTTTACTAAAAACTACCTCAAATTCTTTGTCACATTGTTCACATACAACTATCTCTCGTCTACTTTTCTGATAACCTTCTCTACATTTCTTAGAACAAAATTTAGTTCTTTTTTCTAAGGATTTATGAACTCTAAATTCTTTAGAGCAAAACAAACATTTTTTATATAAACTTTTTCCAAAATTAACACATTCTCGACAACAATATTTTCCTTTTTGTGCCCTATAATTTCTAACTTGAAATTCTTTTCCACAACTTAAACATTCTTTTTTCACCATAATATTATCACCTTGTATACTGTTGATGTTTACAAAGTAATAATTCTCATATTCTCTCTAATATCCTTTATTTTCATCCATTTTTTTTCATTATTATCTATTACTAAAAATTTATGATCCTCAGAAACCTTTACAAATGTTCCATCTTCTAATGTCACTTTATACGTTTTTTTACCATCACCTATCCTTCTGCGTATTATTGCTCTTAATCTAGAAACAACTTTTTTATTCTCTTCTATATCATATGCATCTATTTCAAGTGGATAACGCAAAATTGAGATAGCAGTATCACCATCTATAACATATTTATTATTAAGTTCATCGTCGTCATATATTTGACCAACTTTATAATTATAATCATTGACAAGAGTATCCCTAACAGATATATCTGTATCATAAGAAACGCAGGGAGCCAACTCTTCTGCGACACGAATAGCATCTCTAGCATTTTGTTCAGATGTACCAACATACTGACCAAATAATTTGCCAAAATCTAATCTTAATAAAGGCATACCCCATAAGCTTGAAATTGCTTTACATGCTAAACTTTTTCCACACCCCGATGTCCCGATTATCAACAAGCCCCTGGGAACAGAGATGCCATATTCTCTTGCTTCATCGGTAAAACTATGTTTGCGTATCTTTACCCAATTTATTAAATTTTTTAATCCACCTATATCTTCAATAGTAAATTTAGGTTCACAGTAATCTAATATTCCAGAACGTCTAATTGCTTGTTTTTTCTCATTAAGAATGGTTTTTATATTCCAATCCCGATGATAAATAAGAGATTTACTAAAAGCTAATTGAGCTTCACCAAGAGTAAGTCCCATTACTGACTTTATTAATTCTTCTTCGCTTTTCTCTGTTTTTTTAATAATCTCTGGTAAAACATCCCTTATACTTTCTGTAACTTCCCACAAAGCACTTTTTAACTCTTGGTCATTAGGATAAGGAAAGTCAAGTATAGAAAAAAGTTTTTCAACAGTAGGAGTACATGAATAATAAGATCCCGTAACAATAGTCATTACAACCGACTCACAATTAGAGATACATTTAAGTCTCCTCTCTATTTGAGGACCAGCATCCTCCAAATACCTATTATAATCTAATAGAATAAATATAATACCTTTGATATAATCATCTTTACCTACTTTTATACGCTTTAATTTTTTATGTTTTGTAGACTCTGTAATTATATAGTCTAAAATAGCAACAGGGTCTTTAATATCTTCAGAGTTTGACCCTTCTTCTTCCCCTGTGTGTAAATTTAAAATACCACGATGGACATCCCAAACAAAAACTTTATAACCCTTAACCTTACTATAAAGTTCAACAAAACGAAGAAATCTATTTTCATCGTTACTAAGTACATATAATAAGGGTTGCCTACATCGTATATTGGCAGCAAAATCTAAACGAAAACTTTCGTTAGCAATTGATTCCAAATCCTTTTCATTTTCTTTTACAGTTTGTTCAGCCAGTTCTTCCAGTTCTTCTATCTTTCGATCAGCATCAGACATCATTTAATCCTTCAATTGGGTACTAATAAAGTTGAAATAGTATTGTTAGATACATTTGCTTTACCGTATTGACATAAACCATCAAAATCATGCAAATTTTCTTCAAATTTTAACAAAGCATTATCTACCATTGCCTTTTGACGACCTTTTAAAAACATCAGATATTTAACTTTGTGACGTTTCTTTATAAACTCTTTTACATGTTTATGTTTCACTTGTAAATCATGAATTGATATTGAATAAGAAAATCTTATTTCTTTAGTTATAATTTCTTTGCTACGTTTTTGTTTAGATTTATTATATTTAATTTGACCATAATTTACTAATTTACAAATAGGCAGTGATGTTTTATCTCCGTCTGAAACCTGTAAAAGGTCTAATCCCTCATCATAAGCTATATCTAAAGCATCTTCGATACTAATTTCCCCCTTCATATGCCCATCACTCAACACTAATTTTACGAAAGTATATCTTATCTGCTCATTTAATATCACATTTTCTTTCACTTTTCACACCTTAAAAAACTAAATTCCTTTAATTGTTCATTGTCATTAATAAAACAAATATTCATATTTTTACCGTATCGGGATATAAAAAAATCAACTTTTTTAAAAATAAACCAATCGGGATAAGGAGAAAATTTTTCCGTAACACTTATAATATTAGAAATATCTACTGTTTTGTTCAATTTATCTACAGTTCTAACAATATTATTAAAAGATTTTTTTACATCAAATTTACAGTAATATATCAACCATTGTATAGATATAAAAAACCCATAATCACACACAAGTCTATTTAAGCCCAATAAATAAGCTGCTTCAACTTCTTTTTCAGAAAATTCAATTATAACTTTTTCCTCAGCATTATTTTGCGGTTTAATTAAATTTTTGCAAAAAGAAACGAAGCTCTTTAAACATTTTTTATTTTTCATTTTAGAAAATGAAAATCCCGAAGGAGAGGATGATACCGTAAATAAAAATCTATCTATATAAAAATCAAAATAATTTTTTAAAATAAAATTATCGCAATCTCCTAAAGATTGCCTTACATCATCTCTTAAATTATTTATTTGAGTACATGACCCTTTTTTCTTTAATTCTATTTTTTTGGAAAAAATATCAAAATACTTTTTACTCATATATATGAAAAAATCAACATTTTCCCAATTTCCTATCTTTTCTTTCAATAGGCGTTTTTTATTTTTCTTGAGAACTATGTTATATTCAACAAGTTCAGAATTAGACATAACTAATTGGACACCATCTGTTTTAATTTTATTTTTTTCAGAATTTTTATATATGCCCAACTTAGCCTTTATTTTTTTGGCATAATCATTTTCCATCAAATTTTTAATCTCTCGATATTAAATTTAGGTTCAGTTTTATAAATTTTTTCTCTTTTAAGACTATGTTGCTTTAAATATTTACAATTATCCATAAAATCTATAACAATAGCATCTTTTTTATTTGGATAAGGTCTCAGAATTCTCCCAATTCTTTGAAGTGCTCTGGTTGAGCTCTTACCGGAACCAGCCAAAACTAAAGCATCTAAAGCAGATACGTCAATTCCTTCATCAAAAATTGATGTGGCAAGTGTAACCCCTGCTTCTTTTTGTCTCATTTTTTCCAGATGTACTCCTCTTTGTTTTGAAGAATGTACACCATGTAAAAAAGTACTATTTGGTATCATATCTTGTAATATTTCACCATGAGATATTTGCTTACATAGGATCAATATATTCCTATTATCATCGGTTAACATCTCACAAACTGATTTAATATAATCATTACGAAGTTTATTTTCTACAACTCCGTGTTTATAAACCTTAGGATATCCTGCCCATTTCATTTTGTGATGTATGTCTATAAAATATATGTTAGGAGCCACAAGATAATTATGTTCAATTAAATAAGAAGCATTGATGTTTGATATCATGCGTCCAAAACATCCCTCAATGAGAATATCATCGTTTTTGTCTCTGTAAGGAGTTCCACTCAGCCCATATCTATAATATGCTTTATCAGAAGCATCACTAATCATTTGACAAGTTTCTGACGCCCAATGTTGTACTTCATCACAAATAATTAATCTAGCATTTTTAATTGTGTCTTTTATTTCGCTATCTTCTTTGTCAAACTTATCAATTTGTTGTTTTCTTTCTTCATCATCATATTTTTTATATGTTCCTCCCAGAGCAATTACAGCAGTTTGAATTGTCATAACGGTTATATCTTTGATATCTCTTTTACTATCTCCAGCTATACCTACTTCTATTTTTTCTCCATTTTTACTAATAAACTTTTCCAGTTCACTTTTCATTTGATAAAGCAAATCAATTGATGTAACGTATATTACTAATGGGAAAACACCCAAATCAGCAACAAGTTTAGAGATACAGGCTGTCTTGCCACCCCCTGTAGCCATTTTTATTATTCCACGATTCTTCTTTATAGCATCTTCAACGACTTGATTTTGGTAGGGACGAGGCTCATATGATGGTGTCATTTGTAGGGTATCAACATTACGCTCTTGATAGGATCTCATATCTTGGATATTAACATCCAAGCCTGCTTGTTGTAGGAATTTACGTGCCGAATATAGTAGACCTGTAGGAAAATGAGTGCCACTCTTAGGACTAAAACAACGACAGAACTTTTTATTATAACAAACTGTTGTTATTAATCCATCCCAATCTTTTTTAAATTGACTGCTTTTAAGCCCCAACCTTTCCTTCATTTCTTCACGAGCTTTTACTGTACGAATGATATAATTAGCTTCTTCTGGGTAGTATCCTAATACTTTTTTAAATTCAGTATAGGTATCACTAGCTAAACGTCCCTCAAGATAAGTAACGTTATTATCAAATTTCAGCAAGAGAGATGAATCTGTATTAATCATATAGAAGGTTTTGGTACAGTTTGAGTTTCGTCAACAGATGGAACGGTTATGCCTTTTTGGTATACCGGCTTTTGAGTTACACCTCGTGTTTTGCGTTTTTTCCATATATTCTTAATTGCTTCTTCTGTCAAGGGAGCACTATCATCTATCATAATACGAGGAAATCCCTTTATTCCTTTAGGGTCAAAATTAGGCATCGTATTATAGTCAGTATAGGCTTTTTTAAAAAAGTTTTTTGTCTCAATTACTTTCACTTTTTTCAGTCCTAATTGTTTGTAACAAATTATACAATTTTGATTTTACCCCTTGCATTTTTTCATACGCTACAATTTGTTGCCCGTTTCTCAAAAGATTAAGACTACTTTCATATTTAGTTATTATTTCGACCAAAATACTGTCAATTAATTCTTTTTCCACAATTAATTCTCCTACTCAAAAAATCTTAATTTTTACACAATAAAAACTTCACTCTTTGTTATTCACCATAATCCATTATCTCTAATTTTTAAATAATAACTATCTAAAATAGTTATCAAACAATCATCATAATGATCTATATTATATTCTTTTGTCTCTTCATTTAAAAGGTCAGGTTGGCAACAAAATGGACAACCCTTATTGCTACATTGATGAACTTCTTCAAGAATTTCTTCTATTTTCTTCATCAACCATTTTTCAAGTTTTTGTTCTTCTCTAACCATAAATTTCCTCAATTTAATTCTTATTCACCATACTCTATCAGAAGACAATAAAGATTGCAAGGTTTTATTATAATCTGTCTCATAATCACACGTCTGTTTAGTTTTAACCCTTAATAACGTGTTGAAAGGCACTCCATCAAAATTATTTTCTTTTTCTTTTTTTCTTTTAATTTCTTCTATTTCATCCCAAAATTCCTTGACATATTTTTCAAGACTTACATACGTAGACCAATCTGAGCCTCGGGCAGGATCAAGCATTTGCTCGATTAAACCCATGAACCACCATGAAGTAGGATGGTCTGCCGTACCTTGAGCATGTTTACTCAACGATACAGAAGCCACTTTTTGGTGCTCACCCACAACTCTTATGCCTAAAATTGATGTTATTATATCAATAAATTCATTAACTTTATTTTTTTCAGAAAATGCTATCAAAAGAATTCCCTCTAAATAACTTCTTAGGGAAGATTCTAATATATCTTTAATTACGTCTCCAGGCTCTAATTTATGTGCTCTTATAGCACTAATAAGCAAAAATACATTTCTCATAACAGTATCTTCAATATTATTCACAAAAATAAAAGATTCTGAATTGTCACCTATTTCATTTTTATCAAAACATTCCGTAATGTCTACCTGAGCATTATTTCCAGCAATTAATTTTACATTATTAATTTTCACATTAAAAGAAGGACAAATTAAATCTTTCATAATTATCCATATAAGAGGCTTTTGATACAACCGTTGACCTACCAATTCGTCATCTATTTGGCATAAATTATCATCACCATAAACAATAGCTCTTAAATAATTAGACAAAGCAAGGTAAGCATTAGAATTAGAAGTATTAAATTGTTTCCCTGTAATTTCTTGACTATTTTCACAAAAAATACGTATTATCTTAAAAATAGTATGTCCAACATTTTTGGGTTGTCCCAAATAAATGTATCCATCTCTAAAGCCATCAGAACCTTCAAATTTTAGTGCTAAATCAGAATATTCTACATTATAGCGGGCACATACAACTTTAAGTAAATATTCTGCTAATACAAAATTACTTATTGTTTTTGTCATTTTTTTTTCTTTCTCCGCGGAGTTCGATACCTTCAGAAAATTCAGACCTATCCATTCCTAACTCTAATAAAAAGTCTTCATGATACCGTATTTTACTTAATTTTTTCCTCACGTCATTGATCTCTTTAATGGTAATTTTACTTTTATTTTTATTTTTGGATGTGTTCAAATTTAACTTGCGTTTAGAAGAAGATTTTGATTTTTCTTTTTTCTTATCCGTCCCTTCCAATAAATTTTTTAATTCTTCTTTTTCCATTTCATCAAAAGATTCTTCTTCAAAATCATCTAAAATATCTGTAGCAAACTCCAAAAGATTCATTGGCTCAAATTCAACATCTGTGTGTTTACCACAATTGGTCTCCGGACACTTATATTCAACAAAAACAACCTCATCTTTTGTCCTAAGACTGTCACGAATACCTATACTAATAATACCCTTTTCTTGAAATTTAGATTTACAGAACATACATTTAAATCCTTGTTTTTTTAAAGGTTCAAATATCCAACGAGGAATATATGTCATAATATTTTCTCCTATATATATTAACTACCATTTTTTTCGTTTAATCCTTGCAAACTATTAATTAATCTATGCCATACCACCATATGTTGCTTTATCATAATTTTTTTATTTTTAATCGTAACCCCACTAGGATTTGCTCTGTAATAAATCAATTTTTCTTGTAAATTAGCTATTTTTTTATTATTTTCAATAGATCTAGCCCAAAAATCGTAATCCTGTACAAATCTTAATCCTGGGTCTACCTTATATCCTCCTAATTCCATAAAAACCTCTTTCAAAAACATTGTAGAAGGATCAATTATGGGATTTAAATAGAAAGTGTCCATAGACATTATAATATCAATTACTTCTTCATGAGTAGATGGAGGATAAATACGCTCTTTTCTTATATCTCCTTTTTCGTCTATCTCAAAAGCATGACTACCCACACAAAAACAATCAGAAGACTCTAAGAATTTAACTTGCTTTTCTATTCTCAATGGCAAACTAATATCATCAGCATCTTGAATGGCTATATACTTACCTTTTGCAATATCAATAGCTTCATTTCTACTAGCTGCTACACCCTTATTTGTATAATGACTAATAATACGAAGAGGCTTATTATATTCCTTCTCAAATACGTTAATATTATGACCTGTCTTGTCGGTAGAAGCATCATTTACAATAATTATTTCTATATTACTGTAAGTCTGTTCTTTGATAGAATTTAACGCTTTTAATAAATAGTCTCCCCCATTATAAACTGCTATTACCACACTAACAAAAGGCTCATTTTCCAAAGAAAAAGTCATAATATTTTTTTTCTATATCCTCCCAATTAAACAATTCTTTAGCATATTTTATTCCTTCCTCAGATAATTTTGCAGAATACTCTTCTTCACTTAGTATTTGACTAAGTTTATTAGCAAATAAATGCTGCTCTACTTCAGTTAATATTACTTCATTTTTAGAATTTTTGTGAGATTTAATAATACAACCCCCTTTTAACTCATTTGCATTTCCAACATTAAAAGACACCCACGGTATACCAGCCGTCATACATTCCAAAAGTACCAAAGGAGATACTTCTTTTTGAGAGGGAAAAGCAAACACATCGGCAGCACAAATAGCTGACACTACATCTTCTCTAGGTAAATTACGAAAGAATTTGTGAGATATTTTTAGATGTTTCAATAACATTTCACATTCCCCTGCTAAACGTTCAGCATATGGCATATTTACTTTACTAGAAACAAAAACAGCCAACCAATCATTTCTCTTCTTTTTGAGTTTTTCCAAAACATTAATAAGAAAATTCTGTCCTTTACCAGGAAAAAAATTACTAACACATAAAATTATTTTTTTATCTGGCAATCCAAATTTCTTTCTAAAATCTGTATTAACATTAAATTCATTATCATCAATCCCATTTGAAATAACAGTCGTAGGAATATTCATCTTTTGACATTGTAAATAGTCTTGATAATTAGAAGAATGAACTAAAACTTTAAAATTTTTATGTTCTAATAAAAAGTTATGTAAACACATTTTAGAGGCTTCTTTATGCCCAAGCATATAATTCATACCAACCAAAGCAATGCTTTTAGTAGGTTTTATGCGTTTATTATATAAAACAATGTCTGACCAATAATGATAATAATCACTATAAATAAAGATATGATCAAATTTATCAAGTTCCCTAACAAAAGCTGAAAAGCTCAAGGGAACAGAAGTAATTCTGACACCATTGTGAAATAATTCGGATCTGGCTGAACCACTAAAAATCGTGGTTTGCACACCCATTTTTTGCATTGACTCAGCTATTTGCTGTACAATTTTTTCACTTCCACCTATATGTGGAAAAGAATGATTACATAATATACACAATCTCATAATATTTATTTTATAAAAATAATTTCACTTTTCAAATTCTTTTAAATTTGTTTGGTAATGCAACTTAGGTCTATATCCCTTCCATTTTTCTCTAAATTTTTGAAGAGAACTAAAAAAACGTCCCCTTTTATCTTTATCGTTTGCTATATTGGTTGTCCCCAAATGAACTATTTTAGCATTAAAATTCCAACCTAATTTATACAAAGCATCAGAAGCCCGAAATGAAAAATCAGGGTCTTCAAAATAGCTAGGACTAAAACGATTATCAAACAAACCAATATTATCAATTACTTTCTTTTTAATCATCATTCCACCACAGCCCAAATAATGAAAAGGTTCGTTTAATTTGGTATTGTGTTTAGTTGGTAAAAAAGAATTACCAACCTGCCAAGCCTCAGGAGCTACTATATCATAACCTTCATTCAAAACAGATAAATGATGAGATAACCAATTTTTTTCTACAAGCTGATCGTTATCTAAAAAAATAATATATTCTATGTCTTTTCTAATCTCACCAAGAAGATCCCAAGCTTTATTTCTTCCTCCCACACATCCCAAATTTTTATCAGAAAAATAAATTGTAGCATTATCTTTATTAGAATATTTTTCTGATAAAAATTTTCTAGTATTGTCTACAGAAGAATTGTCAAGTATAAAAATACCAAATTCAGTTTTACTATTTTTATAAATAGACTCTAAGCACTGCTTAGTTATATCTAATTTATTCTGACACAAAACAATAATTTGTACAGAAAATATTTTTTTTTGATTTACTATATACATCACAAAATAGTAACTATAGAACTCTCAACTGTAGTTCCATCGTCCAAAGAATCATTTGGAGTTACCCTGGCTTTCCATATCTGACCAGCTTCAAGAATTTCTGAACCAACAGTACTGGTGCTGTTAGGTATTATAGTAAAAATATTATTATTATCTGTAACTAACTGAAACTTTTGAAGACCATCATCATATTTATACCACTCTACTCTCGTATTGTTAGACTGCCCATCGTCACTTAAGCCATCTATTTCATAATCATAAAATTCCCAAACAAGAACCATGTCCTCATCTGCTCTAGGAGTTTTAGCAAAAATAATACTAGTTATTTCTGGTAAAGAATTTTTCACCACCACAGTATCAGTAGTTATTGCTTGTCCCTCTTTACTTCCAGTATAAGGAATTATTTTAGCATAAATTTCATTACTAATACGAAGTGCTACAACATTATCTTCATTTGTCTCTCCCTTAAGAATCCTATCAATATTCTCAGTAGAAACAATTGTTCCTTTTTTAAATTCAGCTTCATTTACATACCATATAATTTCAGAACTATCAGTATCAATATCACTTATAAGAGTATAAACCAGAACAGCACTTCTATCAGAAGAAAGTCTATCTGAAACATCACTTGTTGATGGATCATATAGATTTCCTTCTTCATCCATAGCCCATATCTTAGCAACCGATACAATAGGCTGTCCTTCCACAACGGTAACAATAGGAGATTTTGTAGATGGACTAAATAATTGTCCATCAGTAACTTTTATAGTAAAATGAATCATATCTCCCACATATAAAAGAGACTCTTTCTTTTCTCTAGCATAAGATTCAACAGTTCTGCCAGATGGAACTTCATCATAAGTAAAGGTAAACACATATTCATATATAGGATCATTAGGGTCTGTAATATCGTTCCACTTAGTTATGTCATCTAAATAAGGAATATAAACGTCATTAATATACCATTTTATAATACGTCCTGTAGTATCCTCCTGATCAAAATTGATATCATAAAAAGTATAATTAGAAAAAATTGGTTGATAAATTTCTGGTTTTGCAGGTAAAACAAATAAATTCGTAGCTTCTGGAGGCAATTTTTCCACTGGTGGAGATAAATTAATATTAGTATTATACATATATCCCAACCCATCTATTCTAATAGTTTGAGAAGAATCAACATTAGAAAATCTAAATCCTGGTTTAATTTTTGCCTGATCTATAATATTTATGGTAAGTTGTGCCTCACTACGATAAGAATCAAATACTATCAAACCATCACGTGGGGACACCTTGTACAAAGTTGGATTAATTACATTACTATTACTATCATATACTATAACAACGGCATCATAATTCCATCTACCATATTTAACCATATAAGCATATTTATCTATTTTATATGCATACTCAGAAGAAAGTTCATCATCACTAGAAGAAAATCTAACAGGAATAATAGTTTTGCCATCCTGATCTACGGCTTGTTGAGAAGATAAATCAAAATCAAGCCAATTATGACTATCAGAAGTAGTTACTCCAGCTTTTATTTGACTTGAATTAATTCCATCAATATTATTTACGTCAGTGCAAAGAACAACATTCTGTGGAGTAGACACAGTATTTTCTGAATTAAGAATAAGATAAGATATTTTTTCTTTATTATATGTAAATATACACTCTACTAACTGGGGAGAATTAGCCAAAGACGGACTATAATAAGGATCATCTAAACTTTCAACTGAAAAAAACCCAGTTATAAATATTACTGAAAATTTAATATACCTGGCATTTACCCCTTCCATATTTACATTACTATCTGAATTATATGTGCCATCAACATCAACAAAATTATATCCATCAGTACCAATGCTCATACTCCATTCAACTGAGGTATTTTCTGGCATAACAAAAATAAGAGACACAGTATTTAAAGTAACCTGAGTTTCTAAGTCAACAGTAAATTTATATTCTCCATAACCCACAGAACCCGTGGTTTGACCCAAAAAAATACTTACTAATTCATCTTTATATTGTTCAGAAAGAACTGTTACACTTTGTCCACCAGTCATGTAGGCTATTTTTAAAAGATTATTTACATCTGTAATATTTGCTTTGGCTGACAAAGTTATAGGAGATACAACTGAAAAATTTCCTATTAAAGATGGAACCTTTCCCTGTCCATCAATAGCATTTATTTGTTCTATAGCATCATCAATTGAATAAAAGGAAAGATTACTTTCATTGTCAGTTAATACATATAAAATCTTCTGTAAATTATCAATGCTATTATCAGACAAAAATTCAGAAGAAACAATTAAAGCATCATACAATGGAGATCCACCAAAAGGCACCTCATACGACATATTATCAATAATATTTAATATCTCAGATACACTCCCCTCGTTATCAAATATCCTTTTAGAAACTGTTGGTATCCATTCAATGTCGCTATAACATTCTATGGAAACATTATTGCCTTGTTGCAAAGCTAAGCCAGCAAATCTACTCACTCTTTCATTGCTTTCTCCATCAGAATTAGTCGTCTGCCCATAATAATCTACATCCAAAACCGTTATTTCAACCTCTATGCTATATGGTACCCTCTCTTGCCCATGAACAATTACCAAACTGCCAATTCCAACACCAGTATCATTAGATGTTTCACCAGATTCAATACTAACAGTTAAACCTAACCCGGATAATATCTCTGAAGTACTTTGTAAAATATCTTCAGATCGTGGCAATAAAGTAATTACAGCTTTACCATCTCTAGAAACAACTTCTTTTTCTGCAAATAATACGGGATAAACTACTGATCTTTCCGTTAATAAATTAACAGCATCCTGTTGATTGACATTTTCACTTGTATTACTTGATGAAGAAAATTTTAGAAATCCTCTTACCAACAATAATACATTAGAAGTAATTAACTCCCCTCCATCATCTCTTAAAGTAATAACAAAACTTGAAGAGCGTTTGCCATCTAATTTTATACGTTGAGTTAAAATCACAATTCAAAACCTAAACCAATATTAATAAATCCATTTTCATTTCCGCTAGTATATCCCCCTACCACAAAAATATGTGGCTTGTCTAAATATTCATACTTAGACGAAGAATATGAATAAGGATCTTCGTCATCTATCGTTCCAACAACACACGATATACCTGTTTTGGCTACTGGCATATCAGAAATAAGAGTAACTTCAAATATATCATTTAACGAAAATATTTTCTCCATATACTTTAATTGCTCAGACTTATTATTAGAACCTCCTAGAACATAATAATTATTATTATCACTATCTAAAACCAATGAAGCATATGTTCTAAATTCAGGAAATTGTTGAAATTTATTATCTGCAAGAGAAACATCAAGAGAAGAAACATCAGGAGAAGAGACATTACAAGAATAAACTTCTTGCCTAAGATTATAACTATTATCAGAATTTTGAATACTTCCTCCAAATACAATTATTTGACTACCGTCTACAATACTAACGGGAGAAATACGCTTATATAATTCTAATGAATATACAGATAATACTTCACTATAACTCCAAGAATTATTATTTACATGATAATACAAAATACGATCATTATAATCAACAACTTGTTCGTTTCTATTTATTCTTTTTATTCCTGATAATATAAATATATAATCTTGCCCAGAAATCACAATATGTTCCGTAACACAAAAAGCAACTCCATAATCTTCGGTTTCATCAATTGTTGGCATATTTGAAAGAGTTATCCATTCATCAGTAACAATATTATATGCCTCTACGTCTGTTGAAACAACCCTTTCTCCACTATAAGCATCTTCTTTAATACCTCCTATTACATAAATTATATTACCTATTACCACAGAAGATGCTCCAAATCTAGCTGTAGGCATACTTATCTTTGTTGTCCATTCATCGGTAAATAAATAATATTCTTCATTTGTACGAGATATTACATTTTGGTTCAACCCTCCAATAACATAAAGATATCCGTTTACAAACTCAATAACCGCATTCCCCCTAGATTCTCTCATCCCTTCAATTGTTGTCCAAATATCATCTTCTATATTATATCTTTCAACCGTACCAGAAAATATATTATTTTCAGGAATAATTTCTTCTGGTACCACTGGATCCTCTATTTCAGCAGGTGGTACTACATCATCAGTTCCCCTTATAGTAATAAACATTTCTATATATTCATTCCTTTCAACTATTCCTAATTCATCATAAGTGCATAATATTTTTACATTTTCCATAAATGTGTCCTTCGGAATTTTTGTTGGCAAAATAACAATATCAGCATAACTCTTCATAGAAATTAAATCAGTATATGTCGTTACTCGATTATTTTGTGCTGTCAGTTTACTTATTCCATCATTATTACCTATTACAACAAAAACAAAAGTTCCATCTGGCACATTTTCATCTCTAAAAGACACTTCTACCGTAATACCAATACTAGCAGATTCTTCCAATGTCATACTGTAAAAAGATTCTTTTCCAACATTAGTATATTCAATCCCATTTACCGTTCTGCTTATCAACCTAACTTTTAAAGGTTCATACGGAGACAACATAGTAGGAGGCACGCCAATGGTCATGCTTCCTCCTCCCATAACGGTAAAAGGATTATTTTCAATATATACAGAAGTGCTACCTGATATAACAATGTCACCATTTAAAGCTATGTCGCAACCTGTAAGATTTAAACAATCACAAGGATTTATTTCTACTGTTTTATCACATTGTACCAACGAACTAGGTCTCTTCCCTACATTTTGATTAATTCTTAAATAAATAGACGTTGTATCTGAAATATCTTCATTTTCCAGTTCTATTGTTGCTTGTCCTTTGCTTGTATAACTACCAGAGCCCTCAAGAAGTGTCCACCTACCAGTATAAGGGTCTTGATATTCACTAACATTTCCCCAAACAAACTCTACGTTTGAATTTTCTGATATAAGTTCCATAATCTGATTAGAACTTAATTCAATCAAATCTCTTCCAGCTTGAGCAGCACAAGTTCTAAAACATAATGACCATCGTGTAGTGGAACTATTGCTATCTCTACTTATTATCAACTTAGCATAATCTATCCCATCAGCCCAAATTTGCTGAGGATTTAATCGGGGAAATTTGCCACTATCTGTACTATCTAATTCCATTAAAAATCTTTGTCCAAAAGATAATGGTGAGTTTTCCTCCGACCCATATATCTCAACAAAACCCCTGGCTATCTGTACCAAATTATCATACATAATAGTAGCATTAATTTCATATTGTTCAAAAGGATATGCAACATCAGTAGCAGGTCCAAAAAAGACATTTCTTGCTGTTCCACTTCTAATTATACTAAATACTCCGTCTATATATGTCTCTGGAGAAACCTCTTCTAGTGAATAAAAAGGTCTATCTACAGCCCTGTCTCTTTTTAAAATATTCCAACTAACAATACTTCCATCTACCGGAACAGTTGTTTTGTTTTCATCAGTTGGATCATCAGGATCAACTATCCATGCACTTGCAAACTGCTCAGATACACTAAATCCATCAGGCATAGGTGCATCAACAGTTATATCTAAATTAAGTATACTTTGAAATAAAATATACATATTTTTAACAGATGTAAATCCTCCTTGACTACCTTTTACATACAATTGAATTGCATGAATAGAATCTGGAGCATACAAAGGAATATCAACAATAGAAACTCTTTTTTGTTGAATAACCTCTCCTTCTTCATTAAAAATTTCCATTGTCTGATTTTTTGTTTTCATTGTAGTAGATGGTGGAACAACAAGTGTACTTGGTCTTATTCTCTGTCCTTCATATTGCACATCTGAAGAAGCATAAGCACAAAGATTCATTTCAGATTCCCAGGCCGCTACGTCAACACTTATTTCTCTTGATAAAGAATCTCCTCTATAAGTCAAAATAGCACGTGCTGTAAATGGGTTTTCCGATCTGATATATATTCCATTAAAAGTTTGCAACGATCTAATCAACCTATCTGGCCTTTCAGCCACAGAAAGAAGACCTCCAAAAGCTTTACTAGATTGTCCAGATTCCACAATATAACATTTTTCAGTTACCTGCAAATTGTCCCTATTTATTAATTCTATATCCCATGGATTATCTAGACTAACAGTTATAAAATCAGATTTAAAAGAAAATAAATCCCCTGTGCCACTACTATCAGGTATACGACAAGTAACCCTTACTGAAAAAGAGGCTTCAGAAATTACACCGAGAAAATAAGAATCCATGGTCATCGTCAACGTACCTTTAACAAAACCAGATGTCTCATCTTCACTAACGGAAAATTGATAAAGATCTTTATCTGTGACATCAGAAGCATTTCTATTAATAAAAACATCTTCTGCCTGATCTTGCCTCAAGATATTAGGAACAATTTCCATCGTAACTGATATTTGATCTTCTATAAGTACTCCATACTGATTTGTAACAGCAGCATAAAATAATACTTTCTGATCTAAATATCCGCTTATATCTTTTTGAAACCCTACAGGATGCTCCCAAGAAATACTTATTGAATCATTATTAACCAATTCATAATAAACATTTTCAACTTCCATCAATGGAATACCAATGTCATTGCTATCATGAGTCGGCATCACACTTCCACTTATAGATAAAATATCATCATCTAACTCAGAAGGACGTTTATATTTATCTAAATAATATACTGTATAATAAGATCTCCTGTCATTTTCAACATATCTATGAACATATTCATTATCTCCCGAAAATCCAGTGTAAACTAATGTTCCACTTGATTCTCCATTAGTATCAACAATAGGATAGGAATTATAAGAATGATAAATTTTTATTCTTGATACGTCATCCTGTATTCCATTATTCCATTCCAAATATGCCTTTGTATTACCAGGTCTAACAATTAAATTAGACGGAACACTTGTAAGAGAAATAGATGGTAAATAATCTAATTGAGAAATTTCTGGAATTTGCACCTCAATAGAAGGAGAATCAGAAGGATAACTAACATTCCCCAAAACATTCTCAGAATAAATCCTATAATAATATGTCTCACCTAAAGCAAAATCATCTGTATCAGTGGTATAGAAAAATCCATATGTATTATGATTTCTCGATAATAAAATTGTACTATCTTGATCTCCATCCCACGACGGAATATTTTTTTCGCTTTTTATGATTTTTACAGAACCACCTGAAAAATTAAAATCCTCAGGGATAGCATACTTCAAAAGAACTAATCTGTCTCCATTATCTAATTCGTTCTCAGATTTTATCATCTTATAATTGTCATCTAAATTGCTATCAGAATAACTTAAAATATAATCATTATTTCTAACAGTATTATGAATACTTACTTCGCATATTCTGCCCCAAAAATATTGAAGACTTGTTGTTTTAGAATATCTATCGTATCCTATATCAGTATACATAAGTTCCATTAGATTAGCTGCAGTACCAATAGTAGATAAAACTTCTTGTCCCACATCAACCCCATTAACATAAAATATAGTTAATCCTGTTAAAAAATTACATGTTACTGAAACATGATTCCATTCATTTTCTCTAAGAACTCCTTCATCAGAAACTACATTAGTTACACCATTAGAAAAACCAAGTCTATCATTTGACATATAAAAAACATAATTGATTCTACTAACATTTTGTCTTACAACTATTGGATAACTTATTTCGTCCTCAGATGGATTATCGATAGATGGATCGGGAGAAGGATCATAAACTTCATAAGGAAATATAAATGCCATAATTGTAATTTCATCAGACAATGTCTGTTCAGTATTTAATTCATCAGAATATAGATATGTATTAACTCCATTAAATCTGATACCAGAAATTCCAGAAGCAACCTGATCTGCTTGATACCAAACTTCATTTCCATTCAAAAGAAGATCTATTTTTGAGTCAGAAAAATCATATACCATGCTTCCTTTCTGCTCATCAAAATGCCATAATCCAACAGTATTGTCATCTCTTATAACTCCTGTTCCTTTATAAATATCATAATTTATAAGAGAAATTCCCCTCGGTATTTCTCTTGTTATTGGAACAGCAGAAATTCTAATTCCATTACTAAAAACATAATTAGAATCATAAGTAAATAATGTATAGTAATATCTTGTTCCAGGAGTTAAATTTTCATCTAATGCCTTGGTCATAAGCCCTTCTGTAACAATATCTCCATCAAGAGGATCATTTGGATAAGAACCTATTTTTCTAACCACCCTAACTCCAGCAAAATTATTATCAGCGTCACCAAATATTTGAGAATTTAAAGAAATAATATTTGAATCTTCTATACTGTAGTCTACCACCATACCATAGAAAAATATTTGTACTGGTGTCCCACCAAATTCTACCAGATTATATTTAATATTACCAGGATAAGTAGCACTTAAAACATTAATCATATCTTTAACTAATTCATGACGTAAAGAAGAATTATCATTCCAAGTCATACTTCCACTCTGATCAACAACAAGAGTAATAAGTCTTTCGTCTAAATTCAACTCTACAATTTCAGAATCTCCATCCTCTGTTATTTTTGTACGATAAAATTCTTGCCCAAGAAGATCCGAAAATCTTGTTAAATGAAGTGTATCTTCGCTTTCAGGAGGAATTGTTATGCTTATGTTATCTTCGTCCCATGCATCAAAATCTGAATAAATGGTAAAAGCATGTGTTCTGTCAAAATCTAAAAGCCAAGTATTTTTATCCATCTGAAGACTGACCTCCTAAGCCTTTGTAGTAGTCTATCATTTGCAATGTTGTTATTTCAGTAGGGAAAAAAATACTCCCGTCCATTCTAACGATAAAAGCCGAACCAATGTTTGTATAACCAGAATAAGAATCAAGAGGAGCCGTAATCCCTATATAAGGACCAAAAGAACATAAACCATAAGAAAAATTAGAACCATCACTAACCTGACTAGTGGTTATTCTTCCTAATAAATTTTCATTATAATCAAAAACAGCTACGCAACCAATAATAGAACCATCTCTATAATACTCAGTATCCCCAACAAAGATATAATCAGAAGTAACAGAAAGCCTATAAGCAAAGTTACTCGTAGAAAGAAAACTAGAAGAAGTGTTAACAGCATCAAATATTTTTTTATTATAAGATGAGTCTGATATACTGAAAAAATTTATTGCCCCTACTTCCCTATCTTCATAATTTCTTGCTTTAGGCTCTCCTACTACAATTGTATCTCCATATGTTGAACAAGATTGTCCGAATCTACTATCATAACGAAATACTGATGGACGAATAATTCTTTCATAAAGATTATCACTAACTTTATACAAATATGCTCGAGGATCTGGTCCCTCATAAGGAGTATAAGGGTCTATCCATATAGTATCTTCAGATGGATCTGGTGCTGGATATTCCTGAGATGGTGCTGTAATTATTATATTGTCTCCCAAAAGATCTATTGCATAGCCAAAACGATCTCCCCACTTAGCATCTGAGGCAACAATTTGATAAGATAAAGTCATACCTAAAGTATCATAAGTATATACATAAGCTCTTCCTTCTGTATCCTCAGAATAAGGTGCTGAAATTAAAATTGTCCCATCATATATTTTTACTCTCCATCCAAAATATGAATTTGCAACACCACCAAATGTTTCTATATCTTCAAAACCAGTGTCACTTATTTTATACAAATAAGCACCCCCTGCCCTATTGTTTTTTCCATGAGATCCAACAATCAAATAATCCTCATACAAACAAACACTAATTCCAAAATAGCCATTTACCACTCCATCAGATGGAACTATTTTACGAACATAAGTACCATCTTTTTGATACAAATAAACAACACCTGTTCTTGTTCCAGCATCATTTCTATCCATTATAGCACCAACAGCAATATAATTGCCCCACATCGAAATACTCTGACCAAATTGAAGATAATTTGATGATACAGGACTAGAAATCTTAACAATATCTGTTCTTCCTATATCAGTCATTTTTACACCTTTACAGCCGATGGTAATAAATAATAAGGATTACCATCTTCAGTAGTAGAAAATTCCCAAACAATATAATTAGTCATATTGTCTCCACTGGTTGAAAAAACAATTGCTGCTTTTTCAGTAAAATCGGGAGCATCATCACCAAATAATTGTAAATCAAAATTATACCACCCATCTCCACGAATATCCTCAATAGTATTTTTGCAATCATATATAAAAAATCTTTCTAAAATGTTATAATCATTATCTACCTTATATAAATTAGCATGTAAAGTTACAAAAGGACTAATTGATAAAGAAGCAGAATAATCATCAACAAATAAAGTAGGATCATCTATTGCTGATATATATAACTGATCTAAAGTTGTTTCATCAGCATTCATCCTAATCCCAAGGGTATGAGTTAAAGTATCGGGAATAACAAAAGAAGTACTAAACCATCTCCATTGAGTTGAAGGGAATGCAAAAGTTTCACTAATAGAAGAAACCACATTATTGTCTATTAAAACATCAAATTTATATTCTGCCATTAATGCTTGACCTCTAACATACAAATAAAACAATCCTGGACTAGTTGCTCTTATGGGATATTCAGCAATTGGATATCTACTGGTTGAGTTTCCCCTAACCACTTCCATAAATCCATTTCCAGTATAGTCAGTGTACGTATCGTTCAACATAAGTCTATAACCATTTTGTTGTAAATTTAAAAAATTACTAGCATCTATAATAAGAGGAGAAAAATCATTAATAGTAAAAAAACTTGCCACATCTAAACCAGATCTCCTTAGATAAAGAGATGATTTAGTTGGTATAAAAGAACTATTAATATCAAATATTTGTGCCCGTTTGACAGCAGAATTATACAAAATCACATCAAATAATTGACTACCAATTCCAATCCATTTTACCACAAATTCTTGATCACCAGATCTTCTCCGTATTTCTTCTCCCTCTTTTGCAGTAGTACTATAAAAAGTATATTCGTTCTCTCCTCCAATATCCCATACTAATTTACCATTATCTTGTCCAACAAAATGTATATTATCACCAACAATAACAGATGCACTTTCGTCGTCATTACAAATCAATTCTATTGATTTGGTTTCGTTTACCGTTATAGATTCATCTTTATAAAGATAATACCTACCTCCCCCTAAAAGTCCCTCTGTTCCATTTCCATAATTATACAAATCTAGAACTTCTTCTTGTGATAAAGTATAATTGAAAACACTAAACTCATCTATTTTCCCATTAAAATAATCGCTAATAACTCCAGGGGCACTCATAGAAATACCTACATACAAATAAGACGTATTAGCTCCCAATACTGCATGAAGAAAATCATCATATAATACCCCATTAACATATAGATAAGAAACACCCGAACTAGAATCAAATGCACAAACAACATGATACCAAGTATCAGCCACTATGGTAGTATAATTCCCCAAAAGTGCTCCATCGGAATCTAAACCACTATAAATAAGTTGCCCAGCGGCACTAATTTTTAATCCTGTATATTCCCCACTTTCCATAGCCAGTTGCCATATAGTTCCACCAGTTATGATTTCTGCGTTTAGCCACAAAGAAACAGAATAGTCATATCCACTATTAATAAAATCCCACCGAGGCATAGAAAGATATACCGACCATCCATCAAAATTGAAACATCTGCCTATTTTTCCATCTACACTAATAGTATTTGTATCGCAACTGGCAAATCCGGTATTATCATATAAACTATCAGTAACATCAGTATTTGCTACATTATCTTCCATCTTCCAAAAACCAACTGATTTATTTATAAGATTCCAACATCTGTAACCATATTCGCAATTATCATATTCTCCAGTAGGCATTATTAACTCATCCACCATTAAATTTAAACATAATTTTGTATTCTCTATACAGGAGCAGCAATAGAAAGTTTAAACGGGGTTTCAACAAATTCTCGTTTAGCCATATCCTGTCCAAAAAACCAAATAATTTCATTTTCCAAAAGTATTTCCTGAATAGTTTGTAATCCAGAATAAGGATAATAAGTAAATTGATTATCTTCAAGAATATAATAACTACCATCTGACAAGCCTACAACCAGTCTATTAGTATCTTCATTAATTGCATTTACAGATAATTTACTAGAATCCTGCAAATTATCGCATAAATCCACTAATCTTAATATTGGCCTATTTCCATAAAAACTGCCAGCATCAGTATATAAACCATCATCAGTAGCTACATAAACAACTCCCCTATGTTTTGACAACCCTCTTATGATAATATCGGAAGAAACTGCATAACTAGGATGTGGAGATACTCCAGAAAAATAAGCATCCACAGTATACTCAACTTTAAAAAAATTCAAAGTATCAGAACTATAATATATACTATTGTCTACTATAACAAATAATCTATCAGGACTAATCATGGTTTCTACGGGACTATTACTATTTACCGTATTTCTCCATGTTGTTTCATTGTTTGTTTTACAATAAACTCCATCTCCACATCCCACAACAAAATTATTGTTTAATATTGCCATTGTGTAAAGATCATTACCCAAACCAGTCCGATCTATACCAGACCATGTAACTCCCAAATTAATACTTTTATAAAGATTTCTTTCAGTCAGTGCATATAATATACCATCATAAAAAAGAAGATTCTTAATGGTGACATCTGGTTCGCTAGGAATAGAAAATTCCACAACATTTAAACTATCAAAATTAAAAGCAAGTATTCCCCCTGGCCCACCAACATATACTTTATTATTAGTACTTACATAAGTAGATGTTAGAGCATATGGTAAAGAAAGATTAATGGTCTCAGCAAATTTTTCTTTAGAATAATCAATAGTTGAGTTCAACTTATCATACCAATCCCTCGTTCTTGGAACAATATACTTTGTTTGTTCTAAAGTTATGTAATTTCCCATCTCATCTGGCCATGTTAATTCACAAAAAATTCCTGTTTTTACTAAGTTACTATGGGCTACTTGAGACAAACCAGTAGATAAACCAGAATTTATATATTCAAAATTATCTTCCAATTCTAAATGACTTAATTCTCCAATATTTTTAACCGAAACTCCTATTATATCCATTCTAATATCATCATACTTATCCATATTTTTATCTAATTGAACCTGACCCGAAGTAATATTAACAGTTATAGGTGGAGTAAATGATTCGTAAACCGTTTTGCCATCATTATCAACTCTACCAGTATTATCATATAGTTCGTAGGTAAGTTGAGGAAGAGAAATAGACACACCATTAATATAACGAGCACCAGGGTACAACTGAGAAAGAAATTTTTCTAACAAATCGTAAACATTAGAAACTTGATCTGATATTTGATTATTAATCACCACAGTAATATCAACATCTAGCAAATTATTTATAGCTGTAGTTGCTAATATCTCGGCAGTTTGAGCAGTACTTAAATTACTATTTAAATCATTATAGGTTGGAAAAACAAAATCATAGAATGGTGTTTTGTCTATCAATATATTTGTGGATTCTGCAAGTTTCGTTCCATTCACATATATATAAACTTGGGCATTAAATTTTTGCTGAGCCCATCCACTATATTTACATTTATACTCGTTATATTTATTTGCTACAACTATTTTTGAAGAATAATTTTGTTTTTCCTCAAAGGAAACAGAATTTTCATCATAGTTATTATAGTATACTCCTATTTCTTGTATCTCGTCATCAATATAAAAAGAAGGAACAACAGTATTTGCTTCATCATATTGCAATAATAATTTATTTTCATTATAAAAATAAAGTCTTCTTTCTGTGCCAACAAAGAACATATTATCTATTTGTCTAATAGCATATACTGGGGGAGAGAAACCATTACGATCCATTTCTGGAAAAGCTAGAGAAATATCCAAAGAAACATCTGTATATATATTTGCATAATCTCTAGAAGAAATAAGTCCTATATCAGAAGCAACATAAATAATACCATCATAAATATCAATTTTAAGACATCTATTAGAAAATAAATCTGAAACCTTTACGAAATTTTCATCTGGAGCTTCTCTCCAAATTTCATCATCTGTAAGAGCAAAAATAAAATCATTATTTTGAGCAAAAGAACGTATTTTTGTTTGTTCAGAAAATTCCGAAGTGAAGTTCCATGATTGACCTCCATTATAAGATTCAAGAACTCCAATCTCATTACTAACAAGCAAACGATCAAGTCTAGAATCATATAAAATACCATATGCATCAGTACTACGAGGACCTAATATAGGTAGTTGTTCCCATTCAAATTCTCTAAAAGCATATTGTCTTTTTAATTTGTAAACTCCCAAATCCGTAGTTATATAAAGATTACCACCATTATCTTCTGTAATATCTCTTATAACTTTTGCCGCTTGCGTTCCTCCCATTTCTTCCCATTCAGAAAAAGAATCTTCTTTTAAATAATATACTGAATAATTCGTTAAAGCAAAATAAATACCAAGAGAAACAGAATAAAATAATTTAAAAATAGGAATATTAATAGTAAATTTTCTTGACCATTCTACTCCTAAATTATCACTGTATAATATCCCATTGCTAGTAGCAGCCAACAATTCACTATCACTGTCTTGAACCCCAATAATATCATAAAAAGTTATACAAGTTCCAAAACTATTATCAGGAGAATTGACACTAGAAAATAAATAAACAAAATTATCAACAGATATTAACGATATCCCAATAGGTATTAGTTCTTCATTAAGTCTTCCTTGATGAGAAATAGACGGAAGTTGAACAGTATTTAATTTTCCAGATACTATCTGTGTTGCACTTAAATTCTCTAACCTAGAACTTGGCAAATCATTTTGAGTCTCAACAATACCAATGACCTGCAATGAAACAAAGGGGACAGTGGAATATGGAACAGAAACACCAGAAACAGGACTATACAACGTTGCTTCAAATGTTATATCTCCATTATCTAAATCAACCTGATAATTTATAGGAGAATACCCATCTTTAGCAGTCTCTATTTTAGCTGTCTGAACATTTCCATTTTCATCTACAAAATAATCTTCATTAACCGTTCCACTTACTTTTAATATATATGTTGTAGCTCCCTGTATGTCTGTATCTGTTGTATATGTACGATAATCAGGAGTAATCCAATTTACAACAACGATATTAGAATAAAGATCTATTCTTTTATCAACATCACGTTCAGTATCAAATACATGCTTATGAGCCTCTATTTGCTCTTGTGTTTCTGAATAAATTAAATCCTGTAAATTTTTAATTTCATTAGCAACAGTCTGATCTATAATGATAGAAATACCTGTTATAGATAATGGATCTGTGGAACAAGTTATTTTAGCTAATATTATTGCCGAAGAAGGAATGACAGTAGATTCTGTTATAAATAACTGTCCTTCATTTTTAAACTTTCTTACAACATAATAATAGTCTCCGGATATGATTAAAGCATTTTCATCTAAAAAAGTAGTTTCTGAAAAACCGGCTGATCCTATATGCTCAAAAGAATAATCATTCCCCCTAGATCTAAATATTTGATAGCCATCAAATAATTCATTAGATAAATCCCATGTTAAATATGCACTTAGACCAGATTCAACCGCTGTTAAATTAGTTGGAGTTGAAAAAGAAGCATTTAACATAGCACTTCCAATCAATAAAGGATACGACATATAATTATCATCTACAGGATTTAAAGATTCAATACCAAAAATATCAATAGAAGTTACAAAATAAGCATAAATAATTTCTGTATCAACAACATAATCAGAATATTCAACTTGTCCAGAAGACAATGTGCTCAAACGCACAAAATTAGAAGGTCTTAAAAATACATTATAAACAGCACGATATATCCTATATCCTGTAATTTCTTCTTCACTCATTGGGTCCCAAAATATCTTTATTTCCCCATATCTTAAAGAAATATCCTGATTGTTTGGCACGCTAGGTTTGCCTAAAACAACTGCATCAGGAGTTGAATACATAACTTGTTTTATAACACTCTCATTGTCAAATAAATCAAAAACTTGAATATTAAATTCATACCTTGCAGAAGATACAAAATATGAAGAATCAACTATATAAGTAGTGGCTTTTCCTATGTCTAAGCCACTTGCTATAATAATATCTGCTTGACTAGGATCGTCTAAATAAACTATTGTACAACTAACTATATTATGGGAAAAATAAGGAGATGTCGTATTATTCCACCTGAATAATACATCATTATTATTTTTTCTAACTGCCTCTAAATTACTAACTGGCAAAGGAACTTGATATACGGGACTAGTAGTTCTTTTAACGTTTCCATTGCTAACCATTTCCTCATAAACAGTACGAACAATAATTGTATATTCTGTATATGGCTTTACATATTCATATATAATGGAACCAGATGAATCTTTAAATGGTAATAATCTCAAATTAATTGAAGTTGCATCTGAACCTAAAACATAAATAGGCTCTCCCTCTCGTGCTCCATTTTCAATTACAGTAACCGTGTACTTATCCGGAATCTTTCCAGGACCAATATCTGAAGATGAAGGATCCGGTTCAAAAACCCATGTAATCATCATAACTATGTCTATATCTTCAACAATTCCTCGTCTATAAGTTACACTAACTGAATCTACTTCTGTAGCACCTTGATTATATCTAGGTGTTCTAACAAGAGATAATCCAGTTGACAAAACATCACTTTTACTAATAGAATAAATAGTAACCTTATAACTACGACCATTAAGTAAATCACGAGCAATTAATTTATTTTCTGCATCATCAGAATGAATACTAAATTCATCTCCTGTTGACTGTCCTGCTTCATCTAATAAATCCAGAACTATTTCATATGTCATTAAAGTCCCTGGAATTTTTAAATTACCTGCTGGAGCTGGGTCCCAAAGAATTTGTAAACTTTCATCTCCTTCATAAACTTGAAAATATGTTGGATTGGACGGCACGGTATCATCTGCTAAAGTCGAAATGAAAATAGCAGAAGGATCACTTATATTACCGCTATTATCAACTGCATATACCCTGTAAAAATAAATTGTATTTTCATCTACAGTAGAATCGGTATAAGTATTTTTTACAGTATCTTCTAAGAATGTATATGTAATACCATCAGAACTTTTATATACTCTATAATTATTTATATCTGCTTCAGAATTAGCATTCCAAGAAAGAGTTAAACTGTAAGAAGAGAGAGAAGAAATATTTAAATTAGATGGGGCTAAAGGTGAAATAGTATCCAAATAAGAAAAGGTTGCTCGATTTGAATATCCACTAAACCCTCCTAATAAATTATTTTTACGTCTCATATATAAATAACTAATACGATCTAATGGAACTTGAGTAGACACAACTCCATGAGTATAAGTAGCAAATCTATCTATTATACCAAAACCATAAGAAACAGATATTTCTCTGGTAGAATAGTTCTCCACAGTTACTTGCCATCCATCTATACGTCCATCTCCAACCCTATCTGATAAAAAAGCTAGTTGATTATCAATTATGGTAAATCTAGATTTATCTGCAGCAGACGAATAAATGTCTCCCCAGTTGAATGCAGTTAAACTATAATGAGGTGTTAAAATAGGCATTTTGTTTAAATAATTTGTATACCAAGAGTTCTATCAACTCCTGCTTCTCCAGCATTAATTCTTATTAACTCGCTATTAACCAACTCTATCATTAATGCAAAGTTTTTAACAATGGGAACGTCAACATAAGGACCACAATACTCTAAGCTAGTAATATCCCTAGCTTGAAACGTGTAACTATAAGAACCAGGAACGAATTCGCTACCATCAAAAGTATCTATTGTTAAATAGTAGGTAGTAAATGGTGTGAATAAAGAACTATCCGGATCATATAAAACATCAACAGATCCTCCAGGAGAAATAGTTACTCCAGAAATAGACATGCTAGAACCATTGACAGACCAACCTGTGGTATCATTTCCACTATAAACTACCAAATGCTCATTAGTTCGTTCAGGATCTGTATAAAATCTAATCCTAAAATTATATGTTTGTTGAACAGAAGTACTATTCTCAAAACCGAAATTAATAGTGTCAACAAAAGATGTTCCACAGGAAGCTATAAATGAATGTCCATCAGAAATTAATGAATATACCTTGTTACCTAGACCGTCATAATAATATGCTCTTATACGAGGATAATAATAAATATTACATCTTAAGTTAATGCTACCAGATACCGCTAGAAAAACAGAAGCAGTATCACCACTAACTATAGCATGTCCACCAGCAACCGGAGCCTGACCATCAATATTGAAACCCTCTTGAGACCCCTCTGTCGAAACAGAACATATCAAATTATTTAATAATATATCTTGATAAAATTCAACTTCAAAATAATAATTTCTTGTTGAACTGGTTGAGTTTGTAAAATCGAAATCAACAGTATTAACATAAAGAAGAGAACGATAAGGACCATATTCTCCATAATCTACTGGCTCTAATACAGATCTACTTGGACTTATAAGTTTTATCCCAACCCTCAAATTTTCTCCATTTTGAGTATTGGCAAACAGTCTATTATCATCTATTATCTGGTACTCAGAAAAATCTACTGAATTTGAAGAATTTATCCCAAATACAATATCAGCAGCAATAGGTGTTATTTTTTCACTGGTTAACAAACCCTTGCGAACAGAACTTGGCAAAATGAAATTAGTAGTGAAGAAATGAACAGCTTCTTTTGTAATTACTCTTATACTAGCCCTATGAAAAAGCGGACTAATATTTTTTTGTTGACTAATAAGTTCTGTCTTAAATTGAAAATATTTAGCACCAAAACTACTAATATCTACTCCATTAGAATCTAAAGTTGTATAAGGTCCAATCCATTCTTCTAAAAGAATATCTGTTTGAGAAGACGAACTTCTGACATATACCAAAACAGAAGTATTGTCTAACTCGGTTACCTGCCAAGATATAGTATCCCATTTAACTAAATCATTTGTACCGTCAAAAATTTCACTCTCATATACTCCCTTTTCCTCTTCAATACGAGTTCCTGAATAAAATTTACTATCGCTATTTAAAGAATAAACAATTTCACCATCTTCATCCACTTCAAATACTTTATTCTCATTAACAAAACCAATAAGTGAAGATATAGAAATGCTACCGACCATACTTGCAATTATATTTCCTTCCGAATCATATAGTAAACTCTTATTTCCAGCCCTATCAACAAGTTGCAAATAAACATTTTTATTTGTTGTAATTGGTTCTATCTTGGTTATTTTGTTATTGGAAATAACATAAATAACTTCTGTATTCACATCCCAAGTTATATCATTAATATTTTCATTATGAGTATATTTCCATGTCCAGTTCCCATCCTGAGAGAAATAATATAAAGATTTCCCAACCACGGCATAGATAGTATAGGTTCCATCACTATTGAGAAAAGTTTTGAGAACTGAAATATTAGAAGCAACTGTCTGAAAAGACCTATAAAATGAATAACTCTCTACATAAGTTCTTAGAATAGACCCTGTATTTTCTCCCCCAAAAAATAACAACTGTTTACTATTGAATTCCACACTTTCAGCAGATATTAAAGCACTATTCTCCTTATGTATCATAAATGAAGTAGAGTCAATAGGATTAATCTCATAAATAGAGCCTTCTGCTCCTGTGGCAGCATACAAAGTATCATTTGCCTCAGCTAAAGAATAGACATCTTCTCCTAATCCCCCCACAAGTGAAACAACTACTTGACCATCAAAACTCCAAATGTGTCCACTATCTCCTTTTCTGGACCCATATACATCTCCAGTTCCTAAACCAGTACCAATATACAATACATCATTAAGTTCACGATAACAATATGCCCGTGACTCTTCAAAAACATATAAAGAAAACGACAAAACATCTATAGAAGAAGAAGATAGATCATATACATAAATTTTAGCAAAATCTCTATCTGAGCCAACACTAACAATAAGCTTATTATTGTATTTTGTAACAAAATCAATATAATCATCATCTCCATAATCTACAATTTCTTGCCATTCTTGTTCTGAGAAATTATATTGATATAATTTTGCTGGTAAAGAAGTTCCCGACCATAAATAATTAGCATCTGCAACAAAAAAACAAATGGAGTTGCCATTACCAACAGTAAACAAATATTGATCAGCAACATTTTCTGTAGAAAATCCTAAATTATGAGTAGAATTAGAAGCAAAAGGAATTGAACTTTGAGTTATAGTTCCATCAGAAGTAAAATTACTATAATTAGAAATTATCATACTCTCAACCCCAGAACCATTTGTTCCATCATCTGCAGTCATAGAAACTTCAACAGTATTACGATTCAACTGTTTACCTATTGTAATTGAACCTGTAGGTGGAGTAATATCAAAATGAACACTATCAAAAGGTAGATTACTATTGCTGTCATTTACTTTTAATTCATTTTCATCTCCTTCAGTAGCAGCAAATATATCTCCATCTATTACACTTTTAACCCCCATATCTTTTATTTTAATTGTGTTTCTACCTAAAATTTCACGTTCTTTGTCAGATTGTGCAAAAGAACTCATTATCTTTAAATTGTTACGTACCGTCACATCTACAACATCTGTAGATTTAAGATTTGTTTTGAACCTTATAATATTAACAGGAGACGGTGAAATGTCATAACCATGAGACAACCTATTCCCATTTAAATATACTTCAACAACAGAATTTTCACCAATCGTTTGTGTACTATCGTCCATTACTATATAAAATGTCATTAGGTCGTCGTAATCTTGAGCTATTCGTGAATATTCAGTTGGCTCATAGTATTTAACAGATACCGATTCAGAGGTATCATCAAATATCAACTGAGAAATTCTAGACATAGTGCCTGACCAAAGAATATTTGGGTTCTTCCAAGTTACACTTTTTACATTATTATTATATAAATGATCATCCCATGAGCTAAAGTTAATAAAATAACTTCCACTCATTTTGGCAACCCCATTCGAAGTTGCTACAAAACGAGTACTTACATCCTTTATAGATATATCATTCACAATATTAGAAGGCAGTCCGTCTGAAATAGTAAATATAATAGAAGTTAAATTATAGTATCTGACCAGTCCTCCTTTTGTTCCTACCCAAACCACATTGTTATCATCAACTCTAATATCTGTAATAAATGTATTAGGTAAATCAATTGTAAAATCAGTTTGTTCTGTCAACGTTACAGTATTACCATCACTATTAACTATATATGCCTTTACTCCCTGATCGTCAGTTCCCAATAACAATTTATTGTTTTTGTCAAAAGCAACTGTAGTTATATTGTCGGGAGGACCACTTAATTTATAAAAACCACCATAATGATTAATAGAATAATACAGACCTGTTTTACAACCCAAAAACATTATATTATTTTTATCAAAAGCAAGTGCCCGTATTCCCTCCTCAGGGCCAACAACTGCAGCACCTAAATCGTCTACTTCGGCTTGAGTACCAACAAGAAATATAGTTCCATTACTATTAGAAAAGAATAATACTCCACATGGACCCACTAGCCATGCATCTCCAGCATTACTGACTGCACCATCAAACACATCCAAGGCACCAATTTTAAATTGATCACTTGAAATCTCCTTAATAACCAAAGGTTCTACTGCATCATCCGTATAATACTTAAAATGGGTAAATAATAACTGTCCCGTTAATGAATTAGAAAAATCACCAAATCTAATTTCCTTTCCTTCTAATACTCTGGAAATTGTCCAGTCATTCCTAACTCCATAATCAACATTGTTGGTTACATTAAATTCCTCAGTAAGAGGAGTATCACAACCAAAATAACCTATTCTTTCAAATCTTTCCTTAGTATATAACCAATCATTTTCATATTGAGACATCATTTGATATATAATGGGTACGTTACTAGAAAAATTCTGTGGAATTGCTGGAAATGTAGCACTCCTCATATCGTCAAAAATAACTTTTGTATCAGAATAACCTTGCCCACTAGAATATAAAATACCTTCACTACTATCATACCAAGCCAAAAATATAGTTTTTCTTTGTTTAAATGTCTCAGCAATATATGGATTAGATAATGCACTTGGATCATTTTCTGCATCAAAATAATCTTCCCATACTATATAAATATCTCCAGTACTAGTAGATTCCGATATGTCAGGATGATCCGCTGCACCATGTCCATTAGTTACTAACATAACTGAGCTTTGAGGTACTAATCTCGGAGACATATCAGAAGGATCAAATGTTTTTATAATTATTCTAAAATAAATCTCATCAAATTGATCCCTCTCATCTACCCAACAAATAAATACACTACCTGACATATTAGCAACAACACAAGAATTGTCTGCACGAAAATAGAAAGAAGGTATAGTTATAGCATCCGTTGATACCAAAGTTGTAGCATCAAAAGATAATGCTAAAATTTTAGATGAACCATCTGACTCTTTTTCTGTCCACGATACAAATATATCATCTAGATAAGATGATATAGAAGGCCTTAATGAACCGTATTGAGAAGTATAAAGTTTTCTTGGTTCAGACCATTTCAAAGAAACAGAATCTCTTTTTATAGAAAATATTTCTGGCTTTCCTGAACGATGATCTTCCCACACAACATGTAAATTACCAAGACTATCAAAAGTAATTTTGGAAGAAACAGAATCTCCGACCTCAGCAGTTAAAAATTCTTCGTTAGACCATCCTAATGATGTTTTTTCTATAAACCCAATATTTGTATAATCAATCTGTTTGCTTTCATAAACAATAGAAATAACATTATTTGCATCAATAACAATATCTGGATTAGATACCCCATAACTATTTTTAACTATAGCAACAGGATTTTCCCAACTATCACCAAAAACAGAATAATAAATATGGGAAGAAACTGTTACATCTTCTTGCCAAACAGCATATAATTCATTAGAAATTGATTGTGTGATTCTTGGACGACTAGCATTCCCTTCATTAGTAGCGGATGTAGAAAACCCAACACTAGCAAGTTCTTGCCATAATGTTTCTCCATCTGGTCTAGCAAAAAGTTTTAAACTATCACCTTTTCCCACTACAAAATAATCTGAAAGTTGAGTTGCATCATATAATACTTTTTCTTTAGCATTCGTAAAATAAATTTCTTGTTGGAAAAAATATATGCTTTCCTGCCTAGTGCCATCGTTAATATATACTCCCATCCCATTTGGAGGTTCATTAGTAGACAAAATCATACTATTATTTATATCTACTATTTGTAGTCCCATATCTACTGTCCATCCCATAGAATTATCTACTGTGTCATACCATCTCGAACCAGGTTTATTTTGAGAATAATACCATTTTCCTCCTGTAATTCTTCCATATTCTGTATAAACACTTTCACCAGTTGTGTCAATAATATCTGGCAATATCCCGGAGGTAGTTCCCAATTCATAATGTTCTTGAATATCAGTTTCATCTAAAACATGATTATAAGCAACAACCTCATCTATATAACCACTAAAAGTAGAATACCAGGGACCATAAAAAATACGAAAACCTGAATTAATTGTTCCCGAGGGAGAAAGATGAGAACCTGTACCTTCTAACACCCCATTTATCCAAAGTTCAGTTGTAAGATTAGATTTCTTAACAAAAACTATATGATATACATGATTTATTACCGCAATAGCATAGGAAGCAATTGTTCCTGCTGCTCCACAAGGAAGACAAGCCCCAGCCCGGATTACTCCCCATCTATCAATAGTCACTGAACATCCCGTATAAGATACACCTGTTCTATCATAGTGTCCCATTATTAATGCTTGTGAAGCATCAGTTGGAAGAGATATTGGTTTAATCCAAGCTTCAAGTGTAAATGGATATAATATACTCCCACCAACTTGCAATACAGATGTGCCTCCTACATTAGTAAACTCAGTACTAATATCAGTAATATAATGAGGTGTTCCCGCTACATCAAATGGTTGATATATTGATTTGCCAGAGCTATCACTAAGAACAAGACTGTCATCTGAATACAAACTAAAATCATAACCATAAAGACTTACGGAAGCCCCATTTCTATACGACATTTCATCATAAAATTCCGTATAAGGGGGTCTACTACTGAGTCCAGAAGTATCTAGTTTCCAATACATAATTGGATTATTAGATAAAATAAGATTTTTGTATGTACTCAATTTTCTTGTCCTTGATACAAAGTATTTATAACCAAACCTTCACTTACTAATTGAACTGAATTCCTACCCAAACTTTGATATAATTCCCATCCATCATTATCTGGTAAAACCGCTGAACTAATATCCCATATATAAGAAGAAGTATAATCTTCTATATGATATCCTCGAAATATAGAAGCTCCTTTAGAATGACAAAAAACAGTATAATTCCTATTTGGAGAAACTCTTATTTTATTTATAGGTGAAAATGTTCTATTCACTGTATGTAAACTAATCGGCTCGCCTGGAATTAGTTTATAAATAGTTGCCCCCTCTTCTTCATTATGAGGATTAGTAGAAAATATTTTATATTCTGTTAGGTTCTCTATATACTCTCTTAAAGATACTATTGAATTATTCGGAAAGTTTAAATACTCTCCAAAACTAATATTATAATATTGAGAAGAACTTTCAGGATAATAATCACTTAATGTAGTATAGTATACATATTTATAAAAGATAACAAAATTAGAATCCTTATTATTCCCGATTTCTAGAAGTTTAGCAGATGTAGGCTGAGTAAACAATCCATCAGCATTTATCAATAAAATACGATCTAAATATACTCTTATATTATTATTTTGTCCTACAATGGTTAATACATGTGCTCCCTGAGTAGTTATTGCTGCAGAATAAGTGGTATCACTTGATACAAACGCTAATTTTTCATTATGTATTCTTATTTCCGCAAAATAACTACCATCTTGTATCCTAACAAACTGATAAATTTGTTCACTAAAATCATCTTCTGAACTAAGTAGAAAACTTGTTTCAACCGTCCATCCTGTTGTATTGCTCACACTTTCTGTCCATCTAGATCCAGTAACACGAAACTTTGTATATATATGTTCTGGAAATGTTGTTGAGTCACTAACAGATATACCTATAAAATAATCATTTCCTTTTTCTATTATATTATCTGGCAAACGCCAAGCCGTATCATCCGTATTTATAACAGAACTATAAATATTGGCAGCACCATAGTATGTTCCTACCCTAATAGAAAGATAAGTGTTTTTTCTGTTAGATGGACTATGCACAGCCCATGTCACAATTGGTCTAGTAGTAATAACAGAAAGAGGCTCCACTGATCCATCTACCTTTATATCTCTTACAACAAAATTTGAGTCTACAATCGTAACACTCTGAGAGGTAGAATATGATGTATCCTCCGGATATTTTATTTGATAAAAAACAATATCTCCCGGACCAACATCTGGTCTGGCATAAATATTATTTTCTAGTGTTGATTGTAAGACATTGTTTACAAACCATCTAATTTGTTCAGAACCAGTAAAATCCTTAAAATCTGTTACAAATTCTGCTTTTAAAATGTCATTTTCATTAGGAGTGGAAGGAGATATTGTAGCCGAAGAAATCTCTGGATAATTATAATTAACCACAACTGAAGATGGAACATATTTTTGACCATATTCATATCCGTCACTAGGAATAATGTTAACAGACCATATATCTCCATCTTTGGTGAAATCTGAACGAATTATTAAATTGTCATCAAATTGAGAACGATACTCTCCGTTCTGATACCAACGAATAAAAGTGCCTGATTCTATGTCTCCATCAGCATCATAATAAGTATAAGATAAGATTATGTCATCATCTATAGTTGGAGAAGAAGGAGATAAACTAGCAGTCTGAATATAAGGTAAAGAATTATAACGAAAAGAAAACTCTACCCAGCCACTACTTTGATTAAGTTCATCACGAACTCTAATTTGACCATAATAAGTTAGTCCTCTTTCAAGCAATGGTCCAAGATATTTCCAAGATTTTCTTTTAGTAGTAATAATATCAGATTGAGTAATATTCCCTACAAAAAAACTTTCTCCCCAGCCAACATTATTATCAGCAATCAAAATTGTAAAATCTAATTGTTCTATTGGTTCTGTTGAAGATATTATTCCAGCATCTCCACTTATATTGACATCTATTAGTTCTTCAAAATCCCAAGTAATTGTAGGTTTATCATCAGTAATAACAACTTGATTAGAAGTACTTATATTATTTATTTTTACTGTTAAGTCCATTTGTATTTCCTAAAAACGAACAACTGACCCACCTATTTCTAGATACCCGTTACTAGAACTCACCTGACTACCCCGAACATTTTTATTAAGCAAATTTATTTCAGAAGATTGAGAAAAAGATCTTCTTACTTCCCAAAACAAAGGAGACCCTCTATTAATCTGCCCCTTAGTATTAGAAATGTACAAATCTTTCATATCATTAATAAATGATGTGGCACTTATTGTAGTTGGGTCCTGAGGGATATAAAACCCCTGATTAAAATATTCTGTAAACCAATTTTCCTCATCTAAAGTCCATTCGGTTGATTTGTTTACTATTTTTCTAACAAATATTTCCAAATCATTAGTAGATGATAATACTTCGTTCATAACAAAAATATCACCTATATACCCCTGATTATTAGCAACATCATAACTTCCTTCAATTATTTTTCTATTAAGATAAAAATCAGCAACAGTAGAATATAAGTGAATAGGAACATTGCCTCCATCAGTTATATTACTGTTTCTGCCATCTACAATTATTCTTATTGATGATTCTTTGCCATCATAAGCAATAAGAAAATGATGCCAAACTCCTGCTGTATATGATTCTGTTTTTGCGGTATATCCGCTATTGTTCATATGTAAATTCAAAACATTCGTACCGTTAGTATTAGTCTCTTCATAAAGTACAAATAACTTATCCCCAAGAATAGTAGGATTTAAAGAAGGATTATCATTCCCGTAATCCATAAGAGAAATTCTTAAGGGTTCAATGGTAGGTGGGGTTTCAACTACCATCCCAGGATTAACAGGATAAAGCCAAAACCCTATCATCATTTCTTGGTCAACCGAAAATCTAGAATTATTCATAAAAAGATACTGATCTTGTTGCATGACATAACCAAGATCACCAGAAATCGTACTCACACCTGAAGTCCCAACCACATCTAAATGATTACTAGATACCGAATCTATTAAAACATCTGAAGTTTCAAATTGTAAGAACATTTTAACAGAAGATCTTAAATCCAAAATTATGACCCTCCAATATCTGAATAATCAACATCCAGAACAAAAGTATTATTATCATAAGCCAAACCATTAATCAACATACTACGTTCTACCCAAACATAAATTACATCATTAGGTTCTAGATTACTACCATTGTCTCTCAAACCATTTACATCAATTGGAATTCCTACATTAACACTCTTAAAGCCAGAAAATGTAGACAAAGAGATATCTGGAGATATCTCACCTGATTTAGTTCTTTGAGCCGGACCAGGTTCAATTTCATAATTTATTCCCGTTACATTATCATGAGGAAAAGAACTACTTACAGTAATCGTTCCCGTAATATTATCAAAAGAAGAAATAATTCTTGTTTGACCTAGATTACTACCTGAAAGGATATTGATAACAGCATCATTAAATTGATTTAAGCTATAAGAAATAAGAGTGTTGTCAATTAATGTAGAGTCTGTCCCCTCGGACGTAGATGCAGAACTTACATAATCATTGCTAGGAATTTCAACAGCTACATTATATGAACTATAATTATTCTGACTATTTAAAGACAACTTAACTGAAACATCAAAAAAAGTAACTGTTGCACTATCGTTTTTTATGGCAAAACAACGATATTGCTTATTTTCTTCATTAAAAAAATTATCAAACAACAGTCTTGATGAAACTCCTTTTACTATATCTCCAGAAATATGTGTATCTCTAATACCATTTACACTTCTTTCTTGAATTACAACAGTATTTGAAGTAATTGCATCTACCTCAATAAGCTCATATCCTGAAAATAAATATACCTGATTCGGAACCTGAGTAAAATCAGATATCTCCAATGTTGTATCAAAAAAACTAACAGTAGAAGTTATTGTTGTTTCTGGGTATAAAAGAGATGTACTTATATACCCTCCAATAGATTGCGATAAATTATTCTGAGCAATGCTATTTTGCAAGCTAGTTAGATAATATTTAATTTCCGCATTATTCCCCATGATCAGCTCCAAAGAGAAGAAACGGTTGAAAAACTGTAACCATCATAAACTCCCATAATAGAACTTTTATCAAGAGTAATATATAAAAGGTTATTATCTGTAAAAACACCAGTAATACTATTGTTGTAGGATGTAAGCAAACTTAACGTCGTTCCGTTGAAAGAATAAAGATTTCCATTTTCCATTCCTAAAATAAGAAGACTATTAAACACAGTTGAAGAATTTATAATACTATCTATATCTGTAAATGTCATCAAAGTATATAATGTCTCGTTTATATAACGCTGAAAAATACCAGTATTTGAAGATGTTTTCAAACAAAAATAAGGAACATTACTATAAAAATGCATAGATGTTACTTCATACGACGGAGCAACAACAAACTCCCTGTTCTTATAAACTTGATAACCATCACCTGCAAAAGCTGACCAAATATCACTTCCATTTACCATTATTGAAGATACTGTACTATCAGCAATACTATTATATACTCGAAAATATTTCTTTTCATCACTATAGGAATTGATTTCCACATTATCTCCATAGTCCTTCAATTTAGCCTGTAAATATTTGACCCCATCTTCTTCTCCTGAAATTTGCCAAGTAATTACATTACCTAAATTCTGTGCTATACCGACAGATTCAATTTGAAATCCATCAGAAGATATTACCGCCTGCTGTATAGTTACACTTTTCACAGAAGTGGTTTCGTCGAAAGATTTAACATCAAGTATAACATCTCTATTATTGGTATATTGTTGATTATTTGTTATTGTAACTGTTCCTTTTGGAGGAATGGTATCTATTGTAAAATAATTCAAAACATTTATATTTACATTGTTTATAAAAACAGGTTTGGAAATACTATCTCCTTCAACCAACTCAAACTTAAAAGAATAATCATTAGAAGACGAAAGATTTTCTACACTCCAATAATATGTGGGAGAACCAACATAAAATATTTTTGGAATAACTGTCCAATCAATATCGTGGGTTTCTGAACTATAGTATCCTCGATAAAATGCACGTTGAGAAATTTTACCTATCACATTTTCTTGATTAAAAATAATAGGAACATATGCAAAATAATTGCCTTGAGGAGCAGGACTAAAAACAGAAGGACTTTCTAAAGGACTACTTTTAATTGTAATATTGCCTGCAGAAATAATTCTTTCACTTCTTTCTCCTTTTTCATTTCTTAATCTTATTGCAAACCTACATTGTATTCCCTTAACAAATACCGGCATATACCATTGAAAAGACGTTACAGAAACAGGAAGAGATGCTATTTGCATCCAATCTGGACTGCCACTAACAGTATAATTATCCGTAAAGAATATTTCATACCAATTATAATTAGAAGTATCGTAATCTGGCTCTTCCCATGTAATGGTTATTTCCCTAAACCATATATCTTCTCCCCCGTTAGGATATATTAAAGTTGGACTATCAAGAACTGCCATTTTAACTATTCTCTATCTTTGTAAAAAGAAGTATCACCAAATAAATACTGAGGATCATCACTGTCATATAATCTCTTTAGACTATTTGTATCAATAACACGATTAAATTGGGCTGTACGATATGCTGAAAAAACTTCCTCAGCACTAACATCATTAGCTTTTCTTAATGTTTCATGGTTGACAAAAGTGCCATTTACATTATAATAATCTAAATAATTTCCGTCAGAAGAAAAAATGTCATCTTTACAATATGTAGCTTCTAAGTTGGTAGGAAAACCAGGAATATTAACTGTCAGAATACCTTTTCCATCTTTATTAAAAACTCCATCACTTTTTTCTATTTCAAAACTTCCGGTATATACTCCTTCTTCCGTAAGAGATTTGGTCAATATAAGCCCGTTATGCTCTCCAAATCTATCATTAATTCCTTGCTGTACTATATTAAATGTTAAACTTCCCATGTCTTCATTCGTGTTAAATTTTATTTTTACATATACAATATTACTAGTAACAGCACTAAGCACAAACATTCCATTATAAAAAGAAAACTTATTACTAAAATCGCTATCTTTATAAAATTCAACTGAATAATCTAACTCATCAAAATTAGAAAGGAATTCAATACAAAATGTTTTAGTAATTCCATATACAGTAAGAATTTGCCCACAAACTCTACGTATTCCATTTGCACGACTTATGTCCCATGGAACTACAAATCTATTATTTCCAATAAAATAAGCATCATAAGAAAAGTCAGCTTCTGTCTTGGGTTTAGGTTGTCCCTGTTCATTCACTCCAGTATAAATACCAACTCCTATATTGATCCAATCACTCCAATTTTTATCTGAAGATGATCTTAATCTAACAGCATATGAACCAGCTACTCCAGTTACATCAAAACGAACATAAGTACTCGTTACCACAGTTAAGACTTCCGATTCACTAATGACAAGACTGCCCTTATTATCTTCCTGATAAATTCTTATTCTAATGTCATCTCCTATATCTAAAAAAGTACCAGATCCAGGAAAACACAATTGTTCAGAATCATAAATAACAGGAGGTTCCTGAATACCTCTAACCGGCAAAGAACACTTATTTACATATATCTGATCCCGATCAATAGAAGATATATAAAAATTTTGTGCTTGATCAACTAAAATTTTAGGATGTTGTCCTTGATCAAGTTTTACTGAATCAAAATATCCTTGACCACTAGAGTATAACACTTCACTATCAGAATCATAGGTTGCCCCATATATTTTAGGAAGCCCATTCCTCGTGTCTTCCCAAACAACCATAAAATGTCCAAATAAATTAGATTCTAATGATGGAGATATAGCCTGCCCCATTGAACTAGTAACTCTCATGTCATCAACACCTTGCCCAGAACAGACCCATGTGCTTTCGTCAACATTTCTCCTACCAAAATTACCTTGTATAACTTCGCCAGTTGTTCTAAAGACTATTGTTTTTAAAGGATAAATATAATTACTGTTCTGAAACTTATAACTTATATCAGCATAATATTTAACACCACATAATAATGGCAATTCATAAGTATTTCCACTAGTAGTATTTGCTAAATATCTTCTCTGTTCTTCTATTTTTTCATGTGGTAAAACTTCTGGGACAAACATAATGTCAGTCGTACCTTCATCAGACACAGTAATTCCCCCATTAGGAAATACAATAGGAGGAGCATTTTCTATAAACCATCTTTTTGTATTTGAAACAGTAAAAGCGGTATATAATAAAATTTCCCTTCCCATATCAGCATAAAATCTTATATGAAAATTTAAATTTTGTTCCGAACCAGTGTCATTATAATAAGTAAATCTAATTACATTTCCCAAAATTTCATCAGAAGGACATAAAAATATGTTATCATATGTATAAGGAGATATTATCCATCCATGTTCATCTGGAACTGCAGGGTCCAAGTCAGTGTCTGGAGGAGCAACATAATCAGGATCTACTTCAAATTGTACTTCGACAGTTTTAGCAGAAGTCATAGTAACATAATTTATTTTATCCACTATGTTATCTTTATCTGTTCCTGTCCATTTTTTAACACGATATCCAACATCTGCACCAGCAGTTAAAGTAACTGTTATGCCGCTTTCATGGTCTCCTGAGGATGGTTGAATATAACCATAATTATTGTCTACAACAGAAGTTTCTAAAGTATAATTTATAATTGTTGTCTCTATAAAATAAACTTGGACAGTCTTCTTTGCATCCACAAAAATAGAATTAGAATTAGATGAGGTTGCTTCAATCTGAGTTCCCACCCACTTTTGAACTTTATATCCAGTAGCAAGAGTAGCTGTTATATTAACAACAGAACCAGCAGTATATTCATCTGATATAATATCAACAGTTCCACCAGTATTATTAAGAATTCCACCAGTATAAACTTCTACTTCTATATGAAATGGAGCATGTCCAAATTTCACAGTTACAGTAGTGTCCTGACTGGGCATCGTAATTTCATTATTAGAAGTGGTCAAATCATCATCATTTGTACCAATCCATTCCTCAACAAACCAACCTGGCTCCCCTGGTCCCCCTGGAGCCGGAGATGCATTTAATAATACTGTTGTTCCCTCTATATGATCTGGTCCTTGTGGATTAGTTAATAAAGTACCTCCAATATCATTATCTGGTAGGACAGATGTTGTTAATGTATAACTTTGTGTTCCTGGTCTAATAAACTCTACAAATACAGTCTTATCTCCTCCTTCCATATTTACATGATTCTCAGCTTCTGCACTTGATTCCTCGGTATTAATCCACCTTTTTACCTCATCTCTAGGATCATTACTAGTGGCCAACAAGATATAATAATCATTAGATGAACTAAGAAGTATAGGGGTATCATAATATATTCTTTGTCTTTGTTCTTCTTCTCCTCCATAAATTTGCCCAGATATTGTTCCTTCTTTTTTGACCGTTAAATAATAACTATTTTTATAACGTATTTCTACATCATAAGAACTATAACTATTATCTGGCATTATTATTTCTACCTTATATGCTGGTCTCCATTCTCCATCCCTATATACTGTAGAATCTGTTAGTCCATATTGAGCACTAGAACGATCAACATACACTTCCTCAAATTCGGCACCTTCTATTTTTTCAAATTTAATAGTAACATTTAATGGTAGAGTAAAAGGTCTTTCCTCAAGAGTAAAAGACTTAGTACAATCAGTTGTGTAAAAAGACTCAGAATTATTGGTACTTACTGTAATATAACATTCGTTTGGTAAATGATTATATTTATTTGATACTCGTAAAAGTGGCATTATCTCTCCCTATTAACTATCTACTGCATGTTTATAATATAAAATACGATCAAATATTCCATCATCAACTTGTGGAGCATAAGTAATGGTTACAGTCTGTCCATTTGTAATTTCAGTTCCATCGGGGTCAAAAGGAATACCATCTTTTTGCCAGCCATTAACTAAATTTATAGAGCTAATGGTGCTATACAAATCAGTCTGATAACTATCATTATAAAAATAAATAATAAAATTATAAGTTGCTGTACTCGTGGACGTATAAGAAAACGTAATGGAACATAAAGAATCAGTATGTGTTTGCATTACATCCATTGCATGATAAAGAGAACAATTATTTTGTCCAGCATTCGAAGTGTCAGAAGAATATGCTGAATAAATATCATAATCACCGTTTCTGTTATCATGCCAACATATCATTCTTTTACCATTTCTACTTACAGAAACAGATGGGGATAAACTATTACTGGTTGAACTAGTTATCCTAGTATCAAAACGAAAAGGAATGTTAATATCAAGAGCATTACTATAATATATATTCCAATTCTTATTTCTATTAGATTGCCACGATAAATGAGGCTCGTCACCAACTCCAACAGCAATAGAAGATGCCATATTTATACCTTCTAATGTAATTGGCAATTGAAGAAATAAATTATCTCTAGCTCCGATAGCAAAATCGCTTAAACCAGAAACTGGATCTTCATCAATTGTTCCCGGAAATCCCATAGTAATATAATTATTTTCGCTTTCAAAAAACTCTTGGAGTTGAGTAGACGAAACACTTGATGATACAACAGGGTCTAAAATGTTTCTAATAGACAAGGGAACTATAGCAATCTCCTCATTTACATAAAAAGTAGGAGAAGATAAAACAATATTGTCAAACTCAACATTAAAACTTGTTTCTTCTAAATCATCAAAAATATTTGACTCATATGGATAAAAATCATCGGTTATTAAATATCCTCCTGTGGGCAATCCAAATCCTAAATCAAACCGATCTATGCTGGCAAGACTAGTGGGAAAAGATTCAGAAAAAATAGCATTATTATTAAAAAATAATGTAACAGTACAAATATAAAAAGAAGTTTCTTGTTCAAACGAATAATCTTTTTCTTCAAATAAGTCAGAAAAATTTTCTGCATAAAGTTTCTCATACCCAACAATTATTTGAATATTATTTATTTCTGCTAAATCAAAAGACCCATTAATTTCTCTTACAATTCCTGCTTTCCTATAATCAGGAGTACCATAAAAAGAATCATCTCCATTATACACAAAAACAAATTTTGCTTTTCCTGTATATACAATTTCACTCATGTTGTCTACGTATCCACAATCTGGAGTACATATAACACCTTTCTCACTACACCAATCCAATTGTGTTCTAATTAAATTATTAGCTTCAAATCTAACTTTTTCTGGCATAACTCCAATAATCCAGTGTCTAACATTGCTATCATCACCATTTAATATTGGCACAAAAGATAATGCTATATCAGTTTCAGCAGCAACATGATCTATATCTGAATTACGATAAGCCCCAACTATTGGAAAAATACGATCATAAAGAGAATCTTGTCTACCTATTATAAACGTATTATTTCCTATAGAATAAACAGGAAAATTATAAATATCTGTATTGCTTGAAAAAGTAAATTGTTGTTTCCATTGAGAAAATAAATCGTCTATTTGTAAAGGATTTATAGAACCAGACAACGTTACATCTTCATCAATTGGAGAAGTTCTTGATATAGACATTGAAAAATTAAAATCAACTTGATAGTTAATTTGTAACATATTATTATTTAAATCTAATCCAGAATCATCATCTAAAGCATAGAAAAACATAGCTGTGTCTGAAATAGGATTACCAGAAACAGAAAAAGAATCTTCACCCTTAATTGTAACCACTCCACTTTCCAATGTATCTAAGACAGGATAACTATCGAAAACAATTTGAGGTGATATTCCATATTCTTGTCCAGCATCAATAATTACATTCTCGGTAACATATGTAAAAGGCTTATCCTCTTTTCTATATAATTCTGCATATTTATCACATATCGAAGATAAAATTGTATTTCCCAACATGCGAGAAGCTGGACCAAGAACTCCATAATATACTTGAATATTCCCTGTTCTATCGCTTTCCCATGTTACATGTACACTTCCACGAGAATCAACAATTGCCTTAGGATTATAATTATTTCCATCATAAGTAATTTGTTTCCATCCAAAACTTTTACTTAAATATCCAGTTTCTCCAACAGTAAAAGAATAATAAAAAAGTTGACTTTCATTAGAAATAACAGCCTCAGCAATAACATAAACATAAGATTCGTATGAAGATCCAACATGATATCGATTGCTTGCTATTGTTACACTGAGAGAAGGAACAATATTAGCAGAAGAATCTTTTATAATTGGTAGTGTTTCCACATAAGAAGCTTCAATATTAGGATAAGACTCACCCTTTATGAAAAACACAGCATATTCACAAAGAATCCATTCATCAACCGAAACGGTTGATTCTCCCTTAGAAGCAATTACTCTATAAAAAGGAACATAATTATCTGGAATTTCTCTGCCAATTAATTCAAATGAACGATAACCAAGTTGTTCATTAAACACAACAATATACACCGTTTCACTAAAGATTCTAGAACACATATCATAAGTATTTTTGTCAACATATATTACCAAGTCATCAGTAGTAGCTTTTGGAGGAACAGATACTTTAGCACTAAATAATACCTGCACATCTAATGAAGACTCGTCATCTAATATAAATATTCTCGGATAATTATATGCTTCATTACTTGATTCCACAATTTCAGAATCAACACTTATTACAGCATGTAATGACTGTCCACTTGCTAAAATAGTAGCATCATGATTATTTATTCTACAAAATTCTAATCCCGTATGATCTACCATCTTATTCTTACAGTCGGTACGTTTCGTTTCTATATCTATTGGTTCCACTCTAGGATCAGGAGGAGTAGGTACCACATCCTCTGGTATTTCAGAATCTTTACATTCTTCAGGTAAAGTAAATATATAACCTGAGATTTCACAACGAGGATCTACATGTGTTTTTACATTATTTGGCAAAACACAAAGTTCACACCCACTAAAACACGGAATTTCATTCTTACTTTTAGATATTCCTATTGGAAAATTCTGAAGAACAACAACTTCTTTATTAATTAAAAAATCAGTTGCTTTGGCATGAGTAGTACCAGCACCAATTTCATTAGTCTTAATAAAAAAATCTTTGTCATTTATTAATACAAAATATTCAGTATTAGGATCAGCCTGCACAGATATCATAAAAGATTGACTTTTCTCGACAAATGAAGGAAATAAATTTATTTTTCCATCAAATTCTGATTTAAATAATTCTTTTTTTACATGATAAACAAAAGGTATTATCCTAAACAATTTATAAGCATCTGATTCCTTCTTGAATAAAAACACGAACAAACTAATAACATTATATGCACATTCTTCAGGAATAGTAATATTAATAGTTCCATTAACATTCTTTATATTAGGATTTATATCAAAATTATCTTCCCCATTAAATTTTACTGCACATAAATTGGTAGCATCTTCTATTTTGATACGCATTCCTGTATCATTAGGAAGATTAAATAAACTCAACCTTAAATGTTTAGCCTGCTCTATAGTTCCAAACTGAGGATCAATTATAGCTTTAATCATAAAACATTCCCAACATACTAGAAAATTTTTCTTCTGTGATATTATAATTAAATTCTTTATGAACAAACGGTATGGCATTTTTAGCTTTATTTTCTACCTGTTCATAATTATTTACCACAAATCTCATCTTTTCTTTTATTTGTCTCACAGAAACAAATGCCCATTTTTTATTGGAAAATTGAGGTATCCTATCTAAATTAGAAAATTGTCTATATCCCTCTATTTCCAACATTGTTGCCCTGTCGTTATTAGCATAGTCTTGGCACCCTGAAAAATTTGTTATAACTATAGGTACTCCAAGAGACATGCACTGCAAACCTGGTAAACCGAAGCCTTCTCCCATTGTCGGCATTATTAAACAATTTGCAGATTTTAAAAATCCCGGCATTTTTGTTTCATCCAATATATCTTTTTCAAAAATAATAGATGGTAATCCTTTACTTTTTAATTTGTATTGACGTTTTAACTCACAAATATATTTTTCAGATTGGTCTGACTTATCGGTCTTTATAAGTAATTGCACATTATCAGAAACATCAAATTCAGAAAAATATGCCTCAAGTAATGCAGAATAACCCTTTCGTAGCCTCCAACTACCAATAAATAAAAATGTGAATTTGTCATAATTAATTTTAGGCTCAACTGCATCATTATATAATTCAGTATTCACACAATGAGGAATATGAAAACATGGTTTTTTAAACAAAAAATTACTAAATATTTTTTTATTAAAACTAGAAGGAAAAATTACTGCCGTATTTCTTTTAAGAATTGACACCCAATCATCTGGAGGTGAAAAAGTCTCAAAAGTACCAAAACCAATATTTATTTTAGAAGAAGCAGCTCTTTTTTGCATAGGTGGAATACAATGATATATAAGTATTTTACGACCATTATCATCTTTATCTATCATATTTTTAAATAATTTATTTGTTTTCTCAGATATAGCTAATTTAGAAGGGTGCTTTCCATATAAATTTATTTTAATATCATATTTGCCACTATTATATAAAGCTAAGATATAATCCTGTGCTGCTTGACTATATCCCGTATGATTTAAAAAACATGCGTAGCGTATCTTGGTTTTTATCATAAATTTGTTTCGTCATAAAACCTAAACACTTACAATCACATTTCCATTAGACATTATCTTAGCGTCATTAACAGCATTTAATGTTCCATTTCCATACATCCAGGTTATATTCCAAAAAGAATCTAATTTAATAAGTCTTCCACTAGCATTAACAAAAGCTGATTCACCAGCCAAAAACGTTCCGTCTGATGCCCTAGAAATATCAGAAATATAAAGACCATCTGGGGCTGTATATTGAAGTTTAGGAACATCAGATGGTTTATCAATAATAAATATTCCTGATCTAAAATCTTTTAGAGCCTCTAAAGCAGCAGATCTAAAATGAGAAATATTACTATCGGGAACAACTGCACCTAAAGCACCAGCAAAACTTCCCAAAGCTGCTACCACCCACCGAGTACTACTAATCTCCACTAAACTTCCCAATGTAAATTCTGAAAAACCAATTCTATCAGTAGTAAAAACAGTCTCCAATGTAGATGGTTTAAACTCAATAATTGACGGAACTTCTACACCAAGATTTTCAAAAGATATATCTTCTCCATCCTCTGTATAACGTATACCGGCATTACACACAACCCAATTATCTGAAGATAAAATATTAACAAAAACTGGAGTTTTAATACCATCCATATAAGTATAATCACCAATAAAACACTCTATGCCATATAATCCATATAATTTAGTTGCATTAAAATCTTTTTCAATTCCACTACTAAATGCTCCTACTTCAAAATCTATAGTAAGTCCTGAACTTACCCCAGCCAACTGTGCCATCAAAACACTACCAAGTTGTATCTCAATAACTTTTCCTTGCCCTTTATTCGTAGATAAAACGATCTCATTGGATGTTAACTTTGTAGGTGCTCCACTCAAATATAGAACTATTTTAGTTATATCTGATACTATAGAAGATGAAGTACAAACAATTGTTAAAACACCATTAGAAGACTTATAGCAAGAGTTAGAAGGGTAGAAGTTGCCACTACTAACATATGTAGATGCAAAACCACGAATAAAATTACCATCCTTATCTACTTCAATAACTCGATTATTTTTTGAATCTGCCACTAAAAAATGTTTATTATATTTTCTTACAACCGAAAGTATATCATCAAACTTATACGCGGGATAATCAGCCCAATGAGCCGCTTGCAAAGGAGAAATAGGCATATTTTTACCAGATATACCATAAATTGCTACACCCTCATCAGTTATTTCACTAATTATATCTTTAACGGAAAAAGATAATCCGTCCACATTAATATATGGACTTATACTTAGATCAGAATCTAATGAAGAAGTAACTGATTCTGAAACAGTAATATTTTGTTTATCTCCCCTATTCCATTCAGTAGCAGTATTTATATCAAAACCATGAAAAGTAGCTTCTACCAACATCCTTAATTCAACAGAATCCAAAATAGGAGTAGATTGTCCATCACTACTAGTTAATCTTATTTCGATTTCTGCTGCAGTCCCTACTATTGCAAATATATCCCCATCATTAAGAGATAAAGAATAACCTACTCTATCTAATAAATCAACAGAATTAGCTACTCTAACCCTAACCTGTATCCCTGTATTGTCAGGAACAGTAGCATTATAAATCACAGAATAAAAAGTAACAGAAGTTTGTGCTTCATGTCTTAATCTTATAAAACCTTCTGAAACCACTAAATTTTCACGACGAACAAACATATTGTCTAGATAAAAAACAAAATTTTCATCATTTTCATCAGTATATATTACTACTTTAGTAATATTAGATCTGTCCCAAAATGATATGTCCACCACAACCGTTTCAAAATTATTTTTAGCAGGATCTTCATTAAACGTCGTTTGATTAGTTGATAAAATAGTAAATTCTCTATTATGTTCTGTTCCATTTCCATCTACATAAACAAAATACCCATAAACTGGTTGATGGGAAGTAATAGAACATTTAATATCAAAAACTAATTCATTATAATTAGTCCAATTACGAGGGGTAGAAAATATCTTTGTAAAGTTACTCCTAATAGTGGCTGAAGATGTAAAACTACCACTATAAAAACCTTCTATCTTATTCACATCAGATCCTTCAGCAACAATCTCTGAATCATCATTTAAAATAACAACTGATTTAGTAAAACCAGGGATAGGTTGACCTGGTCTAGTGGCTTCTTCAAAATTTTCTATTATATCTACTACTGTATAGTCTCTAGATAACGAAACCTGACCACCTGAAATAATAACATCACTATAACTTTCCGCTCCTTCAAAAGATTGTTGAGAATCCCAATAAATAGATGTAAATGTACCTATCTTTGCCGGTTTACCACTAATACAATGTTCTTGTAAATTTATCTGAGCAGTACTGGCAGAAAAATCAATATAAGCATCGGGAGTGATTCCAGGAATAATAACAAATTCATTGACAAAATGTTCATCAATAACATAAGCTGTATTATGTACATCAAATTTATATTTCAAAAAAATAAGTTGTTTAAAAAGATTTATACTGGCTATTTCCCCTAATAACTCTTTATTGCTTTGAGTTAAAGACCTAGATAAAGTATCAAGTGCAGCATGTGTTAATATACCATTGTTTTCAAGATCATTATGATCAATAGAAGGAAGTCTTTCAAGGTCAAATGTTCCACTAACAATTTTAGAAGCATCTATACCTTCTATTCTAGCCCCAGGCAACTGATTCTTAACTTCATTTTGCAAATCTATTTTAGTAGGACTGCCCCTATGTTTATGAGCATCTATTTGTTCTCTAATTACTTCATCAAAGCTAATTAAATCTCTAACCGTATTGTCTATAGTGGCTACAGCATTATCTCCTGTTGTAATGGTAGCCAACTTCAAAGATGAATCATTGTCAATATTACTTGATGAAATAGCAAAATTAATAAGCCTATTCTGAACTGTTTTTCCTTGTAGAACTGCATATAAATGGAAAATACTATTAGGAGGCAACCCGTCAACATTATTAGTAAAAGTAGTTTCAGCAGCTAAATATTTTATTATACCAATACCAGGAGAGATAATAACAGCAATACCTGTTTCATTAGAATATCCCCCGTCTGAGACTTCCCATCCACTAATAACTCCATTTCCAAAAACATTATATAAAGCATATATTTGTTTATCTATAAGAACAAAACGATCAATTTCCTTTTGTACATTTAAAGGAGTTGATAGATCATCACCAAAATCGAAGTAGGCCATCGCATAGAATTGGGTAGTACCCATTTTATTTATTACTCCTAAAATTACGATTTATAAATTTATTTTCCAACAATATATTTTTCCCCTACACGTTTACGTCCTCCACCAAACGACGCATAATTCGATGTCCCTCCAAAATTATTTAATTGAAAGGCTCCAGAATTAAATATTCCATTACGATCCCTGACAAAATCATAATTGCTTTGATTGGTTCTCATTCTATAATCAATCATTTTCTGTATGCCTTTTTCTAATTCTGACAAACGAACATTATTTTTTGATGTATTCAAATTAAACCTCCGTGATAAGTGGATTTCTAGCTGTTAAAAGATTATAATAGTCAGCAACACTAGTCCACTCACACTCTAATGTCTGCCACCATATATTTTTTTGAGGCTCCATAGTAGATTCTACCTTCATTACCCTTAATGGAACATAATTTAATCCAATAATATCTAAAGCTCTAACGGGCTGACCATAACTTTCAAAATTAACTACAACAGGAGGTTTAAACATTTGTATACTATAAAATTCCAACAAACGTGCTGCAGCAGCTTCATCCCCAATTACACCTTCTGCCTGATAAAATAACTTTAAATAACCAAGAAATCCTTCTGACTCAGGATTATCAAATGAATCCCAATTAACATTATCCATCCAAACAGGAGTGAAATTAGGAGTATTTGTTAATAATTTAATATGATTATATGCAGAAGACACATCGTGGTTTACTGTCATTCCTTTAAATATTAATTGTCCAGCATAAGTATCTGGATTAGTTGAATACAAAAAAGCAATCTCACTTAAATCAACTGTCCCTCCGGTTAAAACTATATCCTGATAATGATCAAAATAATTTTCAAAGTGAGCAATACCAAACTGGTCAAAGAAAAATATTTTTCCCCCTGTTTTAGATATCTTCGCAATACCATCATGAAAAGTATCACTACCAGCTTTAAATTTGTAAAATGGTTGTGTTAAACGGGCGTAAGAACTTGGCAAAGCATATGGTAAAGAATAAGCTATTCTATTATCAGGAAAAATAAGATTCATTTGGTAATTAGCTGGAGTAGAAGCTAAATTATCTAATATTATTCTGGGACCATAATTCTGCAAAGTTAATGGAGTTCCATCGGAAAGAACAATATTCCACGGAATCATATCTGAACGAAAACCTGCCATATCTAAAATTTGATTTACAGCATTAACATCCCTAACTCCATCAAAAAAAGGACTATTAAAAAATCTTTGATCTTTAAGAACTTTTGAATAGTCCTCCAAAACACAGTCCATTACCCTCTGCCCATAAGACCTAGTAATAGTTCCCCCACTACAAATACCTGTAAATAATTTATATAAACCTGGCATTTGTGGATAATTACATCTATCAAGATCATTAGATGAATCACCAACTTGTGCTTCGTAACCACCCCATATTTCAACATAAAAAGTTTTGTCTCTAAGAGATAATAATCTCTCTGTGACATAACCTTGATCCCATTCATCCATATACATACCTTCGTTTACTAAAAATTTAATTGATCCTTTATGTTCCAACGAAGTAAAGTCTGTGGTGCTCCATGTTTCATTAAAACTAAGAACATGATTACTGGCATCTACTATCTCTGTCTGCCATCTGGGAGTTGGGTTAGAATCAGCAACCAACCTAATCATCGTTAGGATGGGTGGTTTACAAGATTGTAAAGCCCACATATTAACATAAGGAAGATTATTATTCTCGTTTTTACGAACAACACCAGAAGGCAAAACATCTTGACTACCAAATAAATGATCTCCTGCTAATAATTTTATTTCTGTAAAAAAATACTGACGCCGATTACTTGCGTCTATAGAAATATTATATTTATCAACTTTAATTTCAGAATAATTAAGAGAATAATACCAAGCCTGAAAAGCCTTTCTAAACTCACCTGTCATAGCATTATCAAATAATTTAACATAATAAGAAATAGGAGGTAACATTTCCCTTAATGATTCTTCTCCGAAAAAATTTCCCCAATTCCATATATTATTTTCATCTTTTAAGTGTTCTCTAAAAACTTGAGCATCTTGTGTAAAATATGGTTTATACGGATCGTTGTTACCAAAAATAACTTCTCCAGTATTAATAAGACTGGGAACAGGTTCTCCAATATCATTTATTCTTAAATAAAGATTATGAAAATTAGACTGAGAAGGTAAAGAAAATGACTCGTTATTTATTCCAACAGTATTTTTATATCTCATTAATTGAGAAGGATGACGAAAACTTACTTTTTTTTGATATTGTAAAGGACCAAATAAAACACCTGAATTAATATTTCCTCCAAAAACAGAAATTGTAGAATGAGGAACATTAACTATTTTAACTTTACTACTACCATCTACTCCTAAATCAGTACGATCAATTACCCAAGGTGTTGTTTCAAAACCCTTTCCATTAAAGGTTATCATCAACTTTCCTAAATAATTTCTAACAGTCATCATTAAAACTTCTGTATTAATTAAATCTGCACCCCTTATTTTAGTACCAGAACTTTCCTCCCCAAGACGTATCATACTTCCATTACATGTACTCAAAACTCTAGAAAACCTAAGTATACCTTCTTGTCCAAAAACATCTAAAACTTCTTTGTCTTCTACTGTTAAACATAGTGGAACAGAATTTTGACAAATAACAATGAAATAATGATTCTCAGGATCAGATTGAAAATCACCTATTTCCACAATATAATAAGCTTGATTAGAAAAATTTAAAGTTTTTTTATCAGTAATTTCAACATTTTGAACACCATATTCATCGTATCTATAAGAAACTCCCAAAACTCCCTGATTATCATAAATATAAGTTTCTAATTCTGGCAACCAAGATAAATCACTTACTCTATTTACGTCTAAAATTTTATAATCACTATTATAATAAGAAAATCTTCTTTCTGAGTCATCTTTGGTTAAAGAAGGAATATCTTCAGCAAGTGATACTTTTCTAAATTGAATAAAAAAATCTTCTCCCTTAAATAAAGGTGTCTTTTTCTTTAGCCCCCAATGAACTCCAACTCCCTGACAATTAGAAGAAGATATTTGTACGGGATATTGAATTTCTACTGTTTGCTCATCTAAACTATTACTACTAGCTGGTTGCATAATCCTAGTACTATATTGTTCTGTCCATTGGTCCAAACTTACACGAGAATTAGCAGACCCATCATTATTTTTATCAATATCATCAGAATTATCTGGTAATTGAGCTGCCACATATTGCCATATTTGTTCAGAAACACAATCTAATGAGATAGTATTGCCATACTTATCAATACGAATAAAATCACTATCAAACAAACCTGGTCTTATAAGCCATGTTTGTTCCTCCATATATTTTACTTGATATGCCTTATCACTTCCTTTTAATTCCTCCCATTTAGCATTTGCTACTACAGCAAATTTACTTGGAGTACATTGTAAATAATTATGCCTAAATACATATTTAGGCATTAATGTAATTCCCTCCAGACCCTGTATTGTTTGAACAGAATTAGGGGGAATATCTGGATAATATTGTAATCTTTCTTCACTAAAAGTATTATTATTAAAAACTAAAGCATCATCTTCACGAGAACTTCTTTCAAAAGGACTAATTCCATTAATAATACATTTTAAAGCAACTATACCTGTATTTATAGCAGAAACAGGATTTTCTACATCTTTAAAATCTCCTGGACCAGGATATTTTATTTTAGGTATATTTCTTATATTTCCATCAGTAGCTATTTTCATAAAGCATTTTCCATTTTAACATCCAATGTTGGATATTTACCAGCCATAATTAACATTCCTTGAACGTTCCCCTCAGAATCCATATAAAATAATCTTATAGCACCTGTTTCATTTATAAATCCAAATGGCTGTACCTCTGTATCTACATCCAACAATCCGGAAAAACCGGATAGTTCATCAATTGGATAAGGTACCATAATAGATGAATTACTATCTAAATATGCTTCTTTAACTACTGCTCCAGAATCAATTTTTCCTCTAACAATAGTATATGATGATTGAATTTCATCAGATAATCTACCCGTAAGAAATATCGGAATATCATCAAAATTATCCCTATTGATATTAATAAAATTAGTAATAATCTCAGCATCTAACTGATCATTCACATAATTTGCTACTATTAAATGATTAGGAAAACTTCTTAAAAACATCATATTATCATGGAAATAAACTATTGAAACTACATCTGAGTATTCATTATAAATTGTCTGAATATTATTTATTTCAGTATCACTTAAATCAACCTGAGTTATACTACCATCACTAGGAAAGAAATTCCTGTGAAAAACTATATCTTTACCAGCATAAGACCAAGTAAGAAAATTAGAACTTATTTTTATATTTAATTTTCCTTCTGTAGTAAAATATAATTTTACTCTTCCGTGCTTATCTTTATAAGCAGCATATCTACTTTCCTCAAAAGGTTTATCCATTTGTGATTCATTACCCATATATACAAATCTCTGTGATAGACCAGCATCTTGTCTTTCTTGAGATATACCTATCTCTTGTAAAAAAAATGTATCCTCTGCATCTCCACAAACAAAATAGCTCGTTTGTGTTCTAAGTCGTTTTCCCCTATCGGTATAGTCCTGCAAAGACCCATCTAAATTTATTCCTTGAATTTCATCATCTGAAATATTTGGACCTATTAAATCAGGAGGATTGTATGTTAAAAAAGAATCTTCACAGACAAGATCATTTAAATTTACTTGCCGATACATTAAAAATTTATTATTCAAAACATAAAACAAATGGATAAAACTCATAACATCATCATGAACAATGTATGGCAAACTAGCAGTTTCTCCCTTTGCTAATCTAATGATACCCTGATAATTAAACCAGCTAAGCCCATTATCATAACTAATAGTTATAGAAAGATTATTCATCTTGTCTGAATAAAGTACTGCAATTTTATTATCCCCACTATATATCATAGAAGGCTGTTTACCATCTACCTTATACTTAAAAAAAGTATTCTGTTCCATGGTAATGGCTTCTATCTTTTGTATAGTTACATATCTTAATATTTCCCCTTCTAATATAATAGGGCCTCCTCGATAAAAACGACAATCTATAATTAAAAGATTAGGAAAAGAAGAAGTAGACATAGAAAATGGCATGTATACATTATTAATTACAGTATTAGTACTGGTAAATTGCAAAGAAATATTTTTTTGATCCTCTGAAAGATTTACTACATTATGACAATAATAGGTTATTTGAAGAGAACGAAATAAATCAATTTCATCAATATCAATACTTATTTTATCAGGAGCAATATAATTAACTTGACCTTCATCAACTAATACTTTCTTAGTATATATTTCATCATAAGATGTTCCCGAAAGATGGGGATTGCAAGCATAAAAATAATCAACAGAAGCAGGACGCCCAACGCTATAACTAGGAATAGTTCCTATTAATCTATCGTAACCAACCCCTAAAAAATCATGATGATTAAAAGGAAGAACATTATGACTTAAATTTTTATTATAAGTTAATCTGTTTCTTATTTTTTTATAACTTCTTCTTGGAAAATATTGAAAAGAAATACACTCGTTAAGTTTATTATCTTCAAATACTAATATTGCGTCTCTAAAATAATTATGATCTACAGATATAGCTCCCTCAATAATAGGAGTTGTCTTTACAAATAAATTACTAAGTTGACTAGTAACATCTCCAGAAAAATCTTCAACATATATTCTTGTTTTATTGCTAAATTTTCCATAAAATTCTGGACTAAATAATCTCCAGTCTGACTCAATAATAAATCCTGTTGGAACATACAGACTAAAAGTAGTTTGATTAGACGGATTGCTTCCTGCAAAATAACTACCTTTGTCATCTATAAATGTACAACCAAACCCAGAATATCCCATTTCTCCTGCTGTAGAGTCAGAAGCCAAATAAGAACTCATAGGAGTAGATTTAAATAATGAATTAGATAAATCATAAAAAGAACCATCTACTTGTAAGTTATTATTAACAATATCAAGATTTACTATTCCTACACCACTCTGACTATCGTCTGTAGAATATTTACTTACATTTTGAAGTGCTAACGCAAATGGTCTATAATATGGTATTTTTTCTTGATCATATAAAAGAGTATTATTGATATCACTAATATCATATAATATTCCAGTAACATCTTGAACAGAAAATAAAGAAATATTTTCTTGTTCTAAATTATTTTCCTTTAAATAATTATCAAACCAATTTTGGTCTCTTATTTGGTCTCTGGGAAATATAATAGTATCTGTTGCTTGTTTAACTTGACCATGTTCTATGGTAATTAATATAATACCCCTTTTATCTGCTGCCCACATTTTTGAAGTTTTATATGTTATACCTTCAGATAATCTCCATCCTTCTATTACGTCATAACTATCTGATTCTCCCACACGAGAAGCAAGTGTTTCTCCAGTTACTGGAGCAGGAAAAGATGAGTAAGGAACTTTAAATTCTGAATCACTATCATTAAATGAAGGATCTCCCTTGGGAACCATCCATTGACACAATTGATAATTCCATGCATCTACTACAAATCCTATAGAAAAAATGCCTGCTGTTCCAGAACCACCAACAGAACCAGCGTTAATAGCATTACCACGATGAGAAACAACATGTCTAACATATCTATCTCTCCCTAAGCACATAGTAATATAAAGTTTTTTTCCTAAATCTTCTTCAGTTAGACCATCAGTATTTATTTTTATTTTTTTATCAGTAATGTCATTCTGTGTTGTAGAGGCAACAGGTAAACCAGATATAACTCCTCCATCTGGATTATCTCCTCTAAATTTAAGTTTTCTATTATCTCTTATAATTTCTAAAAATAAATCTGGAGAAATACTATCTACTGCTTCAGGAGTGCCATATTGTGGTGGTTGTCCAGCAGCACTACCATATACTCCACCAAAACGTCCCTTATAATCTGTAACCCCTTTTATTTTAAAATACTGTCTACGTGTCTCAGATAATCCTAGTTGAGATAATTGTGCATCTGTGAACTTCAAACCATGTGGAACAGTATCTGTTTCGTCATTGGGGTCGACAAATTCTTTAACAACAGCAAATACTGACATTGGATAATAGGGTAATTCAAATATACCTGTTTGTAAAATTTCTTCAGTTATTTTAACAGGAACATTAAATCTGGTTTCTGTTGCACATATATGAAAAATAAAATTAGATGTTCCTTGTGATGGTGCTCCTGTCATAACTCCTGTAAGAAGAGATCCCGCTATTATACTACCAGCAGGAGTCCCAAAAAAAGTACCTGGTTCTACAAGGGTTCCCCCTTGATTTGTCATCTGTTTTCCAAAAATACATTCAATATTTATAGATGAACATGGCAATTGTTTTCTTTTTTCAATTATTCCTGTTACATTACCATCAGCATCTCTTTCGTAAGTAAAAGAGACACCTTCATCTGGATTATCTAAATCATTTTGCCTGACACCACCAACAGGGTGTTCTTTATTTAAAATGGGCCATATATATCCATCTGGAATTAAATCAGATGAATTATAAGCCAAAAATCCTTCTGCCTTACAAACAATAGCCATATGAACTACCTAAAAAAGAAATGTTATGAAACTAAACCATCAGCATTTTTAGCAATATGATTTTCTACCGCCACAGTAGACGCACTCTCAATAGTAGATGCAACACGATTGTCAAAAGTTTTAAGAAATTTAAAAAGATCGGTTAATTTCAAATTAACAGAAACCGGATCTGATTTAACATGAACAACATTATTATTTGTATCAAAAGGAGTAAAAGATGAATTTTGTCCTTCCCATTGTTGCCGATGTTCATCTACTCTTACATTTGCTGCTTGTCTCATCTGCTGCACAACATCTTGTGATTTAAGATATTTTTGTTCCCGTGCAATATCTTTGTTATATTTATCTTCTTCATCTGAGGCAATAGCGGCATCAGCAGCCATAACGCTTCTATTTATATCCGGATCAAACTGTCCTGCTTCTCTTGTTCTCATTGAAGGAGACATAGATTCCTCTTTTTGAGTTCTTTGTTCTAATCTTTTACTAGCTTTATTTCTCAGTGCGTCGTCGGTCAATAAAGTATTATATAACCCACCCCAACCGCTATTTTTTAGCCTTTTCATTTCTACCTGAACCTCTTGTTCTGTTCGTCCTCCTGCATTTCCTGAAGATACAAGATTCTCAAGTTGTGTAAACCACACATCTCGTTCGGCAGCAAGTTTCTCTTTAATTTCCTGTAAACGTGGTTCTCCTTCAGTAGTACGTATTTTTTCCTCTATTTCAGGAGAAAGTTTATGTGCCTTTATCTGTCTATATTGTTCTGCTTGTTTTTGGCTATATTCCACACCTCCTACCGTCAAACCCCGAGGAATACCAGCACTACTAATTGCACCAGAACTACTATATTCAACTTCACCTGTCATCTCTGGTCCGATAGGCTTAGCTTTTGTTACTGGTAATGTTCCTGTTATTTGAGATGCTGCTTCTAATTCAGTAGGAGTAGGAGGCGGAACTTGTGAAACTGTTCCCGTTGGTGAAACTCCTCCTGTTGGTGAAAAACTTATATTTTTTCCATTAATTTCTACTTTATCAGTTGATATTTTAACTAATTCTGCTACAATTTTTTCTATATCTGTTTTACTACCCTCTATTTCATCTTCAGATTTTGTTTTTTTAGATGTCGGTATTCCTAAATTAGCCGCCATTCTATCATTATATATTTTTCTGCTGTCCTCTACTTTTTTCGATGCTCCACCACCCATTTGACCTCCACCAGAATTCATATAAGCTTCTTTATAAGGATGTTGAGAAAGAGCCTGTCCTTCTTGATTACCTTTTCCTGCAGAAATGGCTTCACCATAAGAAGCAGCAAGACCAGCGGCTTCCATACGTTTTGTTTGCTCCAACATAAGTGCTTCAAGTGGAGTAGTAGGAGTACGATAAGCAAAACCTCCTTGACCTCCAACTCCATATTGAGGAGCAGTAAAACCTCCCTGTTGATTAGCAGAATATCTAGCAGCAGTTCTATAGCCAGCTTCAGGATCATAAGAACCAGAACGAGAAGAAATAATACCCCCAAATTTTATTAATTGAGCAGTATTTTGATTGGCATCCATAATTATCTTAGAATATCTTCCGGCTCCAGTATTCATAGCTCCAATAGCTTCGATCCATCCATCACGTAAAGTTTTTACCATTGAAGCTTGTTTCATCTGGACTTGCAATTGTTGGTTCTGTAAATCAAGCATTCTACTCTGAAGGGCATATAAATCCCCATTCTTTTCATACAAATCTTCAGCTATTTTCATTTCGTCTTTAAGAACTTTCATTTGTTTGTCTAAGGCAGAAACTGCTTGCATTCTCATTTTTGCTGAAGCTCCAACACCAATAGCATAATTGTCTACCAATTGTACCATTGATCCCATCAAATTAGCTTCTTTACTAACAATATCTAATCTTGTTTGGTAAACTGGCATAATGCTTTCTGCTGTGGTTAACTCTTCTACCCTTAATGTATTTATTTTTGCAATTGCATTAGATTCTGATGTTCCTGCCTCTTTTTTTTGATCAGCAGTAGCTGTTTCACTAGCTAGAATTTTTTTAGCATTTTGTATAATTATTTCTTGACGACCTATCTGATATGTAATTTCTTTTAATATTTTATCTCGTTTTATCATAAGTTCTTCGGTAGAAATTCTATTAGTCATCTGCATATATTTCACCAGACTAGACAACTCACTTTTTTGAGCATCTATTGATTTCTGACTAAGCTGAGTTCTTGCTACAATAGCAGCGGCTCTATCTGACTCTGCTTGTCCTATAGCTTGAGCAGCTTTTAATGCTTCTTTTTGCCTCTCTTCTTCAATCTCTTTTTGTTTTTTGGTTTGCTCAGCTTGTTTTTTTTGCCCTTCTAACATTTTATCCATACCTTTGCTGCCGAAAAAATGATCCCATGCTGCTTTAAGTGCAAAAAAGCCCGCAACAGCAGCGGTAATACCTATAAGAAGCGGTGTAAATCCAATTGCAGCAATAGCCTTTGCTACCAGCATTGCTCCAACAGCAACTTTTGCTAACCATGCAACTAACCCTAAGTAAGCAATAGCCTGAGCAAATTTCTTTAAATGAGGCACTGTCTCTTCTACTTTTTCTTTAAACTTCTCAAACATGTCTCCTAAAGTAGGTCCTTCTCTAAACTTTTTCATCCAAGAAGATATTTCCTCAAAGATAGGCATTAATGCCTTGGCTACTCCTGATCCAACGATTATAGCAATTTCCTTAAACTTTTGAAACACCGCTTGACTTTTTTTCAGTTCTTCTCGTTCTGCTTTTTCAAATTCCGTTAATTGCTGACCCTGTGTAATATAATCACGCATCATATTTGCTGATTCTCTAGTCATGGTTCCACTTAATTGCCATAAAGTAATAGATTCTCTCAAATTTTTATTAATGGCTGGGTCTTTAACATTTTCAAACAAAGAAAGTGTACTAGGCAATCTTTGAGTTATTGCATTTATTTCTCCGAATGCTGCTGTAATGGCTTGTAAATCTGGACCTACAACATTTCTAATATTTGAAGATATCTTTTCAAAACCCTTAACTCCTATAGTACTTACTCCAACAAATCCTTTCTGAAAAACATCAAACAATTCAAGTGCTTCTTTACGAGTTAATCCCATTGTATTAATAGCTCGCTTCGACATGGCCTCAACTTCACCCAAGCCAATTCCATATTTTAAAGCAGAGCCAGATACTTTAATATATGACTTGTTTAATTCCTGTAAAGTCTTGAAACCTCTAATATTTATTTCACCAGCTGTTACTAATGCAACCCCTATTTTAGTAATAGAGCCAATAGCATTTTTTACTGATCTTGTTAAGACATTTATTTCTCTCCTATAGCCTTTTGTATGTTCGGTTAATTCCTTCGTAGCCTTAGAAGTATTTTTAGAACTTCTTACATTGTCTCTGGCCATCTTAACAATAGATTTTCCTGTATCTCCATAAATTTTTTGTGCTGCTTTATTAACGATATTTAGTTTTTTCATCTCCTCTAAAACTTTGTTAACATCACCAGTAGCCTTACCAAAACCTACAGATTTAAGATTAGCTTCTATATTATAATTTATATTTTTACTTACATCTTCTGGCATAATAAATTAATCCTCAAAGAATTTTTTAAAGAAATTTCCTACCCTTTTATTTTAATTTTTTCTGAAAAATCCCTCTTTTTGAGTAAAATTAGGAATTTTCCAGCATTATATAAAAAACCCCATTTATTTATGTTAAAATGTGAAATTTTCCAGCATTATATGAAAAATGCCTTATTTTTGAGTAAAAATGCAGTTTTTTCATTATTTTTGGGCAAAATTCTATAATTTTCCAGCATTATATGATTCAATTGATATATGTAGAGAAAGATGCTAAAATAAAAAACCTAAATAAAGGGTAAAAAAATGGAAACTAAATTAGAAGTAATCAAAAACTACTGTCTTATAATAGGAGTGCCAATTTTATTCATAATTGCCATATGGTGGGGATATAAAGCAGTGTGGCCTGACTTGGCTCCTATTGCAAATATTGCTACAGAAGAATGGACTCAACAAGAAGATGAAACAACAGAAGATGTTCATCTAGGACGTTTATTCTTGTTAATGGGAATTAGTTTTATTTTATTGTTTATATCTCCTGGCTTTGTAGTTTCTTTATGGGCATTAATTATTCTTTCTGTAGCAATATGGAAATGGCCTTTAACTTTTAAAGAATTAGAAATTGCTGCATTTCTTGCAATAGGACTTGTTCTTGTATTTGGAGCTGCTATAAAAGGCATTTTTAATAAATAATTTAAAATTTTCCAGCATTATATAAGAAAACCTATTAAAATAGAGAAATGAAATAAAAGGCAATAAAACCAGAGGTAAAAATGGAAACAAAACTAGGAATAATTACAAAAATAGGAGCAGTAGTTCTGTTCATTGTTGTCATGTGGTGGGCTTATGGAGAATGCAAAAATGATCCTGAGATGGTGGAACTCGGACATGATATCAAACAAGGATGGACACTACAAGAAGATGAAGAAATAGAAGATTTTCACTTTGACCGTCTCTGTTTAGTTATTGTTTTTAGTTTTCTATTAATATTTGTAACACGATCATGGATTCCCACATTTCTCATATGGATATTAACAGTTATTTGTGTATGGATATGGGAGTGGCCTTGTTCCGCCAAAGAAATACAATTGGTAGGATATTTAATACTTCTACTTATCTTCTATGCGGGAACTGTCATATCTGGCTTTCTTGGAAAAATAACAGGCAGGTGAACTATCTAATTAATCCACCTGTTGCTGAATCTAATTCTGCTCCTAAAACATTGCCAATAGCAGGATTTAAAGAAGAGATATTATCAGCAGTAGCAGCAATTTTATTTCCCTGTTCATCAAAAAAAGACCATGATTTTATAAGTTTTTTCATTTTAGCAAACCGAGCAGCCAAAGGATTAAAACCTATATCACCTTCTCCTCCAAAACTAAATACATCAGCAGATATTTCCTTCATGTCTTTAGAACTTGGTCTCCTAAAAATAACCATATGTTCTTCTATTTCTCCTTTAATGTCCTCACCAAGAAACTTCACTAGTTCTTCTTTGTCTCTAAATGGCTCACAATAAATATTTCCATCTTTATTAGCACCAATAACAATCTTTACTGTTATTTCTTCGTTTTCTTTTACCAATACACTAATCATAAATTTTCCTTTCTTAATAACAAAATCATTTCTCTCACCATATTACTTGGTATTTTTTTTATTTCTTCCAATGTTAAATAAAATTCCCTTATAAACAAAAATATTAATAAATCATTCATTTTTTACTCTTATTAGCACTATTTTGGACTCTATTATAAATGGATAACATATCAAGAAAAAGCTTTATCTTCTCATAAGGTGTTTCATCTATCTCTTTTAGAGTCCAGTGAAATTCTTTTGCCAACAAAAATTCTGAAATACAAGGATTTGAACATGGAACACTACGGCCACCAGCTAAAGCACTCATGGCCTCTGCTATTTTCCCATTTCCTCTTCGCTGACCTCCACTGCAGCATCAAATTTAGCCTGTAAAGCAAAAACAATATCTGCTGGTAAAAAATCAATATTTTCAGGTGTAACTGGAATAGGATTTTGTTCATCATCAGTCAAATTCCACTTTTTAAGACAGGCCTTAATCCTAGCGTCTCTAAAACCATATAAATCAAAATTTACACTACCTGTAACAGGATCAGAAATACTAGCAGATTGCTTAACAATGACTTTCTGGTCCTTCCAAGAAAGTTGTCTCCACTGAGTAGATAATATCTGCACCTGTTTCTTATTAGCCTCATCAATATTTGAAAGCATTTCTTCAGCTTTTTTATCAGAAACCACAACTACACGTTTACCAAATTCATCTTCCCGATACATATAGTAAACTTTAACTATAATAAAATTATTGGAACTATCATTCAAAAGCATCTTGATTCTCCTTAAAACACACTAAGTATCTATCGACAAAAAAAATAAAACACAAAAGAATAGAAATTTTAAAAGATATTTAATTACTTATATTTCCATGCATAGAAACACAGAAATAGGTATTTTCTACCAAACATGATAAAAAACCCCGTGAAATACGGGATTTTTAAAGAAAATGAGAAAAATTATAATAAATTATGTAAATGAATCTGGATCCTCATTTATATATCTTAGCATAGGATCAGGATCAGTTGTTGAGCCAGTAGTCTGATTAAAATCATAAGACTCTGTACTTAATCTTTGTCGAGCCACAGGAAAATTATGGAAATTTACTGTTGTTTCAAAAAGATCGTTTGTTAATGCTATTTCTTCAATTTGAAAAACTGAATTTGGTAAACAAGAATAAAAACCTGCTCCACACTGACTATTTGATATCTGATATCCAAATTTAACCCATGTACTTTCAGTACAACGCTCTTGATTAGTAAGAGCCTGACTAGATAAATTAGGATGACGACCCATAATAATCATAGAACCAGTAACTTCTCTTTTCTTAGGAGAAACATCTTGAGGAAGAAGAAGTCCATTAAGAGTATAAAAACGCTCAGCATCATTATTAATTTCTACATCAAAATGCCTAATCCATTCACCTCCAATATCTAGATCAAAATCAGAGTTAAATACTCTAAAAACAGCATCGTTCCAGGTACAAATACGAGTAAGAGCCATATTTGCTTCGGTTGGTTCCGCAAAAACCTTACTTATTCTCGCTTCGTTGGCATTAACTCCACCTATTACATTTACAGTTATTTTAATAACATCTTGCTGATCAACTGAAAAATTCCAACTATTTATAATGCAATTAGGATACAGAAAAGAAGCATTTTCATAACTATACTTCACCTCAACATCCATATACTGTAATTTTCCATAAGTATCTCTATATACCGTTCTTTCGTACAAAGCCTTTGCTACATCACTAATATTCTGAGTTGTACCACTGTCAAAGATAGCCGGAAACTCAATAGATCCTTCTACAATTTTTGGACCCAATTGATACAAAGTACGATCAAATCGACTATCAATCACATCGGGCTTCGTAATTTCTTGACTCAACTTAAGATCAGCACTTGTTGCTCTTACAACGGTAGTATTATTGGGAATGTTAAATCTCGCAAACCCAACAAATCCCATAGCAGCAGCAGGTATGCCAAAAGCCATATGTCTATCTCCTATTCTTAATCTTTAAACAAAATATATTAAAACAAGAATTATCTTGTCTTAAATTAATAATCAAAATCCGTTGGACATGGATCTATGTTGCCACCACTAATACTAAATCCTGCAGATATACTCATTTGTGCCCAAAAACATGGAACTGTAAAGCCTCCCAAATCACCTGTGGTATCTTCATAATAAGCATCTAAGTTAGCATAGCTACCTTCATTTAACACATGATTATTTATAGCTCTAACTGCCGGTATTAAGGTGCTTGTCCCAGAAAAGAACTCGTTATTAACCTGATAACTATCCCAAAAAATATTTAACAAATCAACTTCAGGTGCGAGTGCTGCATTTCCTGTTAAATTGACTATTGTCTGTACCGCATCTAATAATCTAGCTTTACCTCTTAACATATATTCTCTAGCAGCATCATAATCATTAGCTATGCTTAAATATGTTGACTGTGCTATAACTGCCATTACTCAACTCTCCTATTCTAATAACTCTAAAAAACCTATTTTAAATACCAAAACTATTAACAAATACCTTTTTTACAAATCATCTATTTATTATTTTTCAACTTTTTATATATTTACCCTTTTTTTTAAATTAAGTTAAATGAGTATCTTGTTTTCTCATTAACTGCATTTCTTCCTCTTCTGCGAACCAACTAATCGTTGATGCTTTCAATAAGTCACCTTTATGTATTTTTCCATAATCAATCGTAGCAGGCCATGAATTAAAAATAAATCTATTAGGAACAATTATACTGGTATCATCTTTATCAAAAGTATAGCACGCTCCCTGATTTATTATTATAGTAGTATCATCTACAATCTCTTGTAGCCATGTTTCTTGAGATTGATATTGATCTTCAATAATAAGTCTTCCTCTTTCTGGTAAATCAGAAGTACTATCAACTTTTATATATTCATCTCCAAAAGCAATGTCAGCAGTAGGAGATATAACATCATAACTTCCAACTAAAGGAAGTATGTTCTTTTTTAAACCTTTTTGAATAATATCAGTCATTTTCAAAAGAAATCTATATCCATCTTCTTGAGTACTATCCATAACATATATATTTATTTGAACATTATAACGCTCTTTTGTACTGTCTAAAGTAAGCCATTCTGAGTTCCTATCCATCCCATTTACTGTTATCGCTGGATACATAGGAATAACTTCTGGATCTCCAATATAAATACCCTGTACAAACATCTGATTTATAGTTTTCTCTAAAACGGTATTTTGAGCCACTGTCCATTTATTTAAAACTGGAGTAGTTAGACTTATAGTGTTATTATCAATTATTTCATCTATTACTAATCCTGTTTCATATCTAAGAGGATCTCTTAGCATAACTTCTTCTCCTGCTCTAAACCGAATAGAACTTCTAACAGTAACCATTGTGTCCCCTGGAGACGTATTCACCGTAATAGGAGTTGCAGTAGACACCCATCTTTTTACCATTCTTCTAACACTATCTAAAATATATTCCATAAAAATTTCAAATATTAAATAAGTTGTCTAAAAATCGTTCCATATATTTATTTATAATAGAAAATTCTGCATCATCCATCTCTTCTGGAGGAGTACCAGATTCATCAAAAGGTTCTTTAAACAACGTTTTCCTAAATCTAGCTTCATCCCTAGCATCTTTATCTGTCTTACTAAGTTTAGTATTAACCTTTTTATTTTTTAATTTATTGTCAACAAAATCAGAGCCTAAAACAAAATCAACATTACCACTACTGGATATCTTCCTCATTTCATTAGAAGTATGTTCCATGTCGTTTACAAATTTTTCATTATCAGCCATATGTTACTTACTTAATTCACTAATATCTTTAGAACTTTCAGTTCCTCTGGGCAAATCATATTGATCAGTCAAATTTGCATTAAAAAATCTTCTTCCAATTCTAAGTTGACCATGCAATGTTGCTCTTCCGTTTAAAATATTATTAATATCAGACCTAGCCAATTCTCTTATATGTTTTCCATATTCAGAAATATTTGGAGAGTTTTGAGAAGCAAAATACTTGTCAAAAATATTAGCAGCAGCTATTCGAGCAGATATTAAAGTAATAGGATCTGGAAATTTCACCCTTATTAAACGGGCATCTGTAGAAAATTCATATTGAATAGGATCTGTAGTGCTATAAACCCCATCTCCAATAACCTCATCAATAACATGCCTTTCTTCATACTCCCCTTCAATTAAAATAACTGTATCTCCTACAGAAAGAGGACAAGCCCTTTCTATAACAAGATATGAATTATAATCACTAATAGCAGAATATACTTCTGATTCAAAATCTGCCAATTCACAAAGAGGAGTTTTATATATACTACTAATATAACTATCTATTTCATTATCTGCATATGTAATATAACTATCTATCAATGAAGTTGTTACTAAATTTGTGTCTAAAACTCTCCCGACATTTAAAAGATTAGATGTCCCCGAGAGAGTAGCAGTGGTAGCACTTGTTAATGCCTGTGCCATTACATTCTGAACATCAGTAATAGAAGAATATCCCATTTTATCTTTCCATAAAAAAAGAAACTAAACTTAATTTAGTTTCTTAAAAATTACTCCCAAAACCTTTTTAAGGTTTATTTTTGACTATTTTTTCTTTTCCAATCTTTTTTGGCTAATAATAGCTTGAGTCAAAAGTCCTTTAACAACTGCATTTCTTGGATCTTTAGATTTTCTCACTTCTTTTATCTTAAAAGGAAGGTTTAATTTATTTATAACTTTTTCAACTTTTTTCTCAAACCCATTAGGCATACTGGTACCACCAGCAATTACAATATCTAATGGTGTTTCGAATTGACTTTTTACTTCACTAAATTTATTAGAAAATATTTTAAAGACATGTTCTATTACACTTCCATAATAAGCATCTAAAGCAAATAAAATATCATCATCATAATCTATATTGTCAAAATCTAATTTTTTCTCTTTTCTAGAAATAACTTGAGAAATAGGAGTATCCGTTTGATCAGCCACTTTTTTATCAATAAAATCTCCACATCTAGCAACTGAGAACCCTATAATTTGCAATCCTTTATAAGCTAAAACACAGTTGGCCCGACCCGCTCCTAGACTTATTCCGATCCCACTAAATGGAGACTCTGTTCCATCTTCTTCAACAATAACTGGTTTTTCTGCCAATATAACCGCCAATGCTTCATCTATTACTTTTACATTCCATCCCAATCTGGAAAACATTCCTTCTAAACGAGCACGATGAAAAGTACTATCAGCAGAACCATCAGCAGAGGGACTCGATACACATATACAAACTAAAGAATTATCATCAGGAGCCTGCCCTATAGCTTTTTCAATTATTTCTGCCATTACCAACATCTTTTTCTGTTCCCCTTTATTAAGAACACCGTCTTGCATAGGTCTTCTTAATTCAACTCTTCCAGGAAACATTTTGGCTACAACGAGACTATCTTCTCCAATAACATAGTATTTATCTTCGTCTTTGACATATTTCCACTTGTTTTGTTGAAGAACTTGTTCTACATCTTCAGAGTCTTCTAGTTCTACAAAAGAATTTCTTATTGTTTTTATTATAGTTTTTTTATTTTCATTTAATTCTGCTACTTGGAAAAACATTGTTCCGATATCGGAAGCTATAGCTTTACTCATAATTTATTCCTTATAATAAATTTTCTAATTCAGAAACATTATCTTCGACAGAATCTAATTCTTGTAATTCCATATTATTAACTGAACCGGAAACATCTTTTGTCATTTTATTAACAGCACGTTTATGTATTTCCGTTAAAGCAGAACCATCTATATCATCTGTCTCTAACTCATTATTTTTATCGTCTGTTTTAGCATCTTTAGACAAACCTCCAACAGCAACAGTCAGTTGAGATAATATTTCTTTTAATTCAGACATTTCTGAATTTGGTTTAACGGGAGGTGTTTCTTTATTACTATCTTGATGTTCTAAATCATTTCTAATAGAACCTATTCCATCACGTATTTCTTTAGTTAAGTCATCTTTTATTTTTTCTATTTCTTCGGCACCAACACCACTATTTGTATTAATAATCGTACTTTGGTGTTCTCTACCTGACGGAGATTTTTGACGTATTGTTACAATGCCTTTTTTTATACTTAATTTTAAATCTTTTGAATATTCTATTTGATCTCGTTTAAATATTTTATCTAAATCCATAGCTTGTCTTGGTCCTAGACAAAGCTTTAAATCGGAAATAACTATCTCATTTTTTTTATTATTAACAATAAAATACATTTAATGAGTCAATCTGGCTCTGGGAAAAGGTTTATTTTCTGCCTTTAAACTAATAATACTTTCTTTTCGGCATTCTGAACATATATAATAAATTTTTCCATCACGAAAATTAATCTCAAGATTAGGATCTTTATCGTGTTCTCCACAATGAGAGCATACGACTGTAATTTTCATAATAATTCCTCTATCCCCAACGGGTCTATTTCTCTTAACCTATTCCTGCTGATATCTATATAATCGGAATTTATTTCAATTCCAACATAATTTCTTGAATTTGTTAAAGCTGCTACTCCTGTGGAAGCTGCCCCATTAAAACAATCTAAAACCGTAGAAGGAATTGGCTCATTATTTTTACAAGAACACGTTGGTTCCCATCCTATAGAACGATAATCAGTAACCTTTTTACTCCGATTTTTAAAACTTACTTTTTTAATTTCAATAATCCTCTTCCATGGGGAACCACAAGAAGAACAACAACCCTTGGCACTTGTACTTGCTAAAATGCAAGGTTCAACTAATTTAGGGGGAAAAGTAGCAAAATGTGCTCCACGAAATGTTGAAATACCAGATTCCCAAACCGTATTCTTTTTCACAAATTTTCTAGCACTATTGTCTTTCAAATGTTCTTTTACCTTCTGTCTAATAGCATAAAAATCAAAGTAATAAGTCTTTTTCTTTGATAGTAAAAAAAGATATTCGTGACTTTTAACTGGTCTATCTTTCACTTTTTCTGGATAACTATTGAGTTTATACCATATTACATCAGAACGAAAATACCATCCTTTTTCTGATATTTTATAATCAACTATTTTTTTACAAAAAGGACATATTTTCCCATCAACCAAATGACCCCATTTTTCCCAATAATCATTTAGTCCACAACAATTACATTTAATTTTTGGTTTCTGCAGTGCTTGAGACAATTGCCATGGAATACCTAATAAATCCTTATTTTTGTAACCTTCTATTTTATTATTAAGAGCAAGATATTGACCATTTTTACCTAAAGGAAAATTAGGATCTGTACTATCATTTAAATGACCTGCTCCACAATATCCATCTCCTACATTCAACCAAAGATTCCCATCATCTCTAAGTACTCTTTTTAATTCCCAGAACACATCTAAAAGACTAATAATATATTCTTTTATAGTTGGTTCTTTCCCGATTTGATTGACTTCTCCATAATCCCGAAAAGACCAATAAGGAGGAGAGGTTACACAACAATGCACAGAATTATCTGGTAGTTTCTTTAGTGCATCTAAAGCATTATTATTTACAAGACGAAAATATAGATTATTCATAGATATTATATAAACTTACTAATTTACTAAAATCTCTCTTGATCTGCTTAATTTTAATGTTAATAGTTTCGTGTACTACTGAAGATAGTTTAAACATTTTCATATCTTGTCTTAAATTAGATAACTTATATATATTATCTACTGCTAATTCATAGGCATATACAATTTGTTCTAAAGAATGGCTTTTTGTTTTTTTCTTTTCTTCTTGTGTATGATTGTATAAAGCAAGATTATAAGCGTGAGCCTTTTCAAGAATAGATGTTTTTTCGTCTGGCTTTAAATATTTAGTAACCTGCCTAACTATTTCCATTGGGATATACTCTTTACGTGATCTGTAATAATTGAAAGCACGAGGCAAGCCAGTTAAAGAAACATTAGCTCCTCTTTCTCCAACCTCTGACTTTTTTCCTTTGCCAGTATATTCCCCTCTTATGTTCATAAAATTAGAAAATACTTTTAAAATTTGAGCGTCCTGCTCTGTTATAACCCCAGACCCAGTAGGATCCAGTAAACTAAGAGCATAATCTTGATATTCTGGTTCCATATACCATTGGGGCTTAATGCTCTTAAAGGCTATCCCCCTTTTTTTCTTGCCTTCACTATCTATAAACGGTTCACCTTGTATGTAGTTTATATAGTCATTATTTTGATAAAAAGTGGTCTTGATAAATTTTTCAATATCATCTTGAGAAACATTTGGTTTTATTTCTTTTAAAAAACTATAAACAGTGTTTCCTGTGTGTTTTAAAACACTTTGCACTATATCTTCCAGTCCTATATTGTGTTCAGAACTACCAATTGATAATTGAATAGCTTTCTTTATTTCTTGTTTTACTTCACCCATTCTTTTAAAATATGCTGCCAATTGAAGAGGAGGAACCATAGAACTAAAATTAGGATCCCAATCCATAAAAGTTTTGCTTGGACCTTTATTACCTTCATATGTCGGCAATGGATCCCCCGTCTCAGAATCTACAGCAATTTCTCTTTGAGATATTAATGTATCAGGAATATTAAAAGAAGAGCCCCCTTGTCCTTGTTTTTGTTCTTTTGAGCCTATATATCTAGGTAAATTTTTAGCTCTATATTGCAGAACTCCTTTATCATTCGTTGTAGCATTTCCCGGTTGTAATACCTCGTTTATATTTGTCGCAAATAAAGAAGTATACAAATCAAGTCGTTCTGCCTTTCTTAACATCTTTAATGCTCTGTTTTTTAGAGCATAAGGTCCCAACCCCATGTAACTCTTGTCATTAGGTATTAATTCCAAATTTCTTTTATCTAATTTTTCTATTCCTTCTATTGCTTCTAATGATGCTTTTTTATCTATAGGCTGCAAATGATTAACATCATCCTTATTATAAATATAATCTCCTTTCATCTTATCTAATCTTTTTTTAGTAGATTCAAGTGATGATTTTCTACCCATATCATTTGTCACCCTCAAAAATTCATCTATTTTATCTAACAGATCTAATGCTGATTTTGACATAAAATCATACACCACTTTGGATACACCTGCTACACGAGGAACGATTGCATTTTCTCCATCTAAATATACGTCTCTTACCGCCTCATTAATTCTCTCCTGGGCTACTTCTTTTCCTTCTTCCGTTAAATTACTTTGCTCCATTCTACTTTGCCCCGCTTCTTCAGGAGTCATCTCTGCTACACTACTTCCTTCTTCTGTTCTAAAATTTAGAGATTTTTGTACTTCATCTTCTTGGATATCTGCACCCACTCCATGATTAAGGTAAGTCCAAGTTTTATTGTTTATATTAAGAAAAAGAGCTTCCATAAAAAAAGGGTCTCTATTATTGAAAAGATTATTAAAGTGTTCTATCACTAATGGAGCAACCTCTTGATTTGCCAATAATTCATACAAATCACCTTCTGATACCGTGTTAATATCAATTATTTCACCCTCTCTATTTTTAAATTTATTATTAATTTCTTCTGATAATAAACTACGATTACGAAACACAGTTTCTTTTTCACTATTTTTTTTATCAAAAGTAAAAAAATCAATTCTTTCATCTTTTATTCTTGTCTTTTTTCCAGATTCTATCCCTCTAAAATAATCATAATCTTCTTTATTTAAAAACACTCTAAGAGATGAGTTCCACATTGCATCTTCTACTGTTGCCTCATCTTTATGTGAGTAGTTAGTTATTCTCCTTAATATTGTCTTCAGTACTTTTTTAATAGGCTTATCTGTGGTAAAGATATTAAATTCTGCTCTTGATGAATTCAAAGACTTCTCTATATTTGTTGGTAAATATTCTTTCTCTGGTTCTTGAGCAAACATAACTCTATTTACTAAATCGGCTGCTTCTTTTTTTCTATTCTTCTCCACACCAATATTATCAGCAATCATCATAAATATTTTTTTATTTTTTTCTTCTAACCAAGATTGGTCAACAATATCAGGATTTTCATTACCTAAATTCTTAATAATATAATCCTTCATTTGATTTTCTATATCAGTCTCTTGAGGAGGTAATTCAGCAATACCAGTGCCACCAGTACCCATTCCACCCATTCCACCCTCCATTTGAGGCATAACATCAGTTTCTTGAGGAAAATCCATAGCAACTTTTTTGACATATTTCAAATAATTGACATATTTCAAATAATTAAATGATTTTGGGTACGAAATTATAATTCCCATTGTAAAATGTTCCTTACATAATAACTAAACTATATACATACTTAGTTATTTCATTTTTTCCAGTAAAAATCCTTTGCCGTTCTGTTGATACCTATTTTCTATTTCTACAATTAAAGGATGTCTAACTGGCTCTGTTAATTCAATTATATCTAGTCCATTTACTCCAACCATCCTATCACAAAGGTCCTGTAACCCATTTTTGCCCCTTATATCCGATTGTCTTAAGTCTCCAGTAATTACAATTTTACTATCTTGACTTATTCTAGTAAGAAACATTCTCATTTGAGAGGTGACTGTATTCTGAGATTCGTCTAATACACAAAAACTATTCTCTAGACTAATTCCCCTCTGAAAAGCCAAAGGAAGAGTAAGTATTTTTCCATCGGCAATTAAATTATCAATGTGTTTTTTATACAAAAACTTCATTAAAATATTAAAAATAGGCAACATATAGGGAGAAATTTTCTCGTTAAAATCTCCCGGTAAATAACCTAATTTTTCCCCATTAGCTTCTACACATGGTCTGGTAAATATCATTCTTTCATATTTCCCCTTTAAAAACTCCTTTAAACCACAAGAAACTGCTATATATGTTTTGCCAGATCCGGCAATACCAGTCAAAACAGTTATTTGATTTTCACCTATAGACTTGATCGCACAACGTTGTGTTTCATCTTTAGCTTTTATTATAACTTTATTTTTTAATCTGTTAGTAGAATTTTTTTCATGTTTATTAGAATTTGTATCTCCATTCACGCTATCTGTACTACCATTTGAACTGGCAGCACTTCTTTTTTTTCTGGACATATATAAATTGTTCTCCAAAAAAACTATAATTAAACATGTGTCTTATCTATTAAAACAATATTATTATTAGCTGGACATGGATAACTTTTTATACCTCCTAAAACAAACTGAATATGCTTATAGTCATATTTTCTTAACTCGTCAGTAACTTCTTCCCAAAAATCTTTGGGTAGATAAACACTTTTCCCATGTAATACCTTGAGCTTTATTGATAGTAAATCATAACCATACTTAGATTTCATTTCTTCTAAATAGTTATGTATAAGATTACGTTTAAAGACATCTTCCCATGAACCAGTTCTATATGAGTCTCTAATTTTCGTTTGTTGATTAACAGGAAGACTGTTAAAAAATACTGTTCTTTGCTGCTCGTTAAAATGTTTTGCAAAATACCAATAATCTGTAAAACTATTAAATAGAATACTCATTATTCACCTGCCGATCTTTAAATAGATCTTTCAATTAAATTTATTTCTACAGCGTGATGGGTTACAAAAGCAATACAATCAACATTATTATCATTAAATAATTTATTTATCTTATACTCTATATCGTCTACAACATCTCCATTAGCCGGGCTTGCTGCATCTCCTACTTTTATATGTATAAATTTCCCTTCTATGTCATTGTATAATACTACTTTATTATCTTCTACTTTATTATCTTCTACTTTATTATCTTCTACTTTATTATCTTCTACTTTATTATCTTCTACTTTATTATCTTCTACTTTACTTTTAATTTTCTTTGTTTTTTTTTCAATTGGCATTATTATTGTCCTTTTTAACAATTGGATCTGTAACTCCGTATACTCTTATTTCCCCCATAGATAACAACCATGTGTTCCTCTCGTCCAACGTACCTTCTAAATATTTAATTATCATATCCTGATGCAAGAGATAAGTTTCTCCTTTTAGAAACAGATCTCTACTCTTTCCTAAAGCCTGTATATTCGGATGTTCATTTAAAGCACACATCTCTAATAACTTTGTAGAAGGAACAAAGTAAAAAGGAACTATTTTGCCATGAATAGATTGTTTCAATTTAGCTATTTCTTGTTCAGAAAATTTTCTGCCAACAATACCATCTGATTTTTCTATCATAATTAACCTCCATTTATTTTTTGTATCGACAATTTTGACAATTCATAACTATATATTGTTATTTTGACAGTTATTTTTTCACATTAAAACCTTATTTTTAAAAAAGAGCCTATCCCAACAAGGAATGACTCTTTTTTTATTGAAAATATATAAATGGGATGGTATGCTAAATTATTAATATCACAAGTTGTAGACGAAATTCCAACACATCAATTATTGGAAAAAGGGTTAAAAGGAATAGAACCAACTATCTTTCTGAAAAGTGTCCCACCAGGATACAAAATAAAAAAAGAAAAAGATAAAGGATGGTCTATCCTAAATCCCAATGGTTCTGTTTTAGTTTACGACGAGCCAAACATAAGGCAAGCTATAATATCAGCAATATGGAGAATTAATCAACTAGTATCATAAAAGAGATTTAATTACCTCTTCTAGTTTATTCCTAATAATTTCTTCCTCTCCCTCATGTATCTCATATTTAGTAATATCGTCCCCTGCATCAGATGTAATTTTATTAACTTTAAAGTTTATATTGAAATTATCAGAACTCTCTCTATGTCCCTCCGCCTTAAATGTTAAATTGACATCAATATTACTAACTCCTGCCTTTCCCGCTAATAATCCAGTCTCATTATCAATGGTATACCATTGTTTATAATCATCCCAATCTCTTGATATTTTTAAATCAATAGTTTCTTGTATATTAATTGGGGTGCCTGGACTTTCAAAACCAGGATCTACATCCCTAGAACGCATCCCAGGAGGATAACTTGGATCTCCTGGCAAATTATTAAATTGAGCATTTTTTACAAATTTTTTTGTACTATAAATTTTCATAAATATAACCCTTATATATCAAACCTTCCTTTATTATAATTCTTGGGATCATATGGACTTTTTTCCTTTGCTTGTGAAAAACTTTCTTCTGGTTCAACAACCTGTTGATACCTATTACCATAAATACTACTTCTCCAATCCTGTTCCACCTCCAAATCATAAGAATAATTTATAAAAGGCACATTAGTTTTTATCATTTCTCGTGTCTTTAGTGGAGTTAATCTATTATTTAAAAAAGATACGAATGTAGAAGTTACCATCTCATTGTCAATAAAATACTTTACTACTTCTTTTATTATCTTTGTAGCTTTCTTAAATAAACTGTTAGCTTTATCTTGTTCGTTCAAACCAAATGACCAAAAAATATTCAGAACGAAAGTCCCAAGATATGCATGGGTAACAACTAAAGCTACAGCATAACGTTTTTTAGTTTTACTTAAAGTTATTTTAATATTATATGAGTCAAATGTATACCTCTGTATGTCTCCAAAACTTAAATTTTGAACATCTTGATTTTTATAATCAAGTGTGGGTTTTTTCTTCAATGTAATTTTTTTCTTTAGTGTGGATTTTTTCTTTGATACAGATTTTTTTTCTATTTTCTTACTCATGTTGAAATATTTTTGTTCTGCTTGTTGTGCCACGCTTTCTCCTCCAGGAAATAATTCTTCTCCTGATAAAGGAATTTCAGAACCTTCTTGTGCCTGTTGAGCGTCCGATACATGTGCTTTTTCATGAACTATGATACGCCTGATACTATCTTTAAATAATTGTAAATGATAAGCATTATAAGGATTGAAAGATACACCCATTTGATATCTAAAATCATCTTTTATTTTATTAAAATTAATATTTATATCCGCAGGATTAGAACTAGATACAGATCCAAATTGGGAATAACCAGGATCAACAACTATTTGATTTATCCCTACGAAAAAAGAAGGATTTTGTTCCTTAATTTCTTCTACTACTTGTTGTACAATAGGCTCATATGGTTGGACAGTTATCGTAGGAACTTGTACTCCACTCGTATTTTCCTCTGTAAATTGTGATTTTTTATACCAACTCATATTATCTTTAAATTATAAAATAACCTTAAAAATCCTTTACTCAGCTAAATCTTCCGGTATAGAAACTTCAGATAAAGCTGTTGAGATAGCCTGTTGCCTCTTATATTTTGAATATACTTTTTTAATATAATCAATTATTTTTAATCTCGTCCACTCAACATCAGTACAATCAACAGTAATAATATTGTTTGGATCACTAGTGTCTATCTTTGGATAAACTGTCTTAAAAGCTTCCAGTAATTCTGATACATATTGATCTGGTACAGTTATAGTTAAATTAGCCATAAAAACTCCTAGACTCTGGCTGCAACACCAGTAATAGAAACATGTGCTATTAAAGCATCTCCAGTATTATCATCATAAACCAAGTGGATTTGTTGTGAAGATTCATTGTCTATATAAGGCAAGTCTAATACCAATGCCTGAGACCCACTTAAATGACTTGCTAGTATTATATTGCTAAAGATACCGCTACTCCCATCTGTATCACAATATATTGTAAGACTCCAATCTGTTGAATCGGTATCAATAGATACTGATTTAATAATGGCTTCGTCAACTGCCCAAGTACCATCTTCAATACTTTCTATTTGAATAGAAGGATCACCATATAACACTTTTTTTGAAATATAAATTATTTTTTGTTTACCCATGTCGTCCAAAGTTAAAGTACCTGCCACCGTATCCTTAAATGTCAGGTTACTTGACCCATCCTCCCATATACCTGTATTAGTATCGTTATAATAGAGTACAGAACTACCAGTTAAATAAATTGAACGGCTAAATTTAAAATCCCCTGTTGTTGTTGGATTATCAAATAAAAGGTCTGTTCCATCACAATAAATTGAAAAATCCTGATCATCTCCAAACCATATGCCAATAGTATCAGAATCAATAGTTATTGCATAGTTAGCTGTGGCTCCAGTAACATCATCTATATAAATACCATGACTTTCGTCAGCAGTACCAGAAATAGTAGTGTAATATCCTATTTTTTTTGTTGTAGAGGTTGTTCCTAAATTTCCTGAAAGAGTAGAAGAAAAACCATGGTTAAATTCCGGGAGATCTACCCCAACAGTAGTAGAAGAATTTATCGTTACTTCATTTCCTTTAACCCATCTATAAGAGAATGGGACAGCCAGGCCTGACTTTGTCCCACCAGAATCTATAGATATATTAACACCTTTACAAATATAAACGCTATTCCTAGCAACAATATGATTTACGTCTATATCAATATCTATATTATGACCATATAATTCTAACTGAGCAATTCCTAATAAAGTTCCTATATTCCCAGAAACACCAATATCATCATCTCTCAAATACTGAGTAATTGTAGTTGCAGTAGCAATGTTTTCTACCTGATTAAAAGTTGCACGGTGATAAGCTGTTTCTGTAGCTCCAACATAAGTAGAATTATCAAAGAAACCTGAGATAACAGCCGTATCACTAGAATTTGTATTTATATTGATTAATGAATAAGTAGGAGATGCCATTAAATATACTTCTAAATCATTAATAATAGTAACATCTGTCGCTGTTAAATCCCCAGTATTTAAATTTACATCCCCTCCAGCGGATAGAATAACATCAGGCAACCAATTTGTTAATTCAGTATAATCTGCTGCATCTAAATGATAATATTCATTAGCTGCTCCACCTTGTTTATTTAAAGTATCATTATGGTTAATATCTACTATTTCACTATCTACGTATTGTTTATTAGCAACATCATAATCATAAGAAGGATCAGACTGAGGAGTCTGGGGAAAAACATCAAATATTAACGTTCCTGATTCACTAGGATTGCTTACGTCAAAAATTAAGTTATCTCCATCATAATAGAAAAATGTTTCTTTATTAGAACCAAAATATAATCTATCATCCGTATTTAGTTTTATGTCTCCATAAAAATTAAAAAGAGATTCTGTTGTAACACAAGGTAGATCAAATACTAATTCATCATTTTGCCAATAAATAGAAGCACATCTGTCTGGAGTAAAATACAAACTCCCATTTGCTAAGTTAAGACTTCCGTCTACAGATAAGGTAACTGTGTTTAACCAATTTGTTAATTCTGTATAATCTGCTGCATTAAAATGATAGTATTCTCCAACCTGACCTCCTTGTTTATTTAAAGTGTCATTATGATTAACTGTTACACCAGAAGTGGAGTCATCTACATATTTTTTATTAGCTACTTCATAATCATATGAAGGAGCAGATTGAGGAGTTTGAGGAAATATATTAAATATTAAAGTGCCTACTTCACTAGGATTGTTTACATCAAAAAGTAAATTATCTCCATCAAAATAGAAAAATGTTTCTTTATTAGAACCAAAATATAATCTTTTATCTGTGTTAATTCTTACATCTTCATAAAAACCAAAAATAGCATCAATTGAAATACAAGGTAAATCAAATACTAATTCATTATTGTCAAAATAAATAGTAGCACATCTATCTGCGGTAAAATATAAACGTCCATTTACTAAATTAAGACTTCCATCTGGAGATAAAACAACACTATCTATCCATTGTGAAAGTTCTGTATAGTCATCACTAGTCAAATGATAATATTCATCAGTGGTGCCACCTTGAATATTTTGCAAAGCATTATGACTAACAACAGAATAATCATGGGTATGTAAATGATCTACATTTCCTCCTCCCACCAATCTATCCAATTGAGAACCAGTAGCTTCAGTATCTGTATGACTTGATATAATGTGAAGTTTATCATGAGAAGCAGAAACAGCAACATCCAATTGTTGAGTAGAAAAATTTAGTCCATCAAATTGACTTATATCAAGATTTTTAAATGCTAAATTAGAAGTATTAGAAATACCATGGACATCAGTTGTTTTACTTATATGATTACTAATATAAGTGGTTGTGTCTGTATGAATATGGAGGGCAGATGCATCAGAAGTTCTTCCTCCAGCTAATACATTAAGCTGTGCCCCCGTGACATTAGTATCTCCATGAGAAGCAAGTAAATGACCTACATCTGCCTTGTCATCGTGAGTGTGAGTATAAGGAGTTATTGTTATTAGTCCATTTTTAACATAATTATTTAGTGGTACAGATGCTATTACTTGAGCCAAAGTAGCAAATTGTAAAAGATTTAAACTCTGTTTTGGACGAAGAGGGGGTAAAGCAAGAATATCACTTATAATTAGAGTCTTGGCTACAGTAGCATTAGTAGCTATATACTCTTCTCTAGGAGGTGTAATTGACAATTAAATCACCGATAAAAAAGATCATAAAATAACTGTTATAAATAACATCATCATTATGATAAATAACATATTATTATTAAATTATTTAAAAATTAAATTATTTAACTCTCCCTAGTCCTTTGCCCTGACCTTGTCCTAAACCACGTCCAGGCCCACCATTTTGACAAGGACCAGTATTTCTATTTAAACCTCTTCCTCCACCTGTCCCCTGTCCTCTTCCTCCACCTGGCCCCTGTCCTCCACCACATGGACCCATTCCTCTACCTCTTCCTCCAGAAACTAACGGAATACGAATTTTAGCCATCTTTTTCTCCTTTTTCTCTTTATTTTAATTAATATATTTATACACTTATTTAGTTCGTTAATTAGTAGTTAAATCCTCCAATATTAAAAAAACCCCCGTAAACGATAAATCATTTACAGGGGTTTGGGAGGATAATATTACGTTTTTATATACCTTAGAAAGTATATGCCATGGTTACACCACCCCAAAATCCATCTTCATCTTCTAATGTATCATCTATTCTCATCTGATAATTTACAAAAGGACTAATATAACTATCTTTTGTAATCTGAATTTTTGTCTCTAAGCCAAATGTGCTATGACTAAAACCAGCCTCTACATCACCAACATCGAGATAAGTAACATCAGCATTAGCAATTAAAGGAAGTCCATCTATTGCATTTATTTGACAAACAAGACCACCTACCTGAACGTTCCCATTATACCGTTCCATCTCTTCCCGATTTTGATCCCATAAAATAGCACTTCTATATTTAGGACCAATCAATATAACACCATCTGCAATGTCAATTACATTAGGCATGAAAACAGTAGTTCCAATCTCTTGCCCGTCACAATGCCTATTAGATTTTATAAGATCATAATAGGTATAATCTACAAAAATTTCCAATTGAGTTCTCTTGCCCTCATTTGCAGTTGCATGCCAAAACAAAGAATAATCCATCTCTGTCTCTTTCTCAGCACCTGATCCAGCAGGAAAATAACCAGTAATATCAGCATAAAGACCACCACCAAATGGAGTTAATCCTTTGGGTAAACCAATTACTGAACGAGCTGACCAAACCGGAGTTGAACCAAAAAGACTTCTACCATACCATTTATATTTACTTGCATAACTAGTTTCAATAGTTACATCTGCCTCTTTCCAAGTTGCTTCACTCAAATCTGTTCCAAATAAATTACCATCTATCAACGGTTCTAACTCTGTAACACTAGGAGCAACAGGGACTACAGTAGACCCCTCTTCTTCAGCAAAAGCCGCTCCTCCAAAAAATAGTAAACACAATACTAGTAAACTTGCCATTAGTTTTCTCATAAAACTCTCCTTAAAAAAAGTAAAAACAACCTAACACAATTTCTATTCTAACGAATTTTTTTCACTTTTCAAATATTTTTTGTGAAAAATTATTGAAATATTAAATATTTCGGTGGAATTTTACCATAAAAAATAACCGTATCTATTTCAATTCCTGCCTCATATTCACTTATGAAATTATCCACCCCCAATTTATGTGCTATTGCCTCTCTCATTTGAGATTCTTCAACTGGCTCCTCTATTGAAACTACAGGCATATAATTATCATTCTTCATTTCTCCAACATTTATTCCTATTATATCCCCATATGTAGATGCTAAATCAATATTTTCACTAACAAAAATTCCAGCAGGAGTATAACGATTTTCTATACCGTTCTTATAAATTTACAAAAACTTACAAGTTTGTATCATTAACCGACCATCTTTTGACAAAATAACTTTGAAGATGATAATTTCAATGGGTTAATGACCACTGGCGTTGCGGTAACGCTCCTATCAGATAAAAGATCATAAATCTTCTCTCCGATTACTTTTCTCCCTATGTTTAAGCTTCCATTTACATCTGCATTTAAAATTTTTCCATCTTTACTTTTATATAATCCTCTTTGAACTCTTTTACCAGAAATAGTACTTCCATCTAAAGGATCTCTGTCTAGAAAACTACTTTTACTTGTATAACTTTCTTCAGTAAACTCTACTATAATTCCCTCTAATTTAGCTTTATACTGAATTTTTTGTATCAATTTATAAAAAGGAATATACTGAAAATTCTGTTTGTTCTTCTTTTTCATTTTTATCTTTTGTTTCCAATAATCATTCTTTCCTATAATTATTCTTCCTATATTATTGTTTTTACATAAGTCAATAATATATTTACTTACGTGATGAAAATAATTTTCTAGTCTAAAATACCTTTTTCTTGAGTTCTTTTTAGTTGGATATTTGTTATAATATTGGTTAATACTTTTAACTATTCTACCATTGATCAATATGGGAGTTAGTTGATCTGAAGTTATAGAAGCCAAATTATTAACACCTAAATCTATAAAACAAATTCCTTTTCTACTAGGATTTTTCTTTTCTTCTACTTTATACTGTACATCTATGACAAAACCAAAGGTTTTTGGAGTAATGACTACCTGTCTAAATTTTTTAATACTGGATTTAATTGAAAAACAATTGTTTGTAGGTTGAATTATGTCATGTTTTAAGCCCTTTCTGCTAATAGTTTCACTATAAAATATAACTTGAGATAATTTCTTTTTGTATTTTGGAGGTCTGGGTTTTGATAAAAATTTATTAGGATTTTTGTAAAAAGCATTTAATGCTTTCCTAAAATTAGACCAGTCAGACAATACTTTTCTGATTGTTTGTTTGGCAGTCTTCGTATTATGAAGATTTTTAAAACAATCTAAACATCTAGTTGAATCTACAAGAATATTTATATCAGGTAGTCTCTTATGTTTAAAATATTCTTGCCTAATTAGATAAAGACACCGATTATATAAATCTTTACTTAAAGAACAAAGATTTATAATTTCTTGGTTTCCTGTGGTAAAATGTCTTTCTGTCTTAATCATATATTATAATTACTGGGTATATCCTAAAACTCCTTTAATAAAAATTTAAATTATTTTTATAAATTTATTGAAGTTTTTGTATAATTTTGTAAGTTTATCAATAACTGCTAAAAACCCTATTAAGTTCCCCCATTGTAGAGCATTCTTTAATATCCTCAAATATATCACCAGAAGGTTCCCATGAAGTATTGGCATGGGGAAGAGATGGGTCATTATCCCAGAGATATCCTTGTTGTGCTATTTTATACCAGTTCATTTTATTAGAAAAACTGAATTGGGCTGTCCTTCTCCCTCATCAATCCAAAGTGCTTTAAATCCATTCTCCTTGGCCTCTGCTATTGCATTATCAAGTTCTTTATCGTCAAAACCGTAAGATCTCGGTAAAGGATTTTTTCTATAAATATCAGATTTATCCATAATTATTGTTTTAATTTCTTTATCTTGACCACTTTGAGTGAATTGTCTTGCAAACTCCTTATCTGGAGAATAATAATTATTTCCTTGTCCAGACTCCATCTCTCCTCTGAACAATTGTATTTGTGAAGATAATTTATACCAATTCATAATTTGTCTAACTTTTATTAAAATATGGCATTATATTAATATCTGGGTTACTATATTCTTGTATAGGAATCCATTTATTTTCTACTAAAACTTCTATTTCTTGAGGAGAAATATTTCTATTTGTAATATAATCTCCTGGAATACTTATCCTTTCATCTCGTAACATATCTGGGGTTTTTAAAATTCTTAAAATTCTTGATCCAGCAATATTATTTCCTTTTCTTTCAGAATATGTTTTAGCATATTGAATATCTTCAGATAAATATATAAAACCACCATTAGTAACTAATCCTTCTTCTCGTATTTTTCTAAAAGCACCTTCAGAGGTTCCATGATATAAATATTGATTTTCAGATTGTGCTAATTTATACCAATTCTTTTTCGTTTTCATATAACACATTATCTCTATAGGTTATTTTTGCATAAGTACTTAAACGACCAGTCAAGTCATCTATCATTTTTTGAGCAGCCTGCTCATCACCCATATATAAAATATCAGATTCAAAATAATACTCATTTTCAATATCATTTTGTTTCAAAACAGATATTAAAACAATTTTATTTTTTCCTCTAAATGAAATTGGTTCTAGTGATCTCAAATTATAAGAATATCTTTCTTCTATAATTTCTTTTAATCTATGCACTTTTCTCATAATATTATCTGCTATTGATCTATATTTTACTTCCCATTCCTCTACATTAATATTTCTTAACTGTGGATATTTAGTAAAAAATTCTTCTTTTTGATAGTCATGGGCATCTAAGAAATAATTGTCCATTTGATATGCCAATTGTCTCCATAAATATGCCTGTATCAATTCAGCAATAAGAGGTCTCAAATTAGTTAAAATTCTATTATCCTGTATTTTATTTACAAATTCTAAACTCTCTATGTAACTATCAACAAGTTCATCAATTTTAGAATTCATTTCTGTGGTCACAAAATAAGCTAAATAATCATAACTATTTGATACATTTAGATTTACTGGTAATTTTTTCTGAATAGAATAACCTGGAGACATAAATAAATCTTCATCTATAATTACATGAGGTGTTTTTGTTTCTATTTTAACAACTATAATAACTCTTTTGTTTTCTTCTGATTTCGTTTTCTCAATATTTTTTGTGCCAGAAGAATAAGCTGTCATTATGTTATTAGTAAGATAAATTCCTCCATAACTTCTAATAGAAGAATAGTCTAATGGCTCATCGTAAATAAGAGATCTACCCGGCACTAATCCTTCTGAAAGAATAGAAGAAAGATTTTGCATACCTGTCCCATGATACATATATTCTACGGAGGCGAGTTTTAAATTTCCATACCATGTCATGTTACTTTTTTGCCGTTTTTTTCGTTAACCTCTTGTGATTTCTGAATCAACTTAAGCCCGGTAGCAACACCAGATACAGTACCAAACATAGTAGCAGCCGCTTGCCATAGTACAGGATTTGATATTAATAAAAACCAAGACATGAGAGTAGCATTCAAAATTAAAAAAGCAAAAACTAATCTAGTTATACTTTTTTCTCCTGGTTCATTCTCAAAAAAACCAATTTTCATATTTACCTCCTTATCTATTAAATTTATTTATAAATTCAAAAATATTCATTATGAGTTGACACCAGATATATTAGTTTTACCTGTAATATTTATTTACAAACTCATCTACAGTCATTCCCAGTCCTTTTTGAATAATAGGTGTTATAACATCCGTTATATCTCCTCGATGATTTGGGATAGGGAAATTATGATTATTATTATTAGGACATCTCCAAATATTATGTCCTCTAGGCGTTTTTCTCACAAACTGACATTCTTCTTTATTTAATATTTTCATTAAATCTCGAAGAGTAACAGACGGTAATCTTTTAGGACGACCTGCATATATATGTCTTTTATACCAATTCATTTTTCTAAACTATCTACATTCTTTGATATTTTACTCCAAAGAACTTTAAACAATCTAAGTGCTATTGGGGCAAAAACAACTCCAATAACAAATCCAATTATTAATCCGCTTATTAAACCCATTTTTTACTCTCCTTTGTTAAGGTGCTGATACATTTTAGTATCCATTGATTTTATTCTTTAAAAACTATATTATTTAAAATTGAGTATTTGCTTCCTCAATTAATTTAGCAGCACTAAATACCAAAGGCATTTGTATTTCTTTTTGCCAGATAGCAATTCCTCCATTATCATTAACCTCTATTAAAAAATATTCTTTTCCTCTAATATTTCTTAATATTGTTGCTTTTTGTTGAGGAGTGATTGGTTTAGCTACATCTATACCTAATCCTACACTAGAATTTACTCTAATTGCTCCTGTTTTATTTATAAATTCATTCATCCCATCAGTATAAGATCCTTCTATTCCTTTTATTCTAGCAATTGATCTATGATCAAGTGATCTAGTTCCTCCTAATGCTTTTTCTCTTTTTCCGGAAAAATCTAACATTTTTCCATTTGGCATAATATATCCAGCTTCATTTATGTCTGTAGTTATTTTAAATTCTTTAACAGCTTCATTTATTAAACTTGTTGTTTTCCTACCCCCACTAACTTCCTGAGAAAGTTCTTCTTTTACCTTGTCTTTTATAAATTCTACATTTTCTTGCAACCTTTGAATACTAGTATTTATTTTATCTATAAAAAATTCTGCTCCTTTTATATATGTTTCTTCATCTTCATTTAAAGGTCTGTTTTCTTGTTTTGCTTTATTTTGTTTTTCCAAAATGCTATTTTGATAAAGTTCTAAAGCAAATTGTTGTTCTTTTATATTTTTATTTATCTCTCTTATAGAAGATTTTTCTTCTTTAGAAAGATATGGATTAACATTTAATATTTGTTGTGCTGTTTTATACCAATTCATAATTAAATTTCCTAGCTGCATCTGGATATTGTTGTGCAAACTCGTTAAATATATTGTTGGGAACTGGTTTTTTTTCTTTTAAAGCATCATATATAACTGTATAATAATAAGGTCTTGCTGCATTTTGATTTAATTCAGTATTAATTATTTTACTTATTAAAGGCTCTATATGAGCATGCACAGATTCAGAAGCTTTCCAATAATATTTATTACCATTCTCATCTTGTGTTGATCTTAATTTAGGGGTACCCAAAGGATACATAGGATAGTCAGATATAACTTCTTTACTCATTTGTCTTATATCTGAACTTGTTGGATTTTGAATAAATTCAACATTTCTTCCGTAAACATTAACATAAAATATCTTATTGGGTTTTAAAGGAGGATATGGCATAGAATCATATTCTTTTCTTGTCATTTCCCAAGGTTCTAATTTTTTAGATAATTTATACCAATTCAAAATTTATGCATTACCCTTCTAACTAAATCACTATTATTTATTCCCCAATCAATAACATCTGTAATATTTTCACTTTCATACATTGGTTGTTCATCATATTTATATCTATTATTCATTATAGCCCAATTACCAGTATCACTTTGTCTCATAATAGGAATTATTAAATTAGTATTTATAGATGGACCCCAGACAATCACTTGATCTTCTTCATCTCCATAATGAGTGGCTTCTACACCACTACCCCAAAATAAAACCGCATGTTCACCATATTTTTTACCTCGAGCTGCTGCTCTAATATCTCTATAATTATCTGCATGAAAAGAAAAATTATAACCTGGAGACTTAGGATTTCTATAGAAAGTAGTATATGATAAGCCTTCCATTTCTTCCCATCCTTTAGCAAAACCCTCTTCAGATATATCATCTGGACTATCAGTAAAATGTACTAACCATGTTGGTTTAATAAATTTATTATAATCCATTGCCTCATAAGGAGGAGCATCCCGTCTAGAAGAATCTAATTTTTTATTCTCTATCCATTCTTTAAATTCTTTTATTTGTTCTGGAGTGGCATAATCTACCCATTTTTCCATTATATAATCTTCATCATCATAATATAAATCTTTTTTGTTGAATAAGTTATTTTTATTCATTTCTTGTGCTTTGTATAAATTATCAATTACTTCCGGATGCTTTTCTTCTAAAAAATCCATCAAGTAAGGAATATAATCATAAATATTAAATCCTTCTCTCAGATATCTGTTTAACATACCAACTTGAGTATTATATGATTTTTTATACCAATTCATTTTTATCCTCTAAAACCTTATTTGCCCACTCTTCTCCTTTATATGTCTCTAGAACATTTTTTGGAACAAATTGATTATTTTTAATGGCTTCTTGTACTAATCTTCTATGATATGCTCTTGTGGTATTCCTACCAGAAGTAGTCATTTGTCCCATTTTTCTTTTATGAGAAAATTGTTTTCTAAATTCATGAAGTAAATCAGTTCCTATACCTTTTCCTTGATATTGTTCTATTACCCAAATTCCATCTGTTCCAAATTCGTCAGAAGCTGAACCTATTGGTTGTCCTTTTTCATTAAAAACTGTAATATCGGTAGAATATAAAGGATATCCCCGTTCTTTAATTTCCTCATCAGAAAGATATGTTGCTAAACCTTTCTCATCTCTAACTATCTCTTCATTATTAGTTCTTACATATTTTAATTTTTCTTTTTTCTTTCTAAATTCAATAATTTCATCACCATATTTTTTTTGCATTAATAAAATAGGATAATCAGAAGGTTTTCCCAGCCACGATAAACCTTCTATTGTTTTATAATCATTGTAAGCCGAGTCTACAATATCACCTGTTTTATGATAATTTAAAAAATTCTCTTGTGGAACCTCATGGGGTTTTCCTTCTAATATTTTAGCAGATGTTTGTTCTTTTTCTTTTTCTATTTCTTCATTATATAAACGTCCATATAACCTTTGTTGATTTCTTAAATCTTCTTCTCTTTCTATCTCTTCTGGCAGCATTACTTGGTTAGATTCAACTTTAGAGTATAAAGGATCCCATTGTTTATAAAGTTTTTCAATATGCCTTAAAATATCTTGAGAAGACCAATTTTCTATTTGACTAATTTTATACCAATTCATTTTTATGATTTCTTAATAAAATATCAAATTCGTCACGACCACCACCAAGAGCCATTGATGCTACCATCTTTACTATTTTATAATCTTCTTGATCTATTTGCTGAGAAGTATAATTACTTCCATAATAATCATTATAAGCTCTATATATTTCTTCTGGGTATTTACTTCCACCTGATAAACTTTTTGAAGGACCTTTGTATTGAAGTTCTCCATTAGAAATCTCAATATGATCAATAGGGACTATATATTTCTCTATGTATTTACCATATGAATCTGCTCCAGCATTTCCTGTTAAATCAGTGCCAGATGGAACAGAAGATAAAAAATCTCCGTATCTTAAATTATTGATAGTAAGATCTTTAATATCTGTCCCTCTATAAAGAATAGCATCTCCATTTACAATTTCTACTCCTATAGACTCTAATTCTTGTTTGGTTGCTGATATTTTAATTTTTTTATACCAACTCATTTTTATTCCCAAAAATTTGAGATCTCTCCAAAATCACTATAATGTCTGGCAAATTCTTCTGCTTCATCCTCATTAGACTCTAAATTCATCCAATCTTGAATCGCATGTCCCAACTCATGAAAAAGTGTTGTACTAATCCCAATTGAAAGCTCATGTTCTAAATCACAAAAATTATCTTTAATACATTCCTCTACTGCTTTTTTTATATTATTAATATCAATAACAAAAACAGGATAAGGGGCTGTTCCAGAAATATATCTAGCCAATGCATTCTCTTCATCTTTAATATAAGATATTTTAGCTTTCCCCATACCAATTTCAGGTAACATTTTTGTATTTATTTCATTCATTACTTTTTCAGCAATTGCTACAATTTTTTCATCTGGAAGAACATCTATTTCATAATCCCATGATGGATTATAATCATGAGAATCCTCTGCCTCTGGAAAATCCCATTCAGGAATATAATTTTGTGCTATTTTATACCAACTCATTAAAATACCTTGTAGTCAAAATTATTTCCGAATTTATGTCTTTGTGCTCTTCTATACCAGTTTTCATGAGCAACCCGATACATATCTCCTTTAATGTCATCTTCTACAAGTGCAGTTGGACTAGGTACCTCTAAAGGAAAATCCATTTTTCGAGGAACATCTTCATAAGAACGACGACTTTTATGAATTGGTAAACTTTCCCACTTTTCAGATTGTTGATCAAATGTTGTTAAATAGCCATCAATACTTTTTGCTATACAAATTGATTTTACAATATGTAATAAAAATATATCCCAATTTTTAGTTACCTTATCCATCCATTTAGCAACTTCAACATTTTTAGAATTATCAGACATAGATTGATTAAGAAAATTATCAAAATCAGCATCTCTTTGTAAATTATTTACAACTAAAATATCTCCATTAAAACTACAACGTGCATAGGCTAAGGTTCCTTCATGATGAGGAGTGTATCTCATACTACTCCATACTTCTTCAATATTAGGATGTATATTTTTTGCCCAAGAAAAGAATTTGTCAGAAGGAGTAATTGTAATAGTAAAACCCATGACTTTTTTTACATCATTAGGAACCACATTAATATCAAAAGGTATATCCTCATATTTTTTTATACCAGGATACAAATCTTCCATATATTCTTGTGCTCCTAAATTATTATCTATATGGTCAATTAAAAAACCAATAGAAATATGACCTCCAACAGAAGATTTTAAATATTCCATAGATTGATCGGATAAACGAGCTTTTTCAGCAAAATGAATTAATTTTGATAGTTCATTTTGCTCTAAAGAAACATCTCCATATCTTTTATAATATGTTAAAAGAAATTGTCTAAGACTTGTTAAGGTTTTTTTAACAACAGGTTCGTATTTTCCTACGGGAATATCTAAATCAGAAATAGCTTCTTCAGCCCATTCTGAATACATCTGATTTTGATATGGTGAAGAAGAACAATTTTTACAAAGAGTACCGTCATTAGTATATACCATATTATCTGTATCATCTGCCTGACCACATTCAATACATACACTACCTTCTCCATTTTCTATACATTTTGCACAAATAAAACCTTTATCTACATCTTGCCACTTCCTTTCTTCTGGCAATATCTTTTTCCAACAAAGGTTACAATTGGGAAAATCTTCTATACATTCTTTACAATAAGGTTCAAGAATAGGAATAAAAATATTAGTAGGATTTGTAAATATTGTATTTATTAATTGATCCATATTAGAAAAGATTTTATTAATCTCTTCTAGTTCACAACCATTTATAATTGATGTTTCTTTTAATATATTAATTAAAGTTAACAAACTATAATCATAAGAATACTTAGAATATGATAATAATTGATCAAATTGAAATTCATGTTTTTTAACAATATTAGGTAATTCTTCAGTAGGAGATGTCCAAGATTCACAAGAAGAATTTTCATTGCCTTTTTCTTTTTGGTATTTAATATAAAGTGGTTGTAGATAATTCCATACTTCTGTAAAAAATTCTCTCAAAGGTTTCTCTATGAGAGAAAAGGAATATTCATTTTTATCGCTTCTTGAAACATCCCACTCTAATTCTTCTTCAGGAAAAGATTTTCCGCAATTTGTACATTCGTAAAATTTTTCTCCTGTATTGGGGTCTACATAAGATGGAGATATTTTTTCTGCTCCCTCTTCCTCATCCCTATATTTGTCATAAGGATTAAAAAGTAAACCTTGTTGTGCTATTTTATACCAGTTCATTTTTCACTTTCATCCTGATCTAAAACCAATAAAGCAGGAAAAGATTGTACTCCCAATAAATATAAAGCATCAAATCTATGTGCTCCTTCTAAAATATAAGTACCTTCCTCGTCTATGACTACAATTAGAGGAGAAATTTCACCTGACATTTTTATTTCTTCTGCTAATTTTCTATTTCTCTCATTATTATCAACTGAGTAAGAACCACCTTCTCCAAAATCAGACATTGGAATTTCACGAATATCATAATATATATAATAATTTTCCATTGCAGCACTAATAGAGCCTGTATTATCAACACTTCCTACAACATTTAATCCACTAACATTGTTACCAGCTTTAGGATATTTCTTGTCCCAGTATTCTTTAGTAGACTTAACATTAGCAAAAGGAAGTTCCGTATCATCTTCCCATAAATATTGTTGCTGTGTTTGCTTATACCAATTCACCATCCGTCATCTCCACCATCACAATGCATGTCCAAAGAATGAGCACAATCACAATCTCCCTTTTCTTCCTTTTTCTTCTTCTTTTTAGGCTTAGGCTCATATTTTCCCAAACCTAACATATTTTCTAATTTATCTTTTGTTCTGCCATACCAGTTATTTGCCATTTTATAAAACTTTCTATTTTTAGAAAATCTATATTTACTTGATCTGCCTGTACCACTTTCTACAGCATCTAATATGTATAAATATCTTTCTATTAACTTATCAATTCTTTGTAATTCTTGTTTTTGTACATAATTTTCCTTACTTTCTATAGATTCTTCTTTTAATTTTCTGTATTCTTGTGTTTCTTGTATTTTTTGTTTAATAAAAGGAATAAATTGTCTTCCATTCTCTCCTAAATTTGCAATAGCAGACCCTAAAGTATTTATATTAACATTGCTATAATTACTACCAGTATAATCTTCTTTCCATAAAGGTAGCAAACTTGCATAATATCTTTGTACAGTAGGAGTATCGCTACCAGACATATTTAAAGAAAATACTACTTTAGCGTGTATTCTTTCATTAAAAGAAATTTTCTTAAAGTTAATATTATCAACTTCTTTCTTTTTATGATAAAGACTCTTATCAAATCCACCAACTTCATCATAAAAATTTTCTTCCTTTAAATTAATAAATTTTCCAAGAAAAGAATTAATATTATTTGCAAAATTTACTAATTTTCTAATTAAAGGTTCTGGAATAGGCTTAAATATCTCAAGAGGTGAAGCAATTTCATCATTAACACGAAGTTCTATTCTAGTCAATATATGTGAATCTATTTCTGCTCTCTCTCCTATGTCTGTATTCAGATCTCTTTTTCGTATCATTCTTTGAGTTTCATCATCAATTAAATTTTCTGGATTATCAATAATACCGTTTATTTTATCTAACCACGCTTCTTTATATGGTACTTGTTCTTCTTCTGGCAAATTTTTTACGAATTCTATATTTTGAGAAGTACTCAATGATTGAATATCTTCTTCTGTCATTAAATTAGGATATTTAATATAAAATTGTTTCTTGATATCAAAATTAACTGTAGGATGAGGAGATTTAAAGAAAATATATTTTTTTACTTCTTCTAATATTTCTTCAGGATATACTCCTTTTTCTGCATTTAAAATAATCTTTACTGCTTCTTTTTTTAATGCACTCCTATTATCATGGTTTATTTCAGAAATACTAAATCTTGGAAGTGCCCAATTTCCTTCCTCATCTTTTTCGGTCCACTCGATATCATATTCAAAACCCTCTTCTTCATTTTTCATATTATCAAAAATTTCTCTATCATAAATACCGTGTTTTTTATCTTCTTGTTTCATTTTCTCCAAATATAATTCTGCCTCTTCCTTGTTTTTAAATATTTTTTCATAATCACCGATTTCATCAGTATCAGTATGAATATTCCCATCTTCATCCATGTAAGCAGCTTCAACAAATTCTGTATATTGAGAATTTAATGCATCCTCTACTTCCCATTCAGAATAAACAGAACCTTCAACTTCTCCTTTAAGCCATTTCATAACTTCTTTTGGATCTTCAGGCCCAAAAAATGTCCTATCAGAGAATGTATCAGAATATCCCCCTCCCTGTCTTGAATATACTCCTGGTTGAACATTTCCCTGTTTATTATTTAACCATTCTTTAACACCTTGAGAAAAACCAGTTACTTCGTTTCCGTAAACCGATTCTTCTGGAATAGCCACAGATTGACCATCTTTATTTGAAAATCTTCTTATGTGTATTCTGGCCAATGGGTTTTCTATATTTAAGTCATTTTTATTAATAAGGTAAGCAACTAAACCACCTTCTCTAACTTCACAATAAATATCTTTATGATATGACCCACTCCCCAATTCCATACAAGATGTCCAGTCTCTGTCAGTTGACATCTGAGCAACATCATGAGGATTTTGGGAAATGACAATAAAAAATCCCTCTGAACCTTTTTGAGCCCTTAGGGAAGAATTTGTAAAAGTATTTATAACATCATTAAAATATTTATTTGTTTCTTCTAATGCTCTTTCTAAGTTGTAAATTTCCCCTTTTTGGTGTTGTTCCCTAAGCACTTGTAATTGTCTTTTTCTTATTTGCTCTAAAAATTTTCCAATTTTATAAGTTCTGTTTCCAGATTGACAATAACCACCCCTATAATCAGTTATTTGACAACCATTTTCAGTTAATAGTTGCTCTACATCTGTATCACTCTGTTGATTTTCTTCTGTAGAAAGAGAAGAAAAAGGAATATAAACTCTACCTTGTTCGTCGAACCAATCTTTGAAGGGATAGGGATTTTGCCTAGATTCCTGTTCTACTTTAGAACGAAATTGCTCATAATCAGCTAATTTAATAAAGTTATACCAACTCATTTTTTTCTTTTTTTCTCTAGTTCTGTTAGCAAATCTTCCATATGTTTTAGACCAATATAATACTCTGGGTGCTCTTCTAAATGATCAGATGAAATTTCTTGAGCTATCTCGGGGTCATTGGAATGCTCAAATTCCACATTTTTTCCCTTCTCAAGCTCTACTTGGTCAAATCCATTTAAATCCATACCATCTGCTTTGCCACCAGGTATTTTATTTACTTTTTTACATTTTTTATACCAAGTCATTTTTTACTCTCTTTATAAAATTGCCGAAGATCCCTTAAGCATTTCCTTTGTAACCGTTATATCTTTACATCCCCAAGTATCCCAAGCTAAATCATCAAAATATTTATAAGAAATATAACCATAACCATTATCCCCCCACGAGCCGCTCCATGAATTCTTAAATTTTATTAATTGGGTATTATCCGAAAAACCAACTGCTGTTATGGCATGACCTCCATATATTTTATTTATATCAGCCGGATAAGGAACAATTCCATTTTCTCCTACATAAAAAATTTCTACAAAACAAGGAATTCCCATTACAACTGGTCCATTCATAAGAGATGTTTTTAGTTGTTGAGTATTCTCAATTCTATAATATTCTCCTGCTATAGCCCATCTAGCAATTAAATGAGCCCATTTTTTAGGTTCCCCTGAGAATATTTTTTCATAAGTCCATGCTTTTTCCGTAGGTACACCAATTTTATTTAATACTTTCATTCCACAACGGATACTAGTGCCTTCTTCCCCGGGCCATTCATCAATTTCCTTGCACATACGATAAATCCATGCCTCTGAATAATCATAAACCTTCCCTTTCCTATGATCTGGTTTTCCTTCTTCAACTTCTTTTTCGTGTTCTTTCTTTTCTTGCCATTCTTTCATTGCTGCTACTGCGAAGCTCACACAAGCCCCAACGTTCCCTTGGTCCTTCACTGGACTCATTTCTGAAGTGTGATCAATAACAGAAGGAATAGTAATTCCCTCTTTAAATAAAGGTAAACTTTTTAATAAATGATCTCTATTGTCAACTGGATCTCTTTTCAAATCTTGTCCAATTGAACTTCCTGGCTTTATACCATACAAAAGAGGTGATATTTTTCTCATTATGGAGTCCTTTCAATAAAAAACCTACTATTATTACTAAAATTATATTAAATTTCCTGTGTGAGAAGAGAAAATTGGAAAATAAAAAAGGAAAGGTGCCCTCCCCCGAGACCTTTCCTTTTAAAATTATAACTTTTATATTTCTAATTATATCAAAAATATTCCTTTTATTAAATAATTGGCAATAATTCTGGATTATTCACAAGATTTAATGTTTTGGAAATAAAAGAATTCCAATGAGGAAGAGGATGATTTTTTCTTTGTAAGATGATGTTTCGTAGTGTTTTATAACTCATACACCATATTCTTGTCTGTAAATACCCTTCTGGAAGACATTTTTTAACTCTAAGCCTATCTTTCTCAACACAAGCATAATATAAATCTACAAATTGATCAAAACAAATACTACCTAATTCAAAATTGTTATTTATATACTCTGTTACTATATTTATTTTATTTGTCTTAGATGTTATAACTTTTTCTGGAATTTTTGTTATATCTTTTATAAGAGAGTGAATAGTAGATTCTGATTGTTTTGTTGACATTCTATAAGTATCAGCTTCTTGCCACCAATATCTTGGTGCTTTTACTTCTAACCAAATTATTATTGATTCTAAAAACTTATTGTGTCCTCCGTCCTTAAATGCTAATTTCTCTGCCACTTCTGGCATTTTATCTAATTTCTGCTTAAAACTCTTAGAAATACCAATTAAAGATGCTAAATAGCCTGCTTCTTCTAATTTCTTCACTGAAATATAATATTTTTCCATAAATTAACTCTTTATTCTATAAAAAAAAAAAAAAAAACATTTATAAATTAAAAATATATTTTAAAATATAATTTTTTAAAAAGAAAAAAAAAAAAAAAAAAATTTTTATTTTTTTTTCTAGTAACTAATAATTTATTTTAGACCGATTACACACCATAAAGAATGTCACCTAAATCAAG